GCAAAATGATTATTCGCCTATAGCGTAAGTTGCTATTGTTTAGGCATTTTATTGGTGTTCCGTATAACAGCCTTCTAAGCTGTGGGTCTTGGGTTCGAACCCCAACGGAATCACTATAAATATAAACAAGAAATGGTGAAATAATCGTATAGGTTGTTTCACCATTTTTCTTTATAAATGGCTATAAAATAGGCGTTTATGGACGTATAATGAACTTTTGCTTATGAAACAGAAACGATTTATTAGAAGATTTTAATATTCCACAAGTAGGCTCTGAGTACTACAAGTAAAGTGTAAAATTGCCGCAAAATTGCCGCATTTTCCGCAAAATTGCCGCAAAATATTGTAAATTTAAAGGAAAAATATTATGGCTACAATAACATACGAGCTTGGAAAACCAAAGCAAGACAAAACAAGAAAGGTGTCTATTGTTCTTTCTCATAAGGGACAGAGAAAAAGATTTCCTACCAATATAGTTGTTTCCGACTCAGACTTGTCTAGAGCTGGAAAGATTTCTTCACGTAAGATATTGAAGACGATAGAAGATAAAATGAATGTTATGAAGGATGCACTCTATGACTTAGAGGTAGACTTGCTAGGTAAAGATGTGGATATTGATTGGATATGTGAGCATTTGATTGATATAGGCAACAAGACAGAGGATTTAGACTTCTTTTCCTTTACCGAAGAGTGGGTTGAGAAATCCGACAATAAGGGAAAGAAGAATTATCTGATTATGCTCAATTCCCTTGCACGCTATAATGGTTGCCGTAAGCTGCCGTTTTCTCTCATAGACTACAGATTCCTAAACGGATATAAGAAATTCCTAGATGGTCATCCTAGGGCGCAATCCTTATACTTGGGCAATATGCGGCATATCTTCAATGAAGCTATCAAAGAATATAATACGAATGGAAATGATATTATCAGAAGTAATCCTTTTGATAAATTCTCCGTTCCGAGGGATATTCCGCAGACAAAAGATAGGATAATCAGTGAAGAGAACCTTGTAAGAGTATTTAATTTCAAGGGGACTAGACGTGTAGGTATGGCAAGGGATTGTTATGTACTCTCGTTCTTTCTGATGGGAATGAATTCTGTTGATATATATGAATGTGTCAGCTATAATAAGGGTGTACTCGCCTACGATAGAGCTAAAACTAGAGATAGGAGAAACGATAATGCCCACATAGAAATTGTCGTACCTGACATCATCAAACCTTTGTTCCGAAAATATAAGGGAACAACAAGGGTCTTTGATTTCTATCAGAAATATAGCAATGCAGCCAATTTCAATAAGCATATAAATAAGGGATTGCATTTCATAGCTGACGAACTGGGCATTCCTCGTTTCGATTTCTACTCAGCCCGTCATACTTGGGCATCTATAGCAAGAAATAAACTAGGTATTGATAAGTATACCATTCACGAAGCACTCAATCACGTTTCGCAGTTAGATGTTACTGATATTTACATTCAAAAGGACTTTACGAATATAAACAAGGCAAATGAAAAGGTAGTGGAATATGTTATGAAAATGATAGGAGAGGCAAAGAACGATGTTTGAATTTTGAAGAAAGGGGAAGGTCTATTCTTCCCCCTCTTTCTTATCCTTATCCTTTTTGTCCATTTTTGCACCTGTAGCTTTCATAATAGCCTTCAGAGCATCTTCGAAGTTCAAGGAGTCCTTACCGCCATTAGGGTGTTTTTCCCACCAGTCAGGGTCAACCCAACGCATAGCCTTGTCATACCAAGTTTGGTCGACGGATGTTTTCTTGCCATCTTGACTGATTAACAGATACCCACCTTGCCCATCGCTAGCAATTCGCTGAACTTGTTCAAGGTTGACCCACGTCTTTTGTTTTTCGCTATATACCCACATAATTATATGATTTAAATTATTTTTATTCCTATTGTGCAAAAGTACAGCGAAGTCTTAAAAATACCAAATAAAACCTATTTGTATGTTTCAAGTTTGACCAAATGTGAGTTATTTTGTGTACCTTTGCAGAAAATTCTTAAAATATGATACAAAGATTTACGGAAATGTACTACGATGATGCGGTGCGCTTCGCTCAGTACATACAAGCTACTGAAGGTGGCGAAATAGAACTTGTAAAAGAAGATGCCGATGGTTTTCCTCTTCCCCCTAAGCATAAGATATTTGGTAACATGGTTAATTGTCTGAAGGTAAGGAACTTTGAAATTGCTTATTTAGAGCAAAGAAGAAACCCCGATGATGACAAGAAACATCGTAATCGAAATCTCTATCGCTATATAATGGGGCAGAAGATTAAAGAGGTTAGAGAACTTAGTGGTATAACATTGGAGGAGCTGGCAGAAAAGTCCGGTTATAAGCCTAACAACATTCGTAATATTGAGATGGGGCGTTTTAATGCCGATATTGATACGTTATGTAATATTGTTGAGGCTATGGATGCTCATTTTGAGGTGATGAAGGATTAAAAGTTCTTTCGATATATGAAATATATTTAAATACAGAAACAAAAGCATTAAAAAACTTGCAAAATTAAGGTGTTATTCTTATCTTTGCATCGTAATATAAAAAGGTGAGACACACCGAAACAACTGTATCGGATTATGAATAAAGCATATTTGATTTTCAGCAAGAACACAAGCATTCAAGAATGTTGTACTTGGTTTCGTTATCGTGACGAAGCTTTGAGATACAATAAAGAACATTTTGAGAACGTGTTTATGGTACTGCCACATGAGTTTGATTCTTTGAAAGATGTTGACCCTTGCGAGCCGACAGAGTTCACGAAGTATTCAAGATGCGAGCATTGCTGGAGAAAGATTAAGAATGATTATCTAAAACATATAGGAGATATGAATATGAAGAAAGAAGAAAAGTTTGTCATTGATGATTCTCAGAATTACAATGATATGTTTAGCAAAAAGGAACGGATGCAAATTAATAAGGCAACCAAACCTTTAGAGAACAAGTAATTTTCACCATTTATTAAAAGTGAGTTTAATAACCCGAACGCATTTGCTTGGATGGAAGAATTATGCTATCTTTGCATTGCGTTCCTTGAAATAATTAATTATGAGTAATAACAAAGAAGATTTTGATGCGCAGGTAAGTGCATTTAAAGAGAAGTATCCCGATTTCAAGCCAGCCAAACCTATTGAGGTTCTTAACTTGATTATGACAAGAAAGAATGCCAAGGAGATTCTTGAAGGCAAGAAGAAGGTTGAGTACAGAGCCTATACAGACCATTATATTGGTCGTTTGTTTGACAAGGATGTTTTGGAGTTCCTTAAAAAGCATGGTAAAGAAGAGGATGTAATTAAAGCGCAAGAGGAGGGTATTGTTGACCCATTGCGAGTAGTAAAGACAATCCACTTCCATGATTATAACAACTCGTGGTATCTTGATTGTGATGTTTTGGTAAATGATACTTGTATCGTTATGAAAGAAGATATTGATTTTCTTCACGAAAAGTATGATAGCCATGATTTGGATGAAATGTACGAAGCATTGGAGCTTAAAAAGGAAAAAGAGCGTCCTTTGTTTTTCTTCTTTGTTATTGACAAGGTAACAGAAACGACTCTAAAGTAGGTGGGCGTAAGTCCACCGAGCCTAGATAATTCCCCAAGGGGAGTAGTTTATGATTCGTGGACTTAAAACGTTACAACTATGTCAGAGGCATCAAGAGGTTATCGTTATTCTCAATGGAGAGCGGTAACAAATCGTACAACTGGTCTTAGGGCTGGTGAAAGACGTGAACGTGGCAGAAATGTTGAGTACCGAAACACTGGCGCACAAGGAACTACTTATGGTGGTGCTATGCGTACATTGGCAGCTCGTACAGCAGCAAATAATGTCACAGAACGTGTAAACCGCAGACTTAGAAGAGGTTAAAAGTCAAGAGGGGTAGAATGAATTAACTTTCATTCACCCCTTGTTTTTAAGGAGAATAATGTATGCAAGAACTAAAAAGAGCAAGAGAAATCATTGATGATGTTTCCAAGGAGACAGATAGTATATTACTTTTCCATTCTCTGAGTGGAAAGGATTCTATCGTATTGCTTGACTTATGCTACAAGAAGTTCAAGAGAGTTGTGGTAGTATTCATGTATATAGTAAAAGACTTGGAACATATTATGCGTTACTATAATTACGCTAAAACCAAGTACCCGAACATTGAGTTTGTTCAAGTTCCTCATTATGCTTTATTTTATGATATAAAAACCGGATATATGGGAATAAAACAAGACCCTAAGCAAAGACAATGGACTTTAGCTGATATAACCGAAAAACTCAGGAAGAGACTTGGTGTAGAGTGGGCTTGTTATGGATTTAAACAATCCGATTCTTTGAACAGACGGCTTATGCTTAGAAGTTATACGGATGGAAAGGAAGCTATCAATTGGAAGACGAAGAAATTCTATCCTTTATCTACATATAAAAACAAGGAAATAATGGATTATATTCTTGACCATCGTTTAAAGAACCCAGAAGCAAATGGAACGAATAAACAAAGTTCAGGAGTTGATGTTGAGGATATTGAGTATCAGAAATTTCTTAAAGAGTTTTATCCGGCAGATTTAGAGAAAATATACAAGGTATTCCCAATGGCAAGGATAGTTCTGTTGAAAGCTGATAAAAACAAGGAGGAACTGAAATGAAAAAAGGAAGTGAAACAAAGATAATCAAGAGGTCTCAAATAAACTTGAACCCTTGCAACCCGAAGGTACATACCGATGCGGACATCAAACAGCAAAAAGCCAATATTAAGAAAGTTGGTCTCATTGGAGGTATTCAATGGAATGAGACAACTGGAAATCTCATAGATGGGCATAAACGAGTGATGAGCGTTGACCTTATCCAAGGTTATGATGGTACTCCCGAAACTGATTATGACATCAAGGTAGAAGCCGTTGATTTTGACGAAAAGACCGAGAAAGAGCAATTGTTGTTTATGGCGAAGTCGCAAGACCCGATAGATTACAACTTGGTTGCCAAGAACTTTAGCATAGATGAAATAGACTTCAAGGCTGCTGGCTTCACGGAACAGGATACTGAACAAATCAAGATGTTGCAAGATGATTTGGAAGCATCATTGAAGGATTCGGGCATGGATGACTTTAGCGAGGATTTCTTGAATGAACCTATAATTTCAGTTACGACCCCAACGCCAATGACCGAATTACCCAACATCGAAAAAACATCTGAAGAGATAGTGGCCGAGCACGCAGCTAAGCCAAAGATGACAAAGGAAGAGGTCAAGGATCAGAAACAGCATTGTACTGATGTCGGAAAGAAAAGAAAGGAAGATATTGATAACTTCATATTCATTGATTTCGAAAGTTTTGAACAAAAGCAGATTTTCTGTGATATGTTGCACATGGAAGCCGCTAACTCTATGCGTATTTCCGGAAGTCAGATTTTAGGTTTGTTGTAATATGGGACGCAAGCGAGTAAAGCCTCTTGTAGTGAGGAAGAATCCCATAGATGTTGCCAATATGGTAATTGATATGGCTAGTGAACAGAGTAAGGATTGTATCGTTATGATGTCTCTTGGCAAGGACTCCATTGTTACATTGGACTTATTATATGATAAGTTTGAGCGCATAGTATGTGTATTTATGTATCTCGTAAAAGACTTAGAGCATATACAACGATGGATAAACTGGCTGAAGGCTAGATACCCGAAGATAGAGTTCGAGCAGATACCACATTGGAATACAACATACAATCTTCATTATGGAGTTTATTGCGTTCCGAATCCAAAAGTAAAGGTTCTTAATCTTTCTATGGTAGTAAAAGCCTTAAAAAAGCGTTTCGGAATAGAATACGTATTCTTTGGTATGAAGAAAGCAGACTCGATGAACCGAAGCCTTATGTTGAAGTCGTATGAGGATGAAAATTACATTCATGGTGGAAATTGTTATCCTCTTGCTGATTTTACTCAAAAGCAAATCTTGCAATATATGAAACATCGGCATCTGCCTAAGCCGATAATGTACTCCAGAGCATTGCGCTCGGAGAATGCAGAGGTTGGGAATGCGTCAGGCGGTTTGTCTTTGGACTTGGATTGTTTTGCATGGCTAAGGGATAATGCACCCGAAGACTTAGAACGTATATATAAGGTATTTCCACAAAGTAGGGTAATACTCTACAGGTATGACAACAGATAATGTTCTTTTTAATTTATATATAATAATGTATTATCTTCTTTATATGTATTGGCAGGCTTGTGAAAGTCTGCCTTTATTGTTAATGTATGCAATATAGAAACATCATAAGTAAAGAAAGGTTAAATAAATAAAGAAAAACCATAAAACATTTGCATGTTAGAAAGTTATTTCGTATCTTTGCAATGTCTTTAAGAGGTACTTGAAGATTTGCCGCAAGACAAGTTTCTTGCAAGATAGTGCAGAGCGAGCACGTTAAAAACTAGCACAATTGTTATGAAGATGATTACCGAAAAGCAGAAGAAGTTCATCAATGATATTAAAGGTGTTATTACAGAAAATGGTATTAATGCTATTGATGCATTGGACTTGAATAAGTTTACTTGCTATGATGCATCTAAGCTTATTGGTGGTTTGCTTGGTCTTAGAGATTGTTACAAGGCGATTTCTAGAGGCGCATGTGTAACTAGTACGGCATATTGCGATGAGGCTTTAGATAATGTCTTTAATACAATTGAAAAGTATAAATAATAAAAAAGGTGAGACACACCGCAAAAACTGTCTAAGATAATGAATATCAAAGAATTAGTAAGAAATATGATAGCTTTCTTAAATGAGCGTCACGATATGGATTGTGCTACGTTACGTCAGCGTTTTGCAGTATGCTATGATATGAGTGAAGACGAGGCAAAGAAAGTTATTTTGGAGCTGACAATGCTTCAGATATTTGCAGAGAATTTTGGTGTTGAAATTTAAAACTTTAAGATTATGGATAAGAAGACTGCATATAAAGTTATAAGCCAATTTAGGGCAAATAATTGTAAGAGTGGAGCTTTGGCTATCGCTTTGGATGAAGCATTAAAAGCATTAAAACCGATTGCAGTAAATCAAGTTTTTTGCATTAAGCTGGAGATATTAGATAGTGGAAACTATTATCATTCGAAAGCTGCGCAATCTACCTTATGGTTAGAAGCTTCTAACAATAAGAAAAAGATGCAAGCACATATTGCAGAATGGAGAAGTAAGGTCGTAGAGCGATGCAAGGATAACAACAGCTCTTTTGAGTTTGACTTTCATCATGGGAGTCCTTATAATTTCACGGCAAACAAGTCGAATTGTAATGAGTTACCTTTTTACTTTAAAGGTAAACACTACTGCTTTACAATATTAGAGGTTTCTAAGAGTATTAAAAGCATGTATGATGACCGTATCGAAAAAGATATGGATGCCGTTCAAGATATGATGTCTTATTTAAATTTATAGAGCATGAAGTTATACGAGGTAGGCTGCATCGTCAAAGAGGTGCAGCCAAAGAATGGAGTAAAGATTACTCTAGAGGAGGCTCAGGCTTTAGTTGGTGGTTATGTCGAGTTGGTTCATCTTGATGATAATAACATATTATTGTGCGATGAAGATGGACTTCTCAAACATAAACCTATAAATACTTTGGCTACAATACAAGCGAAGAGGCTTGGCTGGAAAGGTATTTGTTGTTTGGTTGGAAGCGTTTTATTTTTAAAGGACAAGGAGTTTTAGTTATGAGTAAGGCAAGAAAGAATGATGTGAATAAGGATATACCCGAAGAGCGAATAACTCTTAGGGTATTGAAGAATTATTCAAAAATGCAAGAAGAATTATGTCATCTTCGTAAGAAAACACGTGAACAAGGCTACAGACTTAATGAACTCAACAATCAGCTACAGAGGCTTCACTCGAAAGAAGTTAGATATGAGTTAGAGAAGTACAGAAAGTTACTCTTAGAGCGTGATGAGTTGCGTGAGAAGAATAAGGCTTTGGAACAGGTGGTAAAGCAATACGATGGATTAAAAAGTTCTTTTACTAGCGAATTGAACGAAAAAGAGGAGGGTAGAGAATGATTATAGGTTCAATGACGGGGCGTGAACTCTTTGATATATTCAAGAAGGATAAGCCTATGCTAGAAAAGTTTGCTATCGAAAAAGCAAAGAAACTCATCCGTGAGCTTCGTAAGGGAATGGGACGATACACAACTCAGTGTTATGATTTCAAGACGAAAGACGCTACCGAGTACAAAGTATGCGTGTTTGTAGATAGAGGGAACATAAGACAATTCTATTTTGACATGTTTATCTATTGCAAGGAAACGAACGATTACGTATGTGCTACTTCCTTGTTGGACGAAGAGAATAGTGCAGAGCAGTTCAGTTATACGCCTCATTTCTTGCGGAGATATGCCGAGCGAGCATTGGGAATAGAGAACATGCCAATTAATAGGGTGCTTGCTCACATCGAAAGAGAAGTAGGCTATACGGTACTTATTTATAAGAATGATACAAGTAAGGTTGTTGCTACAAGTATGGGGCTTTATCTGCAAAAGATTGACAAAAGGCGAGGTATCAATATATGCAAAACTTTTGTTAGTGTTGACATGCTTAAAACCTCCCAAATTAAAGCGTATATGGTTGTTGCGGACTTAATTGAAGAGTATTCAGAACGATACAATAAAGTTCAAAGGAATGATAATGTACGAGTAGATTTCGCTAATGATTGTTTGAGAAGAGGTATTACTGAAAAAGATTTGATTAATGCCTATGGTGAATATTTTAAGAACAAAAAATAAAAGAAAGGGTTTCGTATGGAGAGAATGACAAGAAATGATGCCGCTGCTTATTTAGGTGTTGACCCTCAGACGATTACGAACTGGGTTAACAAGGGCTTGCTTGGTGGCTACAATGATAAAAGCAGTAAACGCTTTTGGGTGAATGTAGATGATGTTAAGAAGTATTCCGAGAAATACAAGATGTTATCTATCTCAGAGGATTTACTTGATAGAGAGCAGAAAGAGTTGTTGGCAAGTGAGCGCAAGGTAAATACTAAGATACAAATGTTAATGCATGATGCGTTGAACGTTTCTTCTTTCAGCTATGACAAAATAGGTAGTTCACTTTGTATGTTATTGGAGTTAACGGCACAATACGGATTACGAGAGAAAAAGATTATGCAAGCATTTTTCAATGGAGACCGAATTAGTGATATAGCCGATAATTTTGAACTTTCAAGAGAAAGGGTGCGCCAGATTGTTATTAAGGCTATCCGGAAGTTCAACTATGCGATTGAAGAACTTGTAGACTTGAAGCTGGAGAACAATTCCTTGAAAGAGGAAATTAAGAATGTAAAAATGCAGTTTATTATGCAAGAAGGTAAAAAAGAAGAAGAACAACCTGAAGATGTTCCCACTTCATTGTTCTCCATCAGATTAGTTAATTGTAATTTACCAGTTCGTGTCCTTAATGTGACAAAGGCAGCCGACATAGATACTATTGGAGACTTGGTACAATATTCCAAGCTCGATATGATAAAATTCCGAAACTTCGGAAAGAAAAGCCTTATGCAATTGGATGACTTTATTCACGAAATGGGATTGGAATGGGGCATGGATAAGGCTAAGATATATGCAAGGGGTATTCAGCGGATGAAAGATGACTCTTATATTGAAGAGTTGTTTGGAAAGCATCTTGCGGATATAACAAGCGATATTGAGAAAAAGTATAATCTTTCTCCGGCTGAGGCTATGAAGAGAGCTTATAGTGAAATGAAGAGATATGTAGGATTTAAAGAGAAGAGTAATGAATGAAGTATATAATGATGTTTTAGGTAAGGCGTTAAGCATTAAATCAACCAATAATATTGTCGTAAAAGTAGAGCAAGGAGCATTAGAAGTTAATCTGAAACAATGTAGTGTAAAGCGCATTATGTGGTTCTCTGTCTTCTTGATTGATGGATTTACTATGCGTCCATACAGTTATACTTTCTATTCCTCTATGAGTGATGATGAGTTGGATGACACATTTATACAAGTAGAAGGCAGATTGAGCTTTCTGAAAAACTTAAATTCTAAATAACATGACGGAACAGGAAAGAAAAGTTGTAAACCATGCAATGAAGATTCTAGAGCAGAGCCAAGATGATGAGGCTAGGGCGTTGGCTGTCAAGTTGTTGGAACAAGGTACAAAAGTTCCTCTTCAGAAAGTGCAGTTTTATGCCGCATATTGCAATGGCTTGCGTGATGGGTATTCAAGAATATTCGACCTAATACAAGGTGGTGGGTGGCTTGCGAAAGTGAGCAAGAAGGAAATGCCATATTTCGAAGCAGAGAAGGAGCTTGTAGAGAGCTGTATTGATGCTTGCTACGATTATCATATGGGCAAGTATGATATTAGGTACAAGGATAAAGAATTATCCAAAAGTGGTAAGCTATTGGCTTGCAAGGCTGTTTTTGTGAAACAAACGATGATTGGTTTTGAGGTTAAATACAACAAAGATAAAGAATGATTGCACAATATAGATAAGTGAAGTTGTAAACCTTTGATATGTAGGTACTCCCTTGCAAATTTTGTATCTTTGCAAATAAAAAAGGAGATTTATATATGGCAGATAGAGGATATAGAGGCAGACCTCAACGAGGCGAAAGAGCGGATAGGCAAATCAATGCCGGACATAGCCGTGGGTTGGATGCGGCTTTGTCTGACACTGAAGCTAAGATTAGAAAGCTAAAGACGGAACGTATTTATGCCTTTAATAAGGACGGAAAAGAAATAGCGCATTCCCAAACAGGAAAGGCACATAGTACGCAATTACCTTTTGGCTATAACTACAAAGATGCCATCATTACTCACAACCATCCTAATAGAGGTATTGGAGATACTATAGCTGGAAGAGTTGGCACAATTTTGTCTGGAGCTGACATTTTTACAACTATAGCACATAACGCTTCCGAGATTCGAGCAGTTACAAAGAATTATACGTATTCTTTGAAGAGACCAAGTAAAGGGTGGGGACTTTCAGAATCGGATGCATGGGATGTTTTTGGTAAGAAAAATTCGCAATGGAGACGAACCCTTCAGCAAAAACAGACAGAGTATCTTTCAAAGAGCGGAATACGAAATCGAATAAACGAGAAAGTGCTAGCTTTAAACAGAAAGCGTTCTAGTTTTACGAAAGGAGGAAAAGTCCCTAGTGCAAGTGATGTGTCTAGTTATAATCGTGAAGCAAACGAAATACAGAAACGTGTCACGGAAGCTAATGATAGAGGTAATGTTGGTGCGCAATATCAAGTTATGAAAGAATACGCAAAGAAATACGGATGGAATTTAACACGTAAGCGTACATCTTAAGGAATATATTCGAACGATGGGTAGTATTGTCCCTCTTCATGTGGGAAGAACCTTCCCATCATTGACAATGCCGTAGTACATTTTTCATATTGCTTTTGAAATCCGTACTTTTTAGCTCTCGATAGGTTGTGATCCAGGTCGTTGATTTTGACTTGTATTGCAACCATATCTTTTGAATCAATGATTGATTGTATGTAGTCAAAATACGGAACACCTTTCTTGTGGGTTAGGACACATACACTATCGGCAATGTCTTTTCTAACACCTAGTGATAACAGCTTGTCGTAGGTCATATCCGTATCTTCAATCGTATCATGGAGAAATCCGACACAAATCTCTTCGGTACTATTACCCATTTCTCCTACATGGATAGGGTGCAATATAACAGGCAATCCAACCTTATCAATCTGTCCTTTGTGCGCCTTGCAAGCGATACCAAGGCACAATTCTATCATTTCAGAATCTTTCATATTCTTCTTTCGTTATTAGCTCACCTAACTCAAGAGCATCTTGTGCATAGGTGTTTTCATTAAACTTAAACTCCTTTGGCTTACGTCCTTTACCTTTAGGGTAACACATAAGTTCTTTATTTACATATTGATAACGGACAACGATGTCATCCTCCCAATAGTAAACATAAACCGACTCTCCGTTTTTAAGGAGGTGGCTGATTTTGTTCTTATCTTTATTGTTCATAGTCTTTATCTCCTTATTACAATGCAAAGATATAAAAAATATATTAAACTTGCAAACAAATTAATGTTTATTACTTGAAATTTAAATATATTAATTATTGAAATGTTGCATAGTAAGCTTGTTGCATAGATACTGACCTTTGCTTCTTACCTCCGTTACTCTTGGCGGTTCTACTTTGCTCATATAATGCATGTCCCCAACCGGATGGTTTCTTGGTCTCTTTATAGATTTCTCGCATGGTCTTCCCACCCAACAGCTTGTAGGCTATCGAGTAATTCTCTTTGGCGTAAATCATCTTGGCGGTGTTAACTTGTATTTCACCAATAAGTCCGGTTTTCTTGTTCCGGATATTGATGATGTTTCCTGAATAGCCAGTATCCAGTTTCTGTTCCTTGAGTCTAACGAACTCAAAGCCCTTGTATTTGCCTTTAAGGTCTTTTATTATTTTCGGTATTGACCCTTTATCTGCGATGATGGTTGTTCTGTACGAGTCCTTAATGTCTTTGATACCATTAGCTTCGCCCTTAGCCTTGCGTACAATGGAGTCAACACTCTTGTAATTGATAGGAGTGACCCTTGCTCCATACTTCTTAGCTATACCTTCAGCTATAGCTTGTAGCTTGTTACCAACCGACTCGGCTTTTCTCCGCATAGAGGTAGCTTGTGCTCTCAGCCTAGCATATGCCCCATTATTACCAACGTCTCCCATATCTTTTTTAGTGCAAAATTAACCAAAATGCAAGCCAATTAATATATTGCGGCGATATGTTATTTCACTTAAAAGACAAAGTGAAAAGACACGCAAGTAAACATTTCTCTTAAACAATTATTATTCATACCTTTGCAAGAAACAATGAGTTGATAAGATGACGAAACCAAGAGATTATTTCACAGGCAAGCAAGAAGAGTTCAAACGCTCCGAAGTGCAAATAGCACCATATAATCCAAGGAAGATTTCACCGCAGCAGAAAGCTACATTGAAACGTTCCATAAGAAAATATGGCGTTGTTGGTGGTATAACCGTCAATAAGCAAACAATGACCATCGTAGGCGGCAACCAAAAAGTAACCATCGTGGATGAGATTATGGGTTATCCCGAAAAGGATTATACTCTTTTGGCTGAGGCTGTAAATATGGATTACAAGACCGAAGTTGAACTGAATTTCATGCTTAATTCCGAGAATGCTCATGGAGAATGGGATGACATGAAAGTCCGTGAGTTAATTCCGGACATAAACTATATGGATGCCGGATTAACGGAAGAAGACTTATCCCTGTTCGGCTATGATGCAATGGTAAAGACTGAAGGCGAAGATGAGTTAGGTAAAGAACTTAATTCCTTACTAGACCCATTTGCCCAAGAAAGCGAAAACAGAAAAGTACAAGCACCAAAGGAAGTGCAAGAAGAGCAGAGACGACAGATAGAACAAAATCAAATTATAGCCAATCAGCAGCAAGAGGCTCAATACCAAGCGAATAAAGAACGTATGCAACAGGTAAAGAAAGAGGTAAACACCAAGGCAGCGGAAAAAGCTTTAGAAGCCGAGTCTTACGTCATGCTTTCCTTTGATAATATAGAGAACAAGGAACGTTTTATGAGCACCTTTGGCTTTATCGAAACCGACAAGGTAATCAAGGGAGAAATGCTTATGAAAGTAGCAAAACGAATATAAACGAATAAGCAATGAAAAAGATTATAAGAATATTACTAGGGTACATAATAGCGGCAATAACAATAGGTATGCTCATTCCATTTATGATTGTTTCTATGTTTCTTGGCAAGAGGAGAAAGAACGCATTCAATATGTGGGTGTCGTGTCTCTTTACTCCTTTGATAAACAAGGTAGGACAATTGGTCAACTCATAAACATCGAAAGATTATGAAGGCAAACGGAAAAAGATTAATGAAGATTGCGAACTTGGCTATAACTATGATATTGGCAATACCAATGTTCTTACTAGCCGTTCCTTTCTATATGTATAACAAAATTAGAGGCAAGGTATAAATCCCATCTGCCCAATATATAGCGAAACAATAATAAATACAAGAAAATGGCAAAACCGAAATTTGATTACAATGGCGATGCTTTCTACGATGAGATAGAACAGCTTGCAAAGCAAGGTCAGAAGGATTCTGAAATTGCCTACGCCCTTGGTTTGAAGTTTGGGGTTGACCTAAATCCACAGGTCTTCAACCGAATGAAAAACGGAAAATACGAGAATTGGAATGAAGACGAAAATGCGGAAAGAGGCGAAAGGATAACTCAATCCCTCGTGCGTGGCAGAGAGTTTATCAATGCAATCGTGCGTGGAAGATTCCTTAAATGCGCCCTTGGAGGTGTCAAGGTAAAGGGCAAGACAATCACCAAAAGACATATGGTTGTAGATGGAGTTATGGCAGATGATATAGTAGTGGAAACTAGAGAAACCGAGCAGGAGACCCCACCTAACGTACAAGCCCTTTCTACTTGGTTATTCCATTACGATATGACTTGGAGAGAGATACAGAGAGGTAAGAAGGATGAAGAGGAAAAGGGCATTCCTTTTGACCCTAAGAAAGGTATATCCGTCAACAAGTGGATAGAAAGAGAGATTGAGCAGGAAGCAGAAGAGCAAGGGGAGGGTGAATAATGGCAAAAACACATTCCGTTTATTATCCGTTATATAATGACAAGACGCATTTCATTTACCTTATAACAGGAAGCCGTGCGTCAGGAAAAAGTTTCTCTGCTTCTCAGTTTATCGAAAGACTTACTTTTGAATACAATTCAGAAAGAAAGATAGCGCATAAGATTCTTTATACACGTTATACGATGGTAAGTGCCGCTATTTCCGTAATTCCAGAGGTTAAAGAGAAGATAGAGATTGATGGTACACAGGATTACTTTAAGAATACTAAGACAGATATAGTCAACAAAATGACAGGAGCTGAAATCATGTTCCGTGGTATTCATACGGCTAGTGGTAATCAGACTGCGAAGTTAAAGTCAATCCATGGTGTGACTACGTTTGTCGTTGATGAGGCTGAGGAATGGACGAGTGAGGAGGATTTTGAGCGTATCATGCTTTCAATCCGTCAGAAAGGCTTGCACAACCGAGTAATAATCATTATGAACCCTTGTGATTCAAATCATTGGGTATATAAGCGTTTCATCGAAAAGACTCATAAAGAGGTGTATTTTGATGGCGTTCCCGTTCAGATCAGTACAGACCCTAGAGTACTTCATATACATACGACCTATCTTGATAATATAAAGCATCTATCACCGGAGTTCCTTAACGAGGTGTTAGAGATGAAGGAGAATGAGCCGGAGAAATATGCGCATATAATGATTGGTAGATGGTCGGATGTATCAGAGGGCGCAATATTCAAGCATGTAGGCATCGTTGATAAGTTCCCTAGCAATGCAAGGAAAGTAGCCATCGGTGTAGACTGGGGATATTCAAAAGATTATACGGCAATTGTAAAGTGCGGCATCGTAGACAATCGCCTATACATAGAGGAACTTTGCTATAGAACGGAAATGTTATCTAGCGACATCATAAGATTCTTGCGCCCTTATGCGGACGAAGGCTTGTTTGTGTATGCGGATAGTGCTGACCCTAGACTTATAGATGAGGTAGCTCTTGGTGGAATAGTTATATATGGAGCACAAAAGGGTGCTGGCTCTATATTGGCTGGTATTGACAAGATGCAGACATTCGAAATCTTCACAACTAAGCAATCAGTCCATTTACAGAGCGAGTTCCGTAAATATGTGTGGTCAAAGGATAAGGATGGTAATTACATCAATGTTCCCGAAGACCATGATAACCATTTGATAGATGCTGCTAGGTATTATATTCTTGCCGTATTGCTCGGTAAAGTGATGAAGCCAAGAAAAGCATCTAAATCAGACTTAGGAGTGTACTAAATGACAAATATAATTACTTTTGTAATAAAAATACAAGTATCTAATTATTAGATTGTTAGTGTAAGTAATCTATAAGAGTAGATAAAAGTCAAGTGTAAATAAAAAAGATTGTTTACTAAATAAAGATAAATTCTTTAGTAAATAGTCTTTTTTATTCACTTAAAAACTAAGTGAAAGGCGTTTGCCCTATATGGTAGGTAGAAACCCTGTTTATTATTATCTTTGCTTCAAAAAGTTATAAGGATGTTTGTAGATTCAATTATTCAGATAAAGACATATTTTCGAAACCTCACGCTCAATGCATTGGGTGTGGAGAGAAGCATCTTCGAACGTTTGGAAGATAATGATGTTGATTCTGTCGTAAATATGATGGAACAACATGATTTCGATGTGGATAATGCCATTTCGGAATATAATCCACAAACCCATAAGGTGATGAGCCGTGAAGATAAATGGGTAAAGGGAGAAAAGCCATACAGGACGGAGAAGTTGGCAAGAACAAGACAAAGATACATCAATGAGGTAGAATTGTTCTTCTTGTTAGGCAATCCGGTTATGTGGAAGAAGACTGAAGGTGACGATGAAGCCTTTGAACTATATAAAAAATACTTGAAGGATATATACTTCAATACCAAGCTACGTCAATGCAAGCGACTTGCCGGAGCAGAAACCGAAAGCGGTTTTGTTTTTAATTTTTCGCAAAAAAACGGAAAGATGCATGTTGATGTGTATGTTGCAGCTCGCTCAAAGGGACATAAGATGAGAGAGTTGTTTGACCAATACGGAAACATGCTTGCTTTTGCTGTAGGCTATTCCTTAAAGCGAGAGTCAAAGACTATCGAATGTTGGGATATATTGACATCCGTTTTTAACTATCATTGTGAACGTGGTGGCTTTGGGTGGAAAGTGTATAAGTATCCTAATCCGACAGGAAAGATTAACGGCATCTACTTTCGCCAACCTAAAGCATGGGATGGTGCAGAGCCAAGAATGGAACGTGAAGAGATGCTTGATTCCAAGATTGGAGATACTAACAACTACTTTGCTGACCCTATTGCCGCTGCTACTGCTGACGTGATACAATCAATCCCTAAGCGGAACAAGCCAGGTAAACTCATACAACTTACAGGCAAGAACTCTAGGTTTGAATATATCAACCCGCCTCAAAATTCCGAAATCCGCAAGGCAGAGAAAGAAGACTTGGCTCAGTCTATCTTGTTTGATACGTTTACACCGGATATGTCACCGGAACTGATGAAAGCTATGAGCACGCTTACTAGTGTCGGCATAAAACGAGCGTTGGTATTGGGCTACATCAAGCGAGCGAACCGAATGGAAATCTATGAAGAACTTGTCGGTAGATTATCGCATGTGATTATAGCCGTAATGAAGGAACTATATCCTGAGATGAGAAGCAAGTTGGATAAGTTGGAGGTCGAATTCGATTTTGCCGAACCTTTCGAGGATGACAAAAAGGATAAGTGGAAAGTAATAGCGGAACTATATAATCAAGGCGTACTTTCTTTAGAGACTGCTGTACAAATGCTGGCTTTAACTGACGCTCCTGCTGAAGAAATTGAAAAGATACGCAAGGATGCAGAAGATAAAGTAGCGTTAGCTGCAAAGGTAAAGGGAAACGAAAACACAACTTCATAATTTTAAATGCTTATTGTTTTTGGGCGCATTTTCTGTTAGAATTTGCGCCCTTTTTGCACTTAAATTTTAAGTGAAAGCATTGTGATAATAATATAATATTATTCCTCATTTTGTTTTTAACTTTGTTGGCATGAACACGAATGAACTTATCATAAACGGAAAAGATGCTTGGACTACCTATCGGGTTAAGATGGGGAATGGCTTTTTGGATGCGTTGGAAGCTGACGCAGACAATAAAAGTTATATAACCAATGAAGTAAGGACAGAGCATGGAACTAGGGTTGTTCCTATCCGTCCCAAAAAGGCAGAAAGAAGCATTACCTTGGAGTTTGTTATTGTCGGCAGAGACCATAGCGACTATAATAAAAGGGTAAAAGCCTTTGATTCGCTTATGGATAATGGCTTTGTTACGATACAGGTTCCAAAATCGAAAGATGATGTATACCGTTTGTATTGTGCGAGAAAATCTCCTACTTATTCAAGGGGGAAAGGTGGGGCTATCGGCAAGAAAAGCTTGAAGTTCATAGAATATAATCCAACGAACAGGGGAGTATTGACGGATTTTGATATAAATATGTTTACGTTGAAAGAATTTGAAGATATAGAATAATTATGAAAACTTATAATGAAATTGACATAAAGTATTACGATAATGATGGAAACATACAGGTAAGATGTTCTGCTCCCGTCACACAGGACGCATTGGTTCATTATGAACTGATGCAGTCTCATTATTGTAAGCTTTCCTTTAAGCTTTCTAAGCCGATATATTTCTTGCTTGGTGATTTTATAGATACGCCATATGGTCGATTTGAACTGATAGATTTAACTAAGGCCAAAGATAATGATACTATCGGATATTCCTATGAAATTCTATTTGATGCATATTATCGTAAGTTCAAGAACAAGATATTGAAGTATCGTCCGAATACAGGTTCACAAGAAGCGACATTCTCTCTTACTTCAACAATAAGCACCCATGTAGAGGTGATAATGAAAAGTCTAGCTTATTATGCGAAGTTAGACAAGTCTTATCTTTACGATCCTAAATTTGAAGGCGAAGGAACGGACTATACTTATGTTATTGATGCGAGTGTAGACGCAAATGCGGCAAAGCTTATAACCTATTCAAACACAAGTATGTTGGATGCTATTGCGAATATAGCCCAGACGTTTGGTTGTGAATGGTGGTTTGAGGGAAATATACTGCATTTTGGAACTTGTGAGAATACGAATGCTATTACTGATTTCAGACTTAACGACAATATCGTTTCTATGTCAAGCTCACAAAGCCAGTCCACTTATGCAAACAGGGTATATGCTTTTGGAGCTGCAAGGAACTTGCCTAGCGGATATAAGAATGATGCTGATGCGGATATAACAAAGGATGGTGTTGTTGAAAAACGTCTCATGCTACCAAATTCAGCAGAATGCTCTGACAAGAACAAGCAATTGCTAGCAGAGAATGGCTTTGAACTGAAAAATGGATATATACAAGTTAGTGGACTCCGTGAAGACCAGTATGTTGAGGGGGTAACAACAAATGATGATATTTATCCAAGAAATCTTATCAAAACGTCTAATGTGACATCATACGAAAAAGATGTAGAGGATGAAAGTACACCCGAAGAGGGTGATTACATCAAACGGACTTTCTATCGTGTAAATTCGCTTACTATTGTCAATGATGATGGCGAAAAAACAGGTGATATGGCTTTCCGAAAGGCGTATATTCTTAGTGGCAAGAACTTACATATAGTATTCCAAAGCGGTTCTCTTAATGGTATGGACTTCGAATGTGAGTTTAATCCAGATGGAGTTTCTGAAATACTTAAGGACGATGATGGTAATCCGATATTGAAAGATGGAAAAGAACAGATAAATCCTAAGTCGCAGGTATTTGAGATTGTTGCTAATGAGGATTATGGTCGTTTTTTGCCGGACACAACTTTGCATCCAAAGGACGGAGATACTTTTGTTCTCTATAATTGGGATTCTACCAAATTGGGCGAAACTTTGGTATCTGCTGCTTCCAATGAGTTGCTGACGGATTCTATTAAGAATTTGAAGAAGTCAATAATAGACCCTACGACATATACATGTACCGCTGAGGCTAATTATTCATTCAATCAAGGTCGTGGCAACTTGCATGTGGTAGGAGACAGGGTTAACCTTTACAATAAAGGTTATGATGACAGTTATAGGTCTTCAAGAGTTATTGGATATGAATTCAGCCTTGATATTCCTTTTGATGGTGCGAAGTATTATGTTGGAGAAAAGCCTTCGTATTCCCGCCTCAATGCAATGGAGTCAAAGATAGAGGAACTTGTCTATAATGGACAGAGTTATCTTAATGGTAATGGCGGAAGCGGAAGGTCGATTTACATCATTAAGAGTTATGATAGCATAACTCCTACGGATTATAATGTATTTTCAGCAAAAGCTGTTGATGAACAAAGATTAAACAAGACAAAGGACGACACCGTAAAGGGCACAATCACTTGGGAAAAGCTCCAGAAGTTCTTTAGTGGATTGATTGTCGGTAACTCCAACAATGAGAACGGAGGCTCGTGGACTCCAGACGCAGAAGGTCGTTCGCACCTCATCACAGATTACTTGGAGGTAAGAATGAAGGCTATCTTCGAGGAGCTGGTTATCAATAAAACATCCACCATCGGCGGTAAGGAGATAATCTCTCCTGCTGGCGGCGTGGTGGCTCATAAGGTAGAAGAGGTTACTGTGACATATAATAATGTGTCACAGAAGGCTTATCGTTGCTATTTCTTAGCAGAGCAGGAAGGCGATGCCGTGGATAATGATTTCGCTGTTGGCGACCAAGTGCGCTCGGAATCATTTAATGTTCGCAAGGGCACTTATCACAAGGCTGGCAATCACTTCTATTGGCGATTGGTAATCGGTCGTGATGAAGACCCTGTAGAGCTGGAAGGAAAGAAATATCATTATATCGACCTCTCTGATACCGATTGCGCTACAGCTAGCGACGTACCTGCTAAAGGTGATGTGCTCAACCAGTGCGGTAACAGAACCGATGTTGAACGTCAGAACTGCCTTATCTTCTCGGCGGTAGATACCTATTCGCCATCCATCAGCCTCTATCACGGCATCAACAGCTATTCCTTTGCCAATAGGGAGTACGTGGAATATGGTGTGAATAAGCAGAATAACAAGGCATTCTTCAACGTCTATGGTGATATGTATGTAGGCGACCGACCTACCAAGGAGAACAATTACGAGGGTAGCAGCTACATCAAGTATGACAGCGCAACCAAGCAGGTATCTGTTAAAGGCAAGATTTCTGCCAAATCCACTGTGGATGGCAAGGAACTGTCTCAGTATATTAAGGAGAACTCAGCGAAGGGCTTGACCGAGGAGCAGGTGAACAATATCATCAATAACTCGCAGGTGATAGCCGACCTTCAGAATCAGGTGGATGGGGCTATCGAGACGTGGTTCTATGATGGTGTGCCTACGTTGTCAAACAAGCCAGCGAGTGATTGGAAGACAGACAAGGACAAGAATATCCACCTAGGCGACCTCTATTATGATAACAAGACGGGCAAGGCATACCGCTTTGCCAAGGACGGTAACATCTATAAGTGGACTATCATTACAGATACCGACATCGCCAAAGCCCTCTCCGATGCCAGCAAGGCACAGGAGACCGCAGACGGCAAGATGAAGGTGTTTAGCACTCAGCCTACACCACCTTATCAGTTGGGCGACATTTGGGTAAACGCTACCTATCCTACAGATGGCAGCATCTACAAGAATGAAGTATTGCGCTGTCAGACCAACAAAGCGGCTGGTTCTCAGTTCGCCATTGCCGACTGGATTAAGGCTTCTAAATATACCGATGATACCGTTGCCAACGCAGCCAAGGCAGCGGCGGAGAAAGCGCAGAAGGCGGCAGAGACCGCACAGACGAACGTTACGAATCTCGGTAAAACAGTCACTAGTAACAAGAAGGCATTCGACAGCTATGTTACCGATGGCTATCTTGAGCCTTCTGAGATTGCGGCTATGGCGCAGGATTCCAAGCGACTTGAAGATGCTTTTGCAGCCGCCGAGAAGTCGTACAATGAAGTGAAGGGAGCAGAGGTGTTAAAGAGTACAAAAGAACTCACCGACCTTAATACTGCTTTCACTACCCTCTCTACTGCCAAGACGGAACTCATCAAGTATCTCTCAGATATTTCCAAGAGATACAATGCGTCTGATACTAACGGCAAGGCTACTATCGTCTCAGCCGTGGGAACGAAGTTCACCAACTTTCAGTCCGCATACAGCGCATTCTATGACAAACTTGGTTTGGCTAATGCCTATATCACTAGCAAGATATATGGTGACTTGAAGCAGAATATCACAGACCTCGCAGGTTACAAGTATCTCAAGGATGCGCTCGGTCAGACTACAGATATTGACGGTGGTCTTGTAATGACAACGCTCCTTGCGCTGAGAGACGGAGACGGAAACGTTCAGAGCGGTATCAACGGAGCAATAGACCCGAATAGAGGAAAGAAGAGTATCGCAACATGGTGGGGCGGTCAGATGGTGGATAAGGACTATAATAGCGGAAATCTTACCCCTGCAACCTCCCTCATCCGCTTCGATGGCTCGGGTTATCTTGCCAATGGTGCTATATGGTGGGATGTGAGCGGAAAGGTTCACGCTGACCCTACGTCATTTATCATCAGCGAGAAGAATCTTGGCGCATACCTCATCTTCTTCGAGCCGACCTGGAAGGAAGGAAGTGCAGGAACGAGCGTTGCCGACCTTGTGTCTTTGAAGCCAAATGCACCATTCTCTAAACTTGGTGTATCGGGCGATGCTACCTTCGAGGGCGCAATCTCCTTCCATGGCATTAAGCTCACGTATGATTCCACAAACAAGGCTATCAAGATTGATGGTAATCTCTATGCTACAGGTGGTATCACGGCATACGGAGCAGGAGCATCTACCACGGGCGGTGGTGGCGGCTTGAACGGCAGTGTGAAGAGTTATTCAAGTGCCTTGAAGCTTACATCAGAATCGCTGTCTGAGATTGCCTCTGCCTACTCCATCAAGGCTCTTGATTCTCGTATCTCCAGCCTAGAAGGAGGCTCGGCTATGAACGTTAGTGTTAGCGGTAGTGGAAACGCAGTGACAGCCATCAGTAAGAGTGGAACGACTATCAGTGTGACAAAGGGAACAACGTTCTTGACTTCACATCAGAGCCTTGCGAGCTACCTTACTAAGACTGACGCTGCCAGCTTGTATCAACCGAAGGGAAACTACCTTACCGCACACCAATCGCTCGATGGTTATGTAAATGCAATAACAACAAGTGGAAGCGGTAATGCTATTACTAGTGTTACAAAGAGTGGTAAAACTGTTACATTTACAAAAGGCGCAACGTTCCTCACCAGTCACCAAAGTCTTAGTGCTTATTTGAAGTCTGCTGATGCTGCTAACACATACCTCAAGCTTAGTGGTGGAGCTATGACTGGTAATATCCGCTACAAGGGTTCTAAGAATACTTATGATATGATAACGTTTGTGGACAACAATGCCGATACGTATGGCAATGGTATATGTATCGGTGGTGGTGGACTTACTATTATTGGCGGAGGAGAATCTGCAAGTGAGGCGTTAAAACAACATACGTCTGGTGGAGATGAAAATATGATTGTAGCCAATGATGCTGCGATAGATTTCTTCTCAAATGTACAAAATGGGTGGAACTCACGCAAAGTTGGCTCTTTTGATACCTCTGGATATTGGAACGGAGTTGGATTCAAGAAGGATAATTCAAATGATAGTTATGTACTGCTTGGTGGTGGTGGACACAAGGCTATATCTAGCTTGTCTGTTAACTATGCAAGTAGTGCAGGAAGTGCCAGTTCTGTAGCTTGGAGTAACGTTAGTGGAAGACCTACCAAGTTGAGTCAGTTTACAAACGATAGTGGTTATATTACTTCTAGTGGAAGTTGTGCTTATGCTACAAATGCTGACAAGGTTGATGGTTATCATGCAAGTCATTTGTTGGTTAAAAGAGGTAGATTAGGGGCGTACAATATAGACAAAGAAACAACATTTGGTACTAGAGATATTCAACCTGAATCAGAAGTTACAATTAGTGGTAAAAGACCTTTTAATGGATGGGGTACATTATTAGTTATAGGTAGTATTGATGGTGCTTCTAATCATCAATTAGCATTTACAGGTGATAATAGAATGTTTATTAGGTGTGCATACGGTACTAGTAATAACTATAATACTAAAGATTGGGCTACTGTAGCTCTTACTTCTGACAATGTAGCTTCTGCAACCAAACTTGCAACAGCAAGAAGTATTTGGGGGCAAAGTTTTGATGGTACTGGTAATGTTAATGGAACAATATACATAAATAATAGTAACTCTAGTAATGGAGCTATACGATTAAATAGTGATATAAGTTCTAATGCTCGTATATCAGCTATAGACGACCAAGTAATATTTAATACAGGTCATGCTATTCGTTTTGGTGAAACTGCTTGGGATTGGAATCAATGGGCTGGACTTAGATATAATCATTCTGATAAAACTATTTATCTTGGTATAGCTAATGGTTCTATATTTAATGCTAATAGTCCACAAAGTGATGGTACACTTAGACTTGCAGGTATTAAAACTGTAACTCCTGATAGTGGAGCTAGAATTGGAGGTAGTGGTAGTTTATATATAGGTAACGCTAATAATTCTGGTTGGGTTTATGTTCAAGACATGTGTAGTCAAATAAATAGTAGTTATTGGAACATAACACAAAATGGTAGTGCTACGTTTAAAAGTCTTACTGTTACTGATGTTATTAGTTGTAATAGTATTAGTGTTAGTAAAAATGCTGTTATTGCTGGTAATTTATCAGTTAACGGTTTAATAAATAATAAAGGTATATTACCCACAAATTATGAAGTTAATAATAAAGGAACTAGTTGTTATGTTTCAGCTGATGAGTTATGTTCTGGAATTACTGCTATTACTGATAGTATACCAGTTGATAATCTTTCTATAGTTTATAGTAATGATAATGGTACTAATTGGACTAATTATAATATATCAAATGATACTAAATTTAAGGCGTATGCGAATGTTGCAGGTGCTGCTGGGCTTTACTTAGGTAACAATGTTATTACTGGTAATACTGATGCTGAAAAGTTAGCTCAAATAAAAAAGAACGAATTAATGTTTTCGTTTGATATTCCTAATTCTTGTTATTCTCAAGTATATTTTGCTTGTGTTGATATAGGAGAAGGTGTTGGTGTTACTTGTACTGTAGAATATTTAAATAGTAAAGGTGTTATAGTCAATACTTATATTAAATATATGTCCGGATGGAATCAGTTTAATTATATAAATCTATCTAATGGTAATACGGCTTATGGTGTAGGAAATGATGATAGAAGATATATTCGTTTTAGATTTAAACATGACCAAAATACTACTGCATTACGAAATGCTTCAATAAATAAAATACGAATATTTGCTTTTACTAAATATTCATTTCCTACTGGCAGATTTATGGGTCATACTGGTCATATATATAATTTCGATTATAATATGAATACTTACTTCCCTAATAGCATTCTTGCTAAAGGTGGAGTTACAGCTTATCAATCTTCTGACATCCGCTTGAAGCAGGATTTGCGGAAGCTGGACTACTTGGGTATCATCAAGGCAATGGGTGGCACGTTCAGCTTCGCTTGGAAGAAGGACAACACAAGGTCTATCGGTTGGATTGCACAGCACGTCTTGTGCAACCCTCACTTAAAGGACATCGTGGAGACTGACGAGAAGGGCTATTACAAGATTAACTACTGGTCTCCGAAGCTGATTGCAACGGCATTCGGTGCTATCGAGCAGGTGGGCGATGAGGTCAGCAGGTTGAAGGCTCGGGTGGTCTTCCTTGAATCAGAGGTTCAGCGATTGAGTGGAGATAAGGAAGACTGCAACAAGAAGAGATTAGATAACAAGAATATTAATTCATTAAATTAGATTAGAAAATGGAGAATTTAAAGATTAACAAGAAAAGTGAACAGACAGCTGCCACTTACACCAAGGGCGGCTATCGAGTAGAAATCACCTACAATGTTGACAAGACGGGTGGCAACATCGAGAGCATCAATATGAGTATCTATGGTGACCCAAATGGTAATTATCTCGGCAATGCCAACGCTAGCTCCAACGGCAGCGAACTGACCTACAACATCAGCGGTGTTCCTCAGAGCAAGCTCAGTGAGGTATCAGCATTGATTAAGGAGGTCAATTCCGCTATCGCCGCTAATATGGCAAGCGAGGCAGCAGAGTAAGTATCGTGAGTATTAACGCAGGGTGGCTCTTATAGAGCTGCCTTGCCTAGTGTTCAATGTAACAGTAGAGCGAGTTGTTACCAAAGAAGTTGTAACAGAATAAGGAACTGAAGTTGAATATTTAAAAAATAAAGATTATGTCTTACAATAGTGAAACTGGAATTATTAGTGCTCCTGTTAGCATTGATGATGTTAAACGAGCTCTTGGAGAGAGTAGCAATGACCTTGCTACTCTTTGTAAGAGTGAAAATATAAATATATGGAGTAAGTATAAGCCTATTAATTGTAAAGGTGAATTTAAAGAATATCCTATTAGAGAAGATTCTGATGAAAAAGCAACATCTTCATATAGTAAATATACTTGTGTTGTTCGTTGTGGTATGAATATACCTATGGATACTTATAAAAACTTACGTAATAATTATGGAGGAGAAGGTTTTGCAATTAAAGCTTGTAACAACCTTTATAAAGATAATGTATATGGTAATAATGGTTATATTCATGATAATACAAGTACAAGTGTATCAGGAAAACATTTTCCAAAAGGTGGTGTTAATTCTCCTTATAGATTAAGTGATTTTAGAAACTATAATAGTAAAGCATCAAGGAATACATTTCTGACTTCTATTCCTCAATTTCATACCGTTGAAGTTTATTATTCTTCAATTCCTAAATTTAATTGTGTATTATATATGAATACACATGTTGATAATAACACAAATCTTACTATGGATGATATAATACCTGATTTATCTTTAGCTTGGTCTTTTTGGATTCAAATTTGTTATGATTCGCCATATAATGATACTGATAAGATTTATAAAAAATATTATGTTGGTAATTGTCAAAAACCAACAGATTACGTATATGCTAGTAAAGAAATAACTTTCGATATAGGTAGTGGAGATAAGTATATTGATATTGTGCCTTTTTTAGCGTATACTCGTAATGCGACTTTAGATGATAATACAAAAATAATTTTTATATCTCTTCCGGGTGGTATTAGTTTTAAATATTATCCTAGACAAATTAATATGGAAAATATTAAAAGTGGTTCTAGTGGTTTTGTTGATTTCTCATCGTTGAGAGAATTAGTTGGTGCTACTTGTATTTGTAAAGCTAGAATATATAAACTTCCTGATGGTGCATTAACAGTTACTGATGGTATGTTTAGAAGTGTTTGTACTTATGGTAATAATAAGACAACATACGGAAGAGGTTATGTGTCTAATAGCTCTGGTCAAGATACAGGCTCTGTAACTATTCCCGAAGGTGATAGAACAGATTATATTGAAGTATATATAAGATTTGATAATATTTATGAAGGAGGTTATTATGGACAAATGTGTCAATTATCTTTTGAAATTAATATAGATGGTGGATGGAAACAAGTTCCTCCAGGAGGTAGTTATATTATGCATTAAAATGTAGATGTTCTTAATATAATAAATGTGCTAGAAACGTATTTGTGGTTTACGTTCTCACCGAGAAAGCAGACACGTTGCGACCTAGTGATTACCCAACGTGGGGAAGCTGATTTTTAAAATTCGTAAATTTTGCTCCTCCTGCATTGCTATTCGGAATTATTTTCTTAACTTTGCAGTGTTAATAGGAAAGGTATTCTGCTATGGCAATCTGGAGAATAATATTGTATAACATATAAATAAAGAAACAATTATGAAAAAGATTAAGACATTCGAGGCTGTTGCAGTCTACAAGACATTGAAGGCATTGAAGACATCATCAATGAGCGATGATGCCGCTATGCGAGTTTGGAAGAATATGAAGGCACTGCGCCAAGTAGCCGATACCTACGACAATGATGTGGAGGAAGCGCAGCAGAGCTTGAAGGACGATAAGTTCGAGGAGATGCAGTGCAAGCTTCAGGAGTGCCAGCAGTTGGAGCAGAAGCACGCCAATGAGGGCTACGAATACACCAAGGACGATTCAGCCAAGTTCGCTGAGGTCAATGAGTACTTCTTTAATCAGAAGCAGAAGACCGAGAAGTACTTCTCAGACCTTGCCAATGCCGAGGTAGAGGTAGCCATCGAGGAAGTTGAAGAGAAAGAGATTTTCAAGGCTGCTAAGGATTGCGGCTTGAAGTTCGCTGATATGGAGAGCCTTGAGGTTTTGATAGGATAAACACTAATAGCGTTAGAATTTGGTAAGGAAGCCGTTCTAACGCTATTTTTGCAACCATCTACTTTCAGATTGTTACTTTAGCAAAGTTTAACTTTAAATTTTTGCTCAAAATAAATATTTTTGTGTAGTATTGTTTATTTTTGCAGCACTTTCCTTATTATTAAGAATGAGGAACTAAGAACAAATAATAAACAAAAAAAACAAAAGGAGAAGAATTTATGACTAAAGAGGAAGAAGATGAAGTCCATCGGTTAGTTCAATCAGTCGGTGTTGTACAGTTGTCAAGAGTAATGTTTAAGGACATGGACGTTAGCGAAATGATAAACGTCATTATCCTTGCAGGTAGAGGCTACAGCGTAAAGCTACTCACTTGGTTTAAGTATTATTGTGAAGTGATGCCTCTGTTTATCATGCTTTTTCATATTGCATGCATGGTAACATTTGCGTCTCATGAAAAAGAAATGTGCGTATGGTTTAAGGAGAATTGGGTATCGGCAGCATTTATCTATTTCTCAGTTTACATCCATCCGCTTGTGCTTATACTTGCTAGCAGATTCTTTTGGCTCTGCTACAGATGGCGTATTCCGATGATAATCTACCTATTTGGGATAAATGCTATTCATATTGTATTCTGGAATGTTTTTACCACCAACGAAATGGTGGAATCTAATGTTGTAATACTTGTAATGACCATTATATTTTATGTATATGGTTTTGCCGATAAGTATTACTCAGGCAAGGGCTGTCAAAGTTTAATCTCTAGATTATAATGATATGGGAAAGTTATTTGGTTATCACACCTTGGGAGTGTTATTAAAATCGTTGTCTGACTCTTGCTTTCGAGCAGACGAGCAAGAGAAGAGAGGGGAGAAGGTAACTGCTTGCGGAATGAGCAGCGATGAGATAGAAGACCTTTGTGAGAACTATCTGCCGTATGCTCTCAACCCGATGCTATCTACCGAGGAAGTTAAGGAGAAGCTTCACGTTTCTGATGCAACATTGAATAGAATGGTGGCTAGGGGCGATTTGCCCCATGGCGAATGCAAGAAACGTGGGCACACCCGATATTGGAAGAAGTGGGATATACTGCACTTCATTAAGAGTAAGAGAAAATAATAGTTGAACATGTAAGTATTCCTTACAAGTTGAGTAAGAGAGGTAAGTGATTGCCTCTCTTTTTTGTTTCAGTTTGCGTGAGTGACTGTTGCAAAAATTGCAACAGTCACTCTGACTTCCTTTTTTTTTATTTTTACATTTTCAAAAAGTCTTCTATATCTATGTACTCAATACCGAAATTCTCCGCACATTGTTTGTCGGAGTCCGAGAAGTCACCTTCTTTTCCGCTAGCATCACCTATCATTATCAGCTCACTTTTCTTCCAAGAAGAATACGACTCAAGCATTCCTGTATTTGGCTTTCTCATTTCTATCTCTGCATGCGATGGGCAATACATAGAGTTGACGAAGATATTTCGTCCGGTATGATTGCGAAGATATTTTTGCATAAAGCTTTCAATAGCCTTAATCTTGCCGATAAAATCCTGTTCGTCAACAAATTGAGGGATGCCTCCTTGGTTTGAGACTATTTCAACATAGTAAAGAGTAGGGAATGCATCTACAATCTTATCCAAAACCTCTTTACGGATTTTGAAATCTGTTACATCTGTAGGAAAGGTGTTTCCTGATATAGTTGTAATAATCGTGTCGTCTAAATCAATGAATAATACTTTTTTCTTGATTAAATATCCTTTTTCTGTCATAATTTTGCTTTTTTTCTATATTGATATATTAATATCTTTATCTACGAAAATTAAGTTTGTAAAACACAGTTGTTTCGGTGTGTCTCACCATTTTTATTACAATGCAAAGATACGACAAAAAAGATGGCTTTGCAAATAAATTAATGCAAATTTTAAAACGTTATCTGTTTTTAATGAAATCATTAACAATTCTCTCTATGGTGTCTTGCTTGATAGCTATAGGGGCATCACCTTGATATTCTATCACTTGGTTGCCGCATTCCTTCCAAAATAGGTTGCTATTGATGCGTTCGCCATCTACCAAGATCCAATCCGGATGATGTTCAAACGAATGCATATTAGTTAGCGGAACGAGAATGAATAATTTATTCTCCATCTTGTTTACGAGTACCGACAAGTCATTATCATCAAATGTAATGATAACTCGATTTTCATTCTCAGATAGAACGTTAAAATCCTCATTAAAACGTTCATAAAGGTAATTTTTGATTTTCGAACAACTCATATTCTTGTAATTTTATAGGAGGGCAGATGGAAAAATCCAAGGTCTGCCCACCAAGTTAAACTTATAAGGAAATCTTCTATAATATCGACTGACAGAGCCATCCCATAAGATAGCATGGTTCTTCGCCTTGCATATCTATTCCCAGATGGTTGCATATATGTGCTACTACATGAAACATTTCATGTGTGAGACTATTTATATACTCACCTTCAGAAGTAGATTTGCAAATGAGCACAACACTTGTTTTCTTTGAAACATTTGTGTATGTCAATCCTTTGTTTGAAGAATCGGTTGAAATGTGGTCGTATGCATCCAATAATGGTTGCCCCTTACAATCAATGGAACTTAGTAAGTCCATAGCTTCGTCAACATCTTCTTGATTAGCTACATGACATACAATCACATTCCAATCGTATTTCTCCAAGTAAATTTCTTGTTTAATCATAATACATCATCCCATGGAATGCCGATACCATTATGGTTGCAATCGGCATAAAATCTATTGAAAATAAATCCGTCCGCTTGGTCTGGGTCATCCACCATATCCTTAATGAATTGAGCCAAAGCAGCTTCGTCCTTTAAAGAGGACTTAAAGAAATCGGCTCTAGCCATGTTTGCGACATAGACGAAATCGTAATTGTCGGCATTCTCCAACTTTACGTTATTGACTTTAAGAAGTTCCTCGACTGTATCTTTTTCTGTCGGTTCAACTTTTTCGAGCTTACCAGTCGTTGCGTTTGTCTTGCGCATTAAGGTAATAGCCCAATCGCACATCTTTTTATTGAAGTGCCAGCCATTGTAGCGAAGGTATGCAATCATCCCTTCAGGCTTCATATCGTATGCGTCAAGTGGTATTTTGTATCTTCCCATAATAAAAGCTTTTAAAGGAGGTGGAGATTTCTCCCCACCTCAAAGTGTAATACTAATAGCGATAACCGCCACCTCTGCGACCACCATGTCTTTCACCATAGCGGTCATCATCGTCATCCCAATTGTCTCGGTAATCCGGCATTGGGTTTCTGTGACCCATTCGTCCATACTTGTCATCCCCCATTTCATCAATGCAGTGCATGAGTTTACCACCATACTTAAGCATCTTCTCTACAAGTTCTGACATTTCATTTACCTTGTTTTCGGTAATTTCTATCATGTATCCCATAATGATTTACTTTTTTGTATTAACTTTTTCCAAAGCCACTGACAACATAGACTTAATATCGGTCAAAGTTCCCTTCATTCCGCTAACCTCGCTTTTGAGGTTATTGATGTCTTCTTCCTGTTGTCTGTCTTTGGCTATTTGTGGATTCAATACGGCACGCATCTTTGCGCACTCTTCCATAACCTTTTTGTGGTATGGCTCGCTTTCCACAATCTCCTTAGAATGCCGATACATAGCCTCAACTTCCGCATCCATAGCTTCACGGCTTTCAGAAACCACGAGGTTTTCCGAATTTGCAATTTGCATATTGGATGGGAGTTGTTTGAACTCCATTTGTTCATTAGGCAATTTTACGACAACATCAACGGTAGTCTCCATTGGTTGTGGGTTGAATTGCCCAGGAGTATATGTTGGGAACTTAGGTTGTGGGTTACTGACCGATACAACCTGTCCGATTTTAAGACTTGGGTTTTCACCCTTGTCAAGCACATAGAATATGCTGTTAGGTCGAAGTCCTTGAAACATAGCTTTGTAATGTTAATTGTTAAACAATACCCGTCATTAGCTGAAGGGTGTTAGTATCTCGCTCGAACCAAAACTGATAAACTCCAGTTCCTGCAATGTCGGCTACCGTCAAAGGATTGCCGTTGAACTTAGTTACAGCTTGGGTTACGCCATTGGTCTCGAAAAGGATTGGCAGCGTATTTGTCGTACCAGTCGGAATAGCTTGATATAGGTTCACAAAGATAGTTCCCCTATAGTTAGCATTCACGAAGGCGTGGTTTCTGAACGAGAAAACGACATTTTCGGTGTTCACCACCACGCCTGTAGATGCGATAGCTGCCGAGCCGTTACGATTAACCCATGCAAAAGGTCTCATCCATAACATAGCAGCCTCCTTTCCTAATTAACCCCAAAAGCTTGCATTGTTGACACCATTCAGACCATATAAGCCTGTTTGCCAAGCAACGCAATTTGGAACAGCAGTAAATGGACTGTAGCTGGTTGTAACAGTTGATGGAAGCTTACACTTGATACCATCTACCTCTTTTTGCAAGCCAGCCAACATAGCGTTGACAGGTGCCATAGCTTGACCTACAATCTGCGAAGTCATGGCAGAAGACTTATAAGTTCCATTCTCTTCACGAAGATGGTCTATCTTGTCCTGCATATCTCTGAGTTCTGCTTGGCGTTGGCCATTAACTACGGTCTGAGTACTATCTTTAATAGCATTCAAAATGTCGCATGTCTGACCTTTAGTTTCGAAAGCAACATTAGAAAAACCTCGTTCCTGACTTACGGCTACATTGTTGATGGCATTCTGCAAAGTGCCAGTCTGCTGACACATAGCCAACTTGACGTTTCCGTCCATAGCCGTAATATTGTTATTTACACGGCAGCAGCAGTCAGCGAGTTGTGATGCAATCTGCATGTTACCTTGCTGAAGAGCGTTGATGGTTTGCATTCCGCTCATACCTACTTGGTTGCCCACGTTCTGGACTTGGGTTGTCAAGGCAGAGATTGCTTGTTGAATCTGTCCTTCAGTACAATTGAGCTGAGTAGCGAGATTACTGAGTGCATTACGATTGCCACCGATAGCATCCATAAGCAAGGAACGACCATAGTCATTGTTGATTTCATTGGCAAGACCTGCGCCATTGCCACGGCCACCAAAGCCGAAACCATTACCGCCCCAACCACAGAAGCAAAGGATAAAGAGCAGCCAAATGAACCAAGAACCATCGCCATTGCCGAATCCGTTATTACCCTTCATCGCAAGAAGAACGTTTGGGTCAACGCCTCTCTGTTGGAGCAAAGGAGCTATCAAGCTCATCATTCCTCCATTGTTACCTGAACCCTCTGGATTAAAAACATAAGTTTTTGATGTCTCCATAAGAATAATCTTTTTGTGTTAAACCTTAATTAAACTAACTCTATGTAACGTTACGGCTGCAAAGTTACGAATAATAAGGATAAGATAAAATAACTCTATCAAACTTTCTTTTAATCACTAATAATCAGGTAGTTAAGGTGATAGGAGGTAATGTCATACTTCCGGATGCATGGAAATCAAAGGCTTGTTTGCAAATTCCGTTTGCAGAAAACGAAAAATGCAAACGGAAATTAAGCACGCACAAACTTGAAACCAAATTTTTCAGTATAGTATTCCTCTTTAGGGTGTCTTTTTGTCTCGGAGTCATAGCAGAGAATAAACGGCTCACCCTTAGAGTAGAAATAGTTATAAGACTTTCGCAAATACATCTTTGCATTCAAAGCCTTTGGGGAGAGCTTTCTTATTCTTAACCTAGTTTCTTGAGGCTTACCCGACATTACTCTAAGTTCATCCATTTTGTATTGCATGTGAAGTTTTCTTCCTTTGCTTGCATATCTTTCTTTATTCCAATAGTCTCTTAGAGACTTGTTTCGTTCTTTACGAATCCTATTTATCGTTTCTATATCGTGTTTCAAGCCAAGCTTACTGACTTGTCCTAATATTGTAGACTGAGGAATATTCGTTACTTCTGAGATTTCTCTCGCTGTCATCGTTTGGTACATGTCGGAGATTTTGCGGATAGTCTCATTATTCAATTTATTGTCTATTTTCGTTCCACCTAAAATAGTGATATACTTGTATAATGTATGTAAGGTTACACCAGCAGCCTTGGCTACTTCCTTTCGTGGGTAGTCATTGATGTGGGCTTTGATATAGTCCATCTGTTCTTGTGTTAATCTTCTTGGCATTCTTCGTCCTCCTCAAAAGAAAATCCGTATTTGTTCTTGTAGAATTCTTCATCCATTCTGCGAGTATTCCGGTCATAACCTAAGATGTATGGTTCACCTTCAAACGCAAAATACCCATACTTATTTATAAGATGGTACTTGGCATGATATGATTTTATCGGCATTTCTGAAAATTTGAATTTCGTCTGCTGCGGAATACAAGATATAACTCGGAATTTCTCCATCTGCATAGTTCTTTGCCAGCTTTTCACCCTTTTGCCAATAGTTGCTTTATCATATGCTTTTTTTAAGTTAGCCAAACTATTCTTTTTAAGTCTTTCGATAGTTTCTTCTGAATGAGTAAGCTTTAGTCTTTTTGCCGCCTTTCCTACTGTAGATGGATGACACCCTACAATCTCGGCAATCTCTCTGACCGAATGGTCAGGATAAAGCATTGTGATTTGCTCGTCACGCTTCTTGTCGGGTTGCGGAACAGGTCTTTTATGTTCGATTTTACAATTGCAATCATGTAGAATCTTATACAAGAATTTCACGCTGACACCCATTCTTTGTGCCAACTTGTATCTTGGTCGTTCATTTATGTGCGCCTTAATAAAGTTTATTGTGTCTTGTTCTATAACTTTCATTTTTATTCAGTTTTTGTGGTGTGTCTCACCTGTTTTTTGCAAAGATAATGAGATTTTATTGGTAGAGCAAATAATTTAATGTGTTATAACTTTGTTTAAGGAAAAATTTAATTATTTGCACAAAAATTAATTGTGTGGTTTTACGACTCGGCTATTTTCACATTATTATATATAAATAGCTATCTTTGCAACAAAAAATACAATAAAATGACAGCGGAAACTATTCAATTAATACAGACGGGAATTAATCTTCTTTGTGCATCGGGTGTAATCTCAACGCTGCTGTACTATAATAGTAGAAAACGAAAGGAGGCGGCACTCGCATCACAGGAAGAGAATAAGACTATTTCATCATATGCCGATGAGTGGAAGGCTCTCTATGAACGTTCCAACGAGTCGGTCGTTAATCTTAATAGTAAAGTAGATGAATTGTATGAGGAAATCAATCAGTATCGTATTACCATACGCAATCTTAGGGATGAGAAGAACGATTTGAAGCTTGCCTTGCATGAGGCACAATGGAACAGATGCATCAAGGATGGATGCCAACTTAGAACCCCACCAAGAAAACGAGATTCTTTAGAAGCATTTGTTGAAAAAGAAGAGGGTGCTGTATATCGTGACAGGGAGGATTAAAACATGGTTAAGTATCTGAAATTACTCATACAAGTTAATAGCGGACATTCAAGCAAGGCATTCTTCTTAGTGTCCGTGACCTTGATAGGTTTCTTGATGCTCTTGGTTGTATGCTTCATCTTAGTGTGGGAAGTGGTGACTTATGGGACGATCAAGACCGATTTGATGGGGTTAAGTGCATTTGTTGGTAGTGTGGCTAGTTTGTTCGTCACGGCTGGCATTACCAAGACGATAGGGGAACGTGGCGAACACAATAACAATAACTTAAAGTTGGAGGAAAAAGACAATGGCTAAATCGGAGATTTTAAGCGAGTTCGTACTTAGTTGGGAATCATCTAAGTACACAAACAAGAAGAGTGATAGAGGTGGAGCAACGAAATACGGAATTACGCTTGCCACTTGGAAGAAGGTGGGGTATGACAAGAATGGCGACGGAAAGATTACAGCCGATGACGTTAAGCTGCTCACCAAGTCGGACTATGACCGAGTTTTCAAAAAGAACTACTGGGACGTTTGCTGTGGTGATAAAATAGTTAGCCAGTCGGTCGCAAACCTTCTTGTGGACTTCGCCTATAACAGCGGATGCTCAAAGGCTATTCAGAAGATACAGAAAGTTGTCGGAACGAAGGTGGATGGTATCATGGGCAAGAAGACCTTGGCGGCTATCAACAACTTCAAGCAAGGGCAGTGGGTCTTGTTCGATAGCCTGAAGGTCGCTAGGATTACCTACTTTAACGACATCGTGAAGGATGACCCCAAGCAAGAGGTCAATCTAAAGGGTTGGCTCAGGCGAGTGGGAAACATCAAGTATGGAAAGCTCGTCTGCAATGACGGAAAGGAAATCACTTGGAAGTAATGGCAAAGGTAGCCTCATCACTCTGGTCGGTGGGGTTATCTTCGCTTTGGTTCTATAATTTCGCATTATGTTAAGATAATAAAATGTAGCCTAACTTGCTAGTATTCAACGAAAGCGCAATTTTGCGCCGTCGTTGAATATAGTTTTACTCTTCGCTTTTCTTGTCGAAATGTAATTTATCTAGAGCATCAAGCATTTTGTGTTTTCTGTCTTCGTATTCCGTATAAAGGTAATTTGTCTCCAAGTCTGATATGCGCTTGGGATTCAAATTAGAGTCAAATTCAACGCTTTCGTATGCCGTTTCACGTTCTTTCGTCTTTTTATTTTTCAAATGAATTTCTGCGAACATTACATAACGAAAAGGAGGATTGGAATTGGACTTCTCAGACTGCTCTATGATTTCATCAACGGATTGTCTCGTAAATTCCACACGATAAGCAGGAATGATGTCTTTGTCGTTGTACTTTTCCCAAGACAAAACATATAGCTTACTATACCATACGTCCTCAACATCAAAATCTAGCCTATACCCATCGTATTCTTTGAGGATATATGGAACGAATGCCTTTTCTGCTTTCTCTGTTAGTGCTTTCTTGTTGTCGCATGATGATGCAAAGAACAACAAACCAAGTAACAAGCAGAAATTAATCAGCCTTCTCTTCATTGGTGACCTCGTTTTCTTTGTTTGCGATGGCTTTTGTCTCGGAACTAGAGAAGAAGCCATATCCAAATGATGAAAGGGACAAGAAGAACAACAAGGAGGAGAATCCAACCTTAACGAGCTTCGTTAGAGCCAAGACGTTGTTGGCTGCGTAAGCACTTGCGTGTTGCATACCTGTGTAAGCGTCACCACCGAAATACTGCATCTCAGCCTCCTTGCCTACATCTTGCAATAAACAAACGATAGCCAAAATGATGCCTACGACACCAATAATTGAAAATGTTACTTTCTTTTTCATAATCTTAATGTTTTAATTATTAATTGTCACTTCTTCAATTTCTCCAATATCCCCATAGCCTCATCAATGGATGATGCGGAATACAGCTCACCACCTTGTTTTATCAGGGCGATGAAGTCACTCATAGCATCTACTTTGTTTGGTTCGTCAAACAATTCTGCTACAGGACAACCTATAGCGTTTGCTATTTTTTCGATAGTTGATATACGCAAATCGTTTTTCTCGCTAAGTAAACGAGAAACAGAAACCCTATTCACACCCATCCGGTATGCTAGGTCTTGTTGCGTTATACCATATTTATTAAGAATGTCTTTAAATCTCATAATACGTAATACGTTACATTGTTATTTGCTTGCAAAGATAAGAATAATATTTGAAAAGTAGCATATATACGTAAAAGTATTAACGAAGTTTAAAGAATAGTACGTTACAAACGAATATTTGTTAATTAACTTAAATACGTTACGTTTTATTTCTAAAAAGTTTGGTAGTGTAACGTAAATATGTTACCTTTGCATCGTGATTAAGAAACAAAGGTCACAAGAATATTATTAATTTAATTGCTGTTATGCAGCCGAGTCGGCACTCGTAAAACGGTATAGTTATTATGGCTACTACATTTAAGAATATGATGAAGGAGGTTATGAACATGGCTCACAGAGCATTTCAGTTGAAGGGTGCGGTTATGAGTTGGTCAGAGTGCTTGAAGCAAGCTTGGGCGGTAATGAAGTTAAAGCTTGCGATGAAGAAGCAGGTTGTCGAGTTCTTCTATATGAAGATGAATGGAGAGGTGAGACAAGCCTTCGGTACATTGATGGCAACCCACATTGATTACGTGCCAAATGGCAATGGCAAGACCTATAGAGACTGCATCAAGTATTGGGATGAGGTCAAGGGCGAGTGGAGACAGTTCAAGGCTTACAACTTCATCAAGGTTGCAGCCTAAGAGATATAAACCTTTCAAGGTGTTTGGTCGGGCTTATAAGGAGTGAGCCGTTAATCACCCCTTAAACTTAAAGAATAGGAGATTTTATTATGAGATACTTGGTAGTAACATTCTATAAGGAGGTAAATCACTTCTTCGATGATAACACTTTGGAGAAGGTTGTGTTTGAGCATAAGATTGACCCAAACAAGAGTGATTATGACAATCAGACCGATGCTTACGAGATTGCAATCAGCAAAGGTCATAACCCTAACAAGAACATAATGTTTAAGGAGGTAGAGCGATGATAGTTACAAGTTATTTCACGAAGAGCGAGTATATCAAGGGCGATTACCAAGAGACCGAGCTGGACAAGCGCAAGCGTGAGGTTGACTTCTTGATAACGGGTGTAGGTAATCGTTGGGAGATTCGTTTCAACCATTCTGAGAGCCTAAAGGAGAGCCGTAGCGTGAAGAAAAGCGAGTATGCGGATAATGTGTACTACGTTACATCAAACGCCTTGGAGAAGCTAAAGAAGCAATATACATACGAGTGCGATTTCTAGTCGCACAAGTGAAAAAACGTGAGGCACACGCTAAACTGCACCGGACTTTAAACATTAAATATTTAAGAGATATGGATAAGAATTTGATGGATGCTCTTTACGTGAGCTACAATGAGAAGATTGGTGTATTGAGTGACAATGAACATAATGTTGTATCACACATATTGGGTACGGACTTAACCCTAGTGTTCGACAAGCAGGAGATGAAGACTTATCTTCTTGTTCCTCTCTCCAAGAGACACAAGATAGAGTGTCATCCTGGCTTACGTGGTAAGGAGTGGGTTAAGGTTGACGGCAAGAAGATAGCGAGCGATGATTTTTTCCGAAAGGACGCTTGCCAATGGATTGAGGTGAAGACCTATGATATTCTTTCTGAGGTCGCCTAAAATATATCGGGCGGTGGGGTGGCAGTCGTGAGGGGCACACGACATAAATATAAACTGCCACTGGTAGCCATCCCATTCCCCTTTAATGATGTTTAATTTAACAGTTTTAAGTATGGCGTTTGATTTGAACAAAAAGGACGTTAATGTTGAGACTCTACCAGTAGTCTCCGAGTTTTTAAAACAACCTGAGAATGGAGGTGTTAAGTGTGAAGTAATTAAAATCGAAGAGTATGACGGTAAACAAGCCGTCAATGCTAGGGAGCTGCACCAAAAGTTGGGTAGCAAGTATCAGTTTGCAAATTGGATTCAAGAACGAATTTCAAAGTATGGATTCGTTGAAAATCAAGACTATGAGGTTTTTAAGGAAAATCTTAAAAACTCAAATGGAGGTCGTAGTCGTATTGAGTATGCTCTTTCGCTAGACATGGCGAAGGAGTTGTGTATGGTTGAGAATAATGATGCAGGTCGCAGGATTCGCAAGTACTTCATTGATATGGAGGATGAGGCACGAAAGATGTTGGCTCAACAGAGTGTCGTTCCGTCCTATCAGGAATCTGACCCTATCAAGCGTGCGACACGATGGATAGAGGAGGAAAAAGAGCGACAAGCCTTGATGCTAGAGAACAAGCGCAAGCAGGAAGCCTTGGAAGCCAGTCAGAAGGAGGTGGTGGAGCTGAGTTCCACTATAACCCAGATGCAGCCAAAGGTTACTTACTATGACGTGATGATAAAGAACAAGAGTACGAGCGTAATCACTTCCATGGCGCAGGACTACGGAATGAGTGCCAAGGCATTCAACAAGAAGTTAAATGAGTTGGGTGTGCAGCACAAGGTTGCCGACCAATGGGTGCTTTATCGTCAGTACTTGGATAAGGGTTATGTCAATAGCGAGCCTGTGACTATCACCCATAATGATGGAAGCCAGACTGTCAAGTACAATACGAAATGGACTCAGCGAGGACGTTTCTTCCTCTATGACTTTTTGAAATCCAAGGGCATCTTGCCTTTGATTGAGCGAGCCGTTTAAAGTGCCTCGTACAGCTAATGTAGGATTACCAAGGATAGGGAATGCGTTTTTCACGCATTCCCTATTTCTATTTTTTCACTTATTCAAGTTTCGGAAACAACTCAAATGATTCTTTTGATGCCATATACAATATAATCCGTACCTTTGCACTCAAAAAGGAGGTTGATATGCAACTTAGATTTGATTGGTGGCGTTGGCTCGTTACCATATTGGTAGGTTTCTTTATCATGCTGATGATGTACGGATGCCGGACAACGAGATATGTAGAAGTGGAAAAGGTGGTGCGAGACACTACTACTTATGCTCACTGGGACTCTATCGTCAATGAAAGGGTCAGGCTCATTCAGGATAGCTTACTCTCTTACCATTGGGAGCAGACCGAAAAGCAGGTTAAGGATTCCACTTACATCAAGGATGATGTTAAGACAAGGGTAGATGAGAGTGGTAAGGTACTAGGTAAGGATTCTACTCATATAGAGATTAGATACAGGGACAGCAAGGAACTATCCAAGGTTCGTGATAGCCTTATTCATTATAAGGAGATAGCAGAGCGAGCGAGTATATACAAGGCTCAGAGGGATAGTCTAAACAGAGAATTGAGTATCACCCAGACCAAAAAGGAATATATTGAGAAAGACTTGGTTGGATGGGACTTGTTCTATTGGAAATTCGGTATGATTTCCTTTTGGGTCGTTTCCTTGACGCTGGTAGCAATGATTTTCTTTCTCACGGTAAAATATAAGAAAAAGTTTTTTCATTAGGTTGGTTTTTAGTTATTAAGGTTTTAGATTGGTTTTTAGGTAACAACTTATGGAGCAGCTGCCAGTGATGGTGGTTGCTCTCTTTTTTTTGTCTTGAAAATGCCTTAGAGTGTAAAATGTTAATATTGCAAGCGGCTTAATGTATTTGTAGTTTTATATATGTAACTAAAATTGGGTTGTGTGTTAAAAATACGCAATTAGAGTAGAATATCACATTAAAGCCCTTGCAGTTTGAAAATAAATTAGTATCTTTGCAGCGTGCTTTGTTGGTGCTGACACGCTTACAAGAATCAATAAGATTTTCCGTGGCGAAAGCCATACCACGATAATCCTTACCTAGATTTCGGTGTCAGACGAATGAAGGGTAAGGATTTCTTTTTAGAATCCTTGTTTTGAGTCGAAACATCCTTAGATAGTTCTAAGTTAATAATGGGCTATAAATGTTGGAGTAGGCGAAACACAAATAAGTTAAACAAATAAGGAATTTATGGGAAAGCATTATTTACATATACGTATGGACTTGGTAAAGAAGTATACCTATGGTGCGTCATCATCAGAAGTGAAGGCGCACAAGGAGACGCTTTGCTTTGCTATTTGGTGTAAGATGCAACGCAGAAATTCTGTAATATTTAACTTAACCATCAAGGATGTAAAGAAAAAACTCGGTGTAGGCTATCCAAAGGCAAGAAAATTGCTAAAGGATGTCAAGGAGGATGGACTCTTTACAGAACTTGGTAATGGGCGATTTATCGTGAATACGTTCCGTGACAAAGAAAAGAAGCCCAATAAAAATGGAGGTCGCTTCCAAGGGGCTTACGTTTGTCGTATTCCTATTAACAAGGACTATAAGCTAAAAGAGTTATATTCTATAGTCAACAACATTTTGTACATATCGGTTATTAGTGGTGCTCGTCAAGACTGTTTTAACGTTGGAAACAATGATTGTGCTTGGCATCAACTAACTACTAACTCATTTGCAAAGGTTGTGAATATGGGTCATGGCTCTATATGTCGAATCAAGAAGAATCTTATCAGCGAAGGTAAGATTAAGTCCACGTATGCGGAAATGCACATGGCAGATGATAGAAAAGAGGGAGAGATGGAACGAACATTGCAAAGGCTTGGTCGTAGGAACTTTACGTTTAACGTAGGTAACCTGCACTATTTAATCATACCTTGCTCTTACTCTTTTGGAGACCGAGAGACTTCTGTTGCTATCAAGCACAGAATCTATGGTTATAAATTGAAGGGACATGGTGCTTTTGAAAAAGGCACGAACAAATACTATAATGGATCAATAGGATTAACCAATATACCTGATTAAAGGTCGAGTTCTATTTCGGACATTTTCATATTAGTAGTTAGTTGGAATATATATTTAGGGAGTCTTTAATAGGCTAACGTGTTCCTTAGTATATTACGTGTTATTATTATATATACGAGATTATGAAGAAGTATGAATGTTATATAAGTTTAGCTGGTAATGTGTGTGGTGACAAAGGAAGTTATTATTATGCGTTTGCTACATTTGAAGGAGAAAAAATGATTGATAGTGTCGCAACAAGTCGGAGTCTTTTGGTATATCCTAAAAGTCGTTTTGTCCCGATTTTGACTAAGGCATTAAGAAAATGCAGAGGTGAGTTCCATGTGTATGTGTACTTACCAAAAGGCTATGATTTTGTAGAATTACCTAATGGTGAATACCAAATATCAGCTTCGTACTCCTGTTCCGAGATAACTGAGTACACTTATAAGTGCAGCGACAAAATAACAATAAAGAAGTTTGATGAAAATAGTAAAAGATGTTTGGATATACAACAAAAAGCAGAAGAGATAAGAGAAATTAACGAAAATAAAGAATTACACAAGTCAATAGCCAAAGAAATGAAGGCGAAAGATAAAAATAGCAAGAAAGACTTGCGTAGGGAAAGATTAATTCCGAACTATATTTGCTATACCGATGGAAGCTGCGATAATTATTCCACTCACAAGGCAGGTGGCTCGGCTTATATCGTTGTGAATACAGCTACAGGTGAACTTGAAAAGGTAAAGACACATCATTGCTTGCATACGACAAATAACAGAATGGAGATGTTGGCGATAATATCAGCCGTTAATTATTGCCCGAAAGGTTCTGTCATAGAGGTTCGAAGTGATTCTAAGTACGCATTGAAGATGTTCCGCTATACAGATTGGGAAATAGGCGCAGATATAAAGAACCCAGACTTAATTAAGTTGTATCGTAAGTGTGCAAAGGATAAGCTTGTTATTTTGACTTGGGTAAAGGGGCATAATGGTGATGATTTGAACGAGCAAGCGGATTGCTTGGCTTTTGGTGCATATGAGAAAGCATTAAAAGAGAATGGCTTACCAATGGCTCCTGAGAAGTATCGTGCTATGAGACGAGGCAAGCAGACGGTTTTTGAAACAGATAATTAAAGATAAATTTGATTTATTATGAAAGAGTTAGGTTTTGATAAGCTATACGTAAAGTTTAGCAATTTATATTGTGAGTATCGTAGTAGAAAGCAATTCTTGAAGTGGTTAAAATCCGCAAAGAATCTTTCTGAAGAGTTGTTTGAAGTAACGCCAAGTGGAGGTGGCTCGTTTGATGTTGTGTTGTCTTTTGAAGAGATAAAGGATTTATTTCCGATTATGGAGAACTCATTGCCTAAGTATGAAAACGATATAAAGCAAGTTCTTTTGGCCATAAAGGAAATGGGACAGCTTGAAGTTGCAAAGATATGGCATGAGGATGATTGGGGTGACGGCTTTGTAGAGGATTTTTGTAAAACCCATGATATTTAATGAAGATACATACATTTGAACTATGTGCCGGATATGACTCTCAACTGATGGCTTTAGAGCGGTTGAAGAAGAACCATTCTGATTTCGATTACGAGTGCATCGGATGGTCTGAGATAGAGCCAAGCGCAATAACATTACATAACGCTTGTTTTCCTAGTCTGTCCGGCAAGAACTTTGGTGATATGACCAAGATAGATTGGAGCAAGGTTGCTGATTTTGACTTACTGACATATTCAACACCCTGCCAGTCTGTTTCGCAAGCCGGAAAGCAGAAAGGAATAGAGGAGGGAAGCAATACACGTTCCTCTATCCTTTGGTTTACAAGAAACGCCATTATTACCAAGAGACCGAAATACCTCTTGATGGAGAATGTAGAGGCTTTGGTTCAAACAAAGTTCATTGGGTTCTTTAACAAGTGGCGCAAGGAGTTAGAATCATATGGATATATCAACTTCGCTAAGGTGGTAAATGCAGCCGACTGCGGTGTTCCTCAGAACAGAAAGCGTGTATTCATGCTCTCTATACGAAACGATGGTGATAAGATAGATTATCATTTTCCGAGAAAGACAAAGCTAGAGAAACACTTGGTTGATGTCTTGGAGGAAAATGTGGATGAGAAGTACTTTTTTAGTGATGACTTGCTATGTAAAGAGAAATTTGTATCGAATGAATGGAAAGAACCTATGAGTGCAGCTATAAGAACTCGTTCTGAGGGGAAGTGGATAAAAGGCGAAAAGCATAGTTCAAAGGTCGAACTTGGAAAGAACATAGCCAATACCATTACATCTGCGAGCAAGGACTCCTTGGTTGTGCTTGGAGAGACAAGGTTGCGCATTAGGCGTTTGACTCCGAGAGAACTCTTCCGCTTAATGAACGTTGACGAAGAATACATAGACAAGATGCTTGAAAGTGGAGTGTCGAAGTCAAGTCTTCAAAAGGCTGCTGGAAATTCGATTGTCGTAGCTTGCATGGAGAGGATATTCAAGGAACTTTGGTTTTCTGAGAGTAATGTTAAGGTCGCTGATGATGGTCAGCTATGCTTATTTTAAATATTGACGATATGATGTTTTTAAATATTAACGAGAAAAAGGAGAAAGCAAATGCTATCTCATACAAGATAGATGAGTACATCTGGGGACGAAAGGATTTTGTTACTGATTGCCCCTATGATGAGAAAGGCAGATATACCAATGCCATTAATAAAGTTGGTGATTTGGGCTGCAACACTTGTGAATGGCAGGTAAGACACAATCCAAGAGCGCAAGTTGTTATATGCTCCCATCCTAAGGTGGAGAAGAGCGAGATTAAGAAACTTTTTAAGAATATGTGATATGAATAAGGTGAAATTAAAGAATGATTACGAGAATGCTTGCAATGCTTACTTGAAGGCATTCTGTGAGAAGCATGAGTTTTACGGATTGGATAATACGGAGACATTTTGGATAGGTGGCCAAGTTGGTGGAATAGCCAATTGCGGTGATTTAACTTTCGATATGGCTACTATTGTAACTGATATAGACAAGGAAGCTCCCGAAGAAGAGTTGTTGAAGTGGTACGATTATACTATTGAAGCAAGTGAGTTCAATTTGCCTATTCCAAACTTCGACCATTGGCTTATGGGGTGTCCTGTAACACCAAGTAAATGGTTCGAGAATATGCGAGCAAAGCGCAAGGAGTTTGAGGACTTGTTGAAACAAGAAAACGAAAGATTGAAAAATGGAAAAGAGCAACCTTTATAATCATTTGCTGAGGCTCTTTGATGAGGGTCTCTGCATGAAGACTACCGAGCTTGAATTCGGAACACTTGAAGTAACTGTAGAAAATCGAAGCCAAGACAAGAAAATCACATTCTTAGCAAAGGGCATGGAGGATGCCAAGCAGAAAGCAGCGGAATGGCAGGTTGGACAAATGCTCTTGAATTGCGATGATTTCGAGGAGATTGTTATGTTCTTGGCTCAAAGAAAGAAACTTAAAAAGGAAATGTCAAATGGATAAGAATTTTAGAAGTTGTTTTCGTTGCGTCCATTTCTTGGTAATACAAAATACAAGTATAGGAAATGTTTTGAAATGCAAGAAAGGTAGCACTACGAAAGTACAAGGGAAGAGACTGACAGAAATTGCTGCAAGGTGCAAAAACTACAAAGCGTGTGACACACGTTAAAGGTAATAGACAACAGGGGTATTTGAAAGAGAGCGAAATGTAAAAAACTGCAAAACAAATAGTAGATTCTATATAGTAAGATTAAAATATATTAATATAGATAAGGAACACATTAAATTATTTGCATATTACAATAATTCTTTGTATCTTTGCATCGTGATTAAGAAACAAATGTTATTAATTAAAATGGTGAGGCACACCACAAAAACTGAAAGAAATGACAAAGAAAGAAATTTTAAAACAATGGCTTGAAGAACCAAAAGTGAAATATTGTAGCAATTCAAATTTCACGTTAGGTTATGGTGATGGATGGGATTGGGTTAAAGATACCCTACGACCAACTATCACGAAGAATGCGATGTTTCTTAGATTCTTGGAGCATGGCTTCCGTGAGATAGAAGAGTTTCTGAAATCTAAAACCGGAAAACCTAGCGAGGAGGATTGCACATTATATTCCGTTGGGTACAAAGATGGAGTCAAGGATGCCATGATTGCAATTAAGAATAGATTTGAAAAATTAAAATAGGAGGTTAAATGGATTTAGGAAAGGCGATTAAGACAATTAGGGTGAGCAAGGGCTTGACCCAACGACAACTGAGTAAGGCTATCGGTTGTAGCGAGACAAATATGTTGTTTATGGAGACCGGAAGAACGTTTCCACGTAAGAGTAAGATTGATGCAATATGCAAGGTGTTGGAGATTCCGATGTCATATTTGTTGATGTTTTCTATTACACCGGATGATATTCCGGAAGATAAGCAGAGTTTGTACGCAAGCATCGTTGAGCCGATGCGTAACGAATTTATTAGGGAGTTATTGCGATGAAGAAATGCTATTATTTTGTGGCTAAGTATGTCAAGAAAGGCATAACACGAACATGTACTGGTACACAAGAGACGATTGATGGCTATTTTGATTTCGTCAGTGCTGGAAATTTTATAGCACAGAAACATAATGTTGATTCAAAAGACGTAATTGTAACTTTTTGGTCTGAGATTAATTCAGTAATGTTAGATAAATATAAAAAGCATTAGAAAGCATAAAAAATGGTTGAATTCGAGTATGAAGGCAGTATCATTTGGAAAAATTACGATTTCCATTTTATGCCTTGTGTAGGTGATAAAGTCGTGATTAACAATCTTACATACAAGATTAAGTCTCGTGTGTTCAAGTGCCAAGGAAAGACAGTTAAAGTTGTTTTAAAAAAGGTTGATAATGAAAATACGAATAGTTAAATATGTTTGTGCCGATGGAGTAGAAAGAGGTATCTTGGAGTACCGCAACCATTGGTGGGAGAAGTGGGAGCCATTGCATCAGGACGGAAAGCTGGCTTATGTTTCATATATGGGAACGAAACCATATAAGTCATTGCAGGAAGAGTGCTTTGATGTGCTAGGCTTGGATAATGAGCAGATAAAGGTTCGTGAACAGATGTTCCGTTATATCTTGGATGCCGAAGAGGTATACATTGGTGCAAGAATTGGTAACGAATATCATATCGGCTATGATGTTGATAATGATGAGAGTCTTGAAACGCTTAGAAATTTGGAGGAATAGTTATGATCGGAAAGATTTTTTCGGTTAATACCGATATTGTATATCGTAGAGAGGAGAGTTTGAATCTCTTCGATGGCAAGAAGAAACTTGATAAGGTGGTGTCCGGTCGGGTATTCAAGGAACAAATCAAGTTGCTTGGTTTTACCATCAGGACAAAGTATTTTTATCAGATTTGCTGTCCACAAGTCAATATGAATGATACCCATGAGGTTATTGTATTGAATAAGGTCGAGGATTTGGTAAGGACAGAGTGCTATAACAAGGTTGTTGAATATTCTAATAGAAAACATCATGCCTAGTGTTAATTGTTTCAGAAGAGTTCTGTTAGATGTCGGTGGCAAGAAGATAATTATCAGTGTGCCGCATGGAATGACCGAAACCGAAGTAAACAAGGTTATGGTTATTACTAGAGGTTATCTTCAGCAATATGTCTATGTTGAAATGGTGTTGGCAGAGTGCTTCATGCAGAAAATCGAAAAGAGTATTCTGAAGAAGAAATGCGTTAGGTTTGAAGTTAAGAAGAAGTGGGTAGACTGCAAGAAGAACCTTCGCAAGGTGATTAAGTATTATGACGCTTATGTTCCTAATGCAGATTTCAATAACGAATTCGCAATGACGTTCTATGACAAGATTAGTGAAGACTTGTACAAGTTGCGAGATAAGCTTGCGGTGAGGTTACAGAACTTAGGGATTGGTGAAAGATCGGGAGTTTATGCGAATGCAATCATCCTGTACAATCTGACCAACCTTTGTTTGGGAACTTACGAGAATATCATCCGTAAGCTGTATGAAGATTTGCATGTTAACTTAATGCAAGCGTTCAAGGATTTTGCTCCTATCTTGGCCTTTGAAAATTCTTATGACTTCATGGCATTGGTGATGGATAAGGATTTCAAAAGATTGGCTGACCATTTGATGACTAAAGAGATTCTTTCTTATTTCGATAAGGTGAGAAACGGTGTCTTCAACGAACAGACTTTGAATGCAGCCGCTGTAAATGCGACAGAAGACTTGAAAGACGATGAGAAGGATTTGCAGAAAACTTATATCGGAATTAGTGACTTTATGAAGAGTGACTATCCTTTGGAGAGTGTGACATCTAAGAAAGCAAGCTAATGAAAATCGAACCAAGTGAGTTCTTGCCTATAGGTAATGAATTTCAGAAAATCTTCGGAATAAGCTTTGGAAAATTCATTGATATGCGGTTTCTTTTAGCGAGAAAAGAGTTAGTCTTCAATCTGCTGAAGTTCACAGATTGGCTTGAAGAGTGCTATCCGGATGAGTGTTCCATTGATGGAGTGAGCTATAATGCTGTTGTCGAGCGAAAGTTTGGTAAGCGAGGTGTTAAAATGATAAAGAAGTTGATAGGATGAAATATATGGGTAGCAAAGCAAGAATCGTGCAAGAGATATTGCCGATTATGCTGGACAAAGAGCATGATACGTTTGTAGATGCTTTCTGTGGCGGCTGTAGCGTTATAGAGAACGTTCCGGACACGTATCGCAGGATTGCCAACGATAAGAATAGGTATCTTATCGAAATGTGGAAGTATCTTCTGAATGATGGGTTTGTCTTCAACCATATTAGTAAGACGTTGTATAACTTTGCAAGAGACTGCTATCATGGAAAGAATAATTTCTTCACAGAAGCAGGTGTCGGACTAATTGGCTTTATGGCGAGCTTTAATGGACGTTTCTTTGATGGTGGCTATAGCGGACATAATGTTGTCGGCAAGAACGGAAAGGCAAGGGATTACATAAGGGAGCAGATAGAAAACACAATGCGTGATATACCCCTTCTCAAAGGTGTCGAGTTTTATAGCGGCAGTTATGATGAACTTGTGATACCGGATAGGAGTATAGTGTATTGCGATTTGCCTTACAAAGCTACGAAAAAGTATGATGTATCAAAGAATTTCGATTACGAAAGATTCTATATATGGTGCATGGAAATGGCTAGAAGAGGTCATAAGGTATTTATCAGCGAATACCAGATGCCACAGGAGTTCAGATGTGTTTGGGAAAAGGAAGTAACCAATTCCCTTAACCCGAATATTACAAAGAGACCTATTGAAAGGTTGTTTACTATTGATTAGAATGAAGAAATGAAAGGAACTTATTGCTTGGAGGATACGCTTTACAATACAAAGCGTTACTTCACTATGGAGAATGGAGTGGTGTCAGGAACAGAACTTGCACAAGAAGACTTTAACGTGTTCCTTGATCTTGCAAGTCGGCTTGGTTATAATGTAGTGAAATTATGACTAGGCGAGTAAACAAGGATTGTCTGTTCTAGGCAGAAGAATAGGATGAGTTCAGAGCTGCCTTGTATAATGTGAATACATCTTTTCACTGCTGTAATGCAGCTCCGGTAGACTGGGCGGCAGGATGGCAGCGGAATGATATAAGAAAGACGAGGTAGGATTGACATAAGTTACCAAATACCCACGTGTCAAAGCCGTGTGATGCCTTGCGTGGGGGCGGGATTGTAAACTTAGGAGTCACACGGCTTTATTTGAAGTTTCATAACTACAAATAGCCTATCGCTAATGGTTGCTCCCTTGGGCAGGGAGATAGTTAATACCGCATCGTAAGATGTGAACACTTAAAATTTGCCGACAACCATTGGCACTTTAATTATAAAACAGGTGAAAGTTCTTGCCGATTTCCTTGCATATATGAAAGAAATTTCGTATCTTTGCAAGTGAATTTCGGTGAGACACACCTTTCAAAAACTGGTTAAAATTTAAGAATATGATTTCATACAAGTACAAGCTATATCGGACGAAGAAGACGAAGCATTTGGATAAGATGCTCCGTGAGGCTTGCTATGTTTGGAATCACGCTCTTGCCTTGCAGAAGAGATATTATAAGCTGTATCACAAGTACATTCCAAGATTTACTATGTATAAGCATTTCTCTAAGTGTTATAAACCAACATTGCTTAATTGTCAAACAGTTAGGGAGGTGTTGGATAGATTGGATATATCTTACAAGCGTTTCTTCAAGCATGATGCGAAGCGTCCACCAAAATTTAAGAAAGCAATAGAATTTGGTTCATTTGCCTTTCAACAAAATGGCTATTCCCTTAGTGGAAACGAGTTTGTGATAAACAAGATAAAGAAGTCATTTAAGTTCTCTCTGAGCCGTCCCTACGATGGCAAGGTCAAGAGGGTGTCGGTCAAGCGAAACAAGTTGGGCGAGTACTTTATCGTCCTTTGCTTAGACAAGCAAGCCGAGTCTTACGGAAAGTCACATGATGGTGCATCCGTGGGCATCGACTTTGGATTGAAGAAGTACATGACTTTGAGCGATGGGCGTGAGATTGATAATCCTCAGTTCCTTAAAACTGACTTGTTGGAGCTTAGACGCAGGTCTCGCAACCTCTCGAAGTGCAAGAAGGGCAGCAATAACCGCAAGCGCAAGAAGCTGGAGTTGGAGCGATTGTATCAAAACATCGTGAACAAGCGTTCCGATTTCCAGTGGAAGATGGCGCATGAGTTGTGCAAGCGTTATGACTTGATTTGCTTGGAGGATTTGAACTTGGAGGGAATGAAGCGTAATTGGGGACGCAAGATGTCTGACTTGGCTCATGGCGATTTCGTTGTGAAGTTGGAACACGTTGCGAAAAAATATGGCGTTCAGGTTCATAAGATTGACCGATTCTTCCCTTCGAGCCGCCTTTGTACTTGTGGTTATAAGAATGATAAGCTGTCATTGAGTGATAGGGTTTGGACTTGTCCTATTTGTGGTGCAGTTCATCCTAGAGACCTCTTTGCAGCTGAGAATATACTTCGGCAGGGCATTGCCGAATTGGGTAGTGGTAGTAAGCCGTCCGAGCAATCGCAAGGGTGCAGCCACGTTAGTCACCCAACAATTCCTTGCAAGTAGCGAGGGAGTATGTCAAACCAGGTCACTGGGGAGGTGTTGACACCAACAAGGGTTTAAATCCCTTGTCATCCACTAATTTTAAAAGGTTAAATTATGAATGAGTATTGTGAGAATTTGATTTCAAATGGAGTTCCTAGCTGGATAGTAGAGGAGGCTTATAAATTTACAATTGAGCCTTTGAAATCAACAGAAGGCTTGGTAGGAATTGATAAGGAAAATAGTGAGCTATATAGAAATGTCATTATCGCAGCCTACATTGAGGGTGCTAGTGCTACATTGGTAAAAGTGCAAAGATATTATGGCGGTGAGGAACATAGTTAGACAATGGAACGAGGCAACAGAAGGATATTCGTACCGCTTTAAAGGTGGAGATATTTTCCTCCGGTTGGTTAAGGCTGAAGGCAGTTATGAATTGCGTAACCCTATAGGTTATGGTGTTCAAGTAGTCAAATGCAAAGACTTGGATGAAGCAGATACAAAAGCCAAGGAAGTGCTAGAAGCGTTTTTTGAAGACAAAGTAAACATAAAAGTTATTTGATTATGGACTTAGAAATGTTGATTGATAAGATAGACTTTAGTCAAGGTGCAAGGCAGATAGCCAAGCAAGCCTTGGAGTTGGGAATGAAATATCAAAAGGAAGGTGCTTGGCATTCGGTTGAAGAATTGCCGGAGTACAACAGACGCATTGTCGGTCTGACTAAGGTTCGTAAGCGTTTCAAGCATCTGAATTTCTTAGGCGAGGAATGGTGGAATAGGTTCACGAAATCAAACGCCATCTATAAATGGGCTTATGTGGATGATTTGATATGATAGTAATCGTAGAAATCCATAATGCTATTTTGTTTTAAAGGTTTGCCCCATCACTATATATAATAATGTAGTGGTGGGTTTTTTTTTGTTAACGTCAGCAAATTATTTGTTTGTACCATTATAGAGTGTTAAAATATAGAAGAAATACATTAAATAATTTGCACATTTCAAATATTCTTTGTATCTTTGCATTGTAATTAAGAAACAAGGTTACTAATTTTAAAAAGGTGAGACACACCATAAAAACTGTAAGAAGAAAGTGGAAAAGAATAATGCTTATGTAGAGGTGTTGGCAAAGATTGCCAGCCTCATGGGTAGAACAAAGGAGTCTATCCAGATGTCGTCTTCAAATACTCATACGAGTATTACGATGTTTGCCGAAAATAATAGCAAGATTATTGGAAATTGGTATTTTGATGCTTCCGATAGCAAGGAGTTGGTGGATGCTACTTTCAATGGTCTGAAGGCTTTGGTTGAGTCTCTTGAGCACAATAAGAGCAATGACGGACAAGCAGCGTAAGTACATAGAAAGTCTTATCAAGAAAGTGTTTCGTAATGCAGATTCGCAGAGCGAAATACTTTCCAGATTGGATAGGGTTAAGATTTCAAGCCATCAAGCTTCAGTAATGATACATGCATTGAAGTTAGAGTGCAACATCGGTCGCTCTGTTCCGGCATATATGTTAATGGCAAACAATCTAAATCCAAAAATGGATGAGTTCTTTAGTATATTAGGGTACGATGAATGACGTATTCTTCAAGAAGAAAAGAAGTTGATATGAAAAAGGTAATTATGATAATAGCCGTTGCCGCCATTTTGGTAGGTTGTAAAGGTAAGGGTACAAGAGTCCAGATCTCGGATTCTGTTGACAAATTCAAGGTCGAGAAATTGTTCGTTGTAGATAGTATAACAGTGTACAGGTTTTATGACAAAGGAAATGCTATCTATTTCACTAACCGGAAAGGTAGGGTAGATGCAACCCATTCTGAGTACAATCCGGTTACTCATACATACAATGACGAGGTTAACGAAACTTTATGTGAAGGAGATTGAAAATGAATAAACGAAAATGCAAGAAGTTATTCTACAAGGAGAGTGCTAAATGGCTTTTGAAAAGAGGTTGGACTGACGGTTATATAAGTCCTAATACGATAAAATATGTAGTAAGAAAGTTAGAAAAACTCACAAAGTTAAAACTTTTATACTACTTACATAATAAAGTTGAAGAAGATTGCTTTGTGATAAGGAAGGAGGTGGGCAATGACTAAATGGTACTCTGCAAAAGAAGCTCCAAACTACGAAGAATGGATTCTTACAGAATGGTATGATGGAGACGATGGATGTATTAAGTACGAAGCTGATTATCTTTACTGTTTTGTTTATTGGAAAGATTATGTAAAGAGAAACAACATCACAAAGTGGTGCTATATTGATGATTTACTGCCAAAGAAAGGAGATGAGTAATGAAAACATTTATCTTTGATGTTATGCTCGACGGAAGATTCATCTGTACTCTCAAATACGAGTACAGTCCACTCTTCCCGATTGACCTTGAGGAGTTAGAAAAGTTCATTCTTGACAAGAGACCAAGTTTAAAAGGTAAGGACTATAGAATTGCGTTTTGATTATTAAAGAATATAAATTAGGCGATAAGATTGTACTTGAAGTAGTGCAAATTTCCCAAAGTCAAAGTAAACGTTGTAATGGTTGTTATTTCCGTGAAAATAACTGTTTGTGCCCACATTTATTATGTGGTGGTTTTGAACGTTCTGATGGAAGAAATATAATCTTTAAAGAAATAAAGGAGTAAAGGTATGAGCAGAAAATTAATGAATTTGGCTTTGATGTATACTGCTATCACTGCTTATGCTAGTGAGTATCCGTTTGGAAGCCCAAGTCCTAGACTTGATACACCGAAAGGCAACATTCCATCCGATAAACAGAAGTGTCAGCCAAAGGCACAGCTTGAGTTTACCATCAAGGGTGTTAAGATTATGGCAGCATCTAAGAAGGATGCTATTAAGAAGTATAATCATCGTAAAAAGTAAAGCGTATGAATGAAATAGAGAAAATATGTAAGGAAATCCAATGCCCACACTTTATTGTATGGAACTTCGGATGTGGTGATTGTATATCTTGTAAGCTGCAAGGGAAAAGCTACAATATAGAGTCTGTAGCCGATGATTGTCCTTATAAGGCTAATTTCAATAAGCTTAAAGAATAATCGTATGGATAAATATATTCTAGGAGATTTAGTGACAAATAAGTACTATACAAAAGTTTTAATAGTAATAAGAACTGTTAAAAATATGGTGTGCATTCGAAATCGAGATGCTTTTTCAGATACATATCTTTCACATAAAGATGATGTAGTACCAATGCTCCTTACCACTGAGATTCTAGAGAAGAATGGGTGGAAGAAAGAAGCGATGAGCAGAGGTGTAAGAGATAGGCATTTGGTATATACAAAACCCGATATTGAAGAATATGGATATTTCCCTATTTACATAGAAAAAGGTATCGGTGATGAGTTTGATGTATATCCGTTTACTGACAATAATGTATGTAAACCAATTGCATACATTAAGTATGTTCATCAGTTGCAGCACCTTCTCTTCGGTCTAGGACTTAACTCAGAAATGGAGGTGTAGGTATGGATGCAATGTATCAAGTTTGTAAATACTGCAAGCATGCAAAACCAACTGAAACAGATTTACTTTATTGTGAGATTTGGAAACGGAAGGTATGTGAGCATGAAAGTTGTGACGGAGATTCAGAAAACTATTTTGAATAAGTTTATAACGCCTTCGGGCATAAAAGATATTAGTATGAAAATAAGTGATTTGATTAAAAGCTTAGAGAAAATAAAGGCAAAACACGGAGACTTACCTATTGCTTTTGAGATAAGCGATGATGATTGCTGTCCTATAAAGAAACTACACGTCACAAAGGTATATGACGATGATAGTACTGTTTCAGAAGCAGGTTTCTGTGAGGTAAGAAACTTAGGTGTAGGAGAGAAGTATTTAAACATTAGCGATATGTTAGGTGGTTAACGCCTTCAGACATAAATAGATAGAATATGACAGTACAAGAATTAATTGACAAATTATCAAAGGTAAAGGATAAGACTATGGAAGTTCACTTTCCTTATTCTCATGGAACACAAGAAAACGGACAACCTCTAAAGATTGACGAGGTATCAGTATATGATGATTGTGTTATACTTTATGATTAACCATCCGCAAGGATATAAATAGATAGAATATGACAAAAGAAGAATATCAAAAGAAATATGGGATAGGTAAAGAACCTCCACAAGCCCTTGTTGCTAGACTTGAATTCAATATGAAACAAGTGAGATTTTATCAAGCCCAAGTAGCAGCAGACCAAGAGACGATTAAAAAGTATCTTGAAGGAGGCTTTGATGGGGAAGGCGAGTAATTAACCATCCTCTATGAGGATATAAAATAAATTGATATGGAAAAGTATATTGGAACAAAAGTTGTATATGCCACTCCAGCGTGGCGAGTTGATGGCAAAGTGTATCTTAAAGATGAGGCTGTGCCAAGGTCAATGAACCGTGAAGACGGCTATAAAGTTGTCTATGAAGGCGGTTATGAAAGTTGGTCTCCCAAGGACGTGTTTGAGAAGGCTTACCATAAGGTTGGTGTAATGGACTTTGGCGGTGCTATGCATTGCTTAAAGGCTGGTCTTGCAGTAAGACGTAGTAGTTGGGTTTGTGAAGGAATATTTGTTGTTAAACAGATTCCTTGCAGAATAGATGCTGACATCATCCCAGGAATGCAATCACTCCCTCAATCTGCCAAAGACATTCTTATGATACGTAAGGATCCTCATATTGACTATACTAATCAGCTATTGCTTATACATCAATCAGGTCGTGCCGATTCTTGGACAGCCTCATCTAGTGATATTTTTGCTGATGATTGGGAAGTTGTAACTAGGTTGTCATAACATTAAGCAAAAATAACATGAAAGATTTTAGAGGAAAAGAACTCAAAGAAGGTGATATTGTTGTCTTCTTTGAATGCACAAGTACTAGAGCCGGTCGACTGATTGAAGCTCAGGTCGTAGGAAGCTGCAAGCGTGGCAGATATGACTGTGTTGAAATGAAAATTCTCAGTGGAAGACAATATCGCATTGGCGACATTGAAGTACGTGCCGAGCATAATGTAGCAAAATTATAAAAATAAACAGTATGGAAGATTATCAGAAAAGAATGTGCGAAGAGCACGATGAGCTAGTAGAGCGTTTAAGCAAGTTGAACGCTGCCTTGAAAAAGGAAGGTTTCTTGCAGAAAGTTGGCGAGTACCAGTATAAGCTAATGGTAAAACAGTCTGTAGGTATGACTGCCTACCTTGAAGCTTTGGAGTATCGTATGGCAGATATGAACTTGGATTTCAAGAAATGTACTGCCGTAAGTCTTAATTTGAAGTAACTAACCGCCCTCTTCTGTAAAAGGGAGAGGGCAAAAAAAAGAAATATGGAAGAAAGAAGAATATTAATTACTTATGATGAAGCTAGAGAATGGTTTAATGGTGATAATGAATCACTTAAAGAAATTGCGCTTAAAGCCTTTAGTGAAAGAGAATTAACACATAACTTTAGAGATATTATGACCTTCAAGAAAGCTTGTGATGCACTTGGTTATAACTATGATGATATTGTATCTAAAGTAAAAAGTATAGCTGAGATTAGTAAAGCTTCTGCTGCTATGTTCAAATTGAATATCATCAGAAAGGCACTTAATCTTAGATACGATATGCACATTAGTAAAAATGTAGAGGATGAAAACTATAATCACAATCCTTTTTTGAGACTCGTTATAAAGGGTTCAACTTGTCGTCGTAGTGACTTAGATAGAAGTAAACAAGCAAAACTTGGTGAATTTATAAGTGAAGGAATTACTTATGAAATTTTTAATGGAGGCGATAGCTCTTGTTGTGACTATAAAGGTTTGAGTGACTTTTATCCTGACTCTCAATTTGGTTATGTTAGTGCTGATAAAGGATTTCTGGGTTGCGCTACAGAAGATGTAAGTAGGCATCTTGGTAAATACTTTGGTATGCTTATCATAGAAGCTATGTATGCTGATATGGTAGATTTTGAGATTATTGAAGAGAAATATAAAATATAATCTCTCCTTGATAACAGGGAGAGGGTAAAAAGAAGAGAATATGGCAGAGATTATTTACTTTGGAACAAATGGATGCTCAGGGCATTATCCTATTGGCATTGACAAAACGCTGACAGGGGCAGAGTATGAGATATGGAGCGAATGCGATAATGAAACTTGGATAAATAATATCCGAAAGAATCCTGGTCGCCACATTATTAAACATCACGGAGAGTTTTATACAAATTATGGTGTTCCGTTCTCTGTAGATGACGACAGAGGTGGTAGTCATACCGAACTATTTTGGAAAGGCATTCATTCGGAAGAAGAAATCGTCAACTTGATAAAGAATAATCAGTTTTTGGCAAGGCAATTCAAAATGGATGAGGCAATTAAAGATGTGGCAACAGTTTGTGGAGTCAGGTACGAAGATATTAAATCTGCGATAAACATGACACAAGCATTCGCAGGTGGTAAAAAGAAGAGAATATGATAATTTTAATAAAATTAGGAATCTTTCTCGTAATTGTTACTGTTGGTCTAGGAATGGCACTTATATATGATAATGTAATGTATTATTAAATATATATCTAGTAATAAAAAAAGATATGGCACAAGAAGGATGGATATGCCCTAGATGTGGAAAGGTAAACGCACCTTGGGTAATGCAATGTTCCTGTAATAGGGACACTCAGATATTACCTAAAGTCGGTGCTCCTTACTATGAAGGAGACCAAGCAACGTGTAACACAAAGGAGGATAAGCAATGAGTAAAGAAAAAGCGATAGTTCACATAAATAATGTGTCCAAGCTGATTGGCTCAAAAAGAATAAAATTGAGTGAAGGTATGGCAATTCATATTCAAAACGAGTTAGTCTTGGCACTTAAAGAGTTGGAGGATGTGTAAGAAATGATATTTAATCAAAGTGATTATGGATAAGAAGAAAGTTGAAAAGCTGATAGAGAAAACTATCCGTTTTACAAAAGTTACAGATGATGACTACATACAAGGAAATGTAAAAAGTTACATCATAGACACATTGCAGGTAGTCTTGAAGGAAATCTCCAAGTCTGACTGGGTATCTGTTGAGGATGGGTTGCCACCTTATGGAGAAGAAGTCTTTGTAACAAGCAAGATGGCTCCTGATAATGTTTACAAAAACAGAAGAGTGGAATGCACTACCGTCCCAAAAGATGATAATGACTTCATCATCTCTTGGGAAGGGAGAATGGCTCGTATCACTCATTGGAAACCTATTAAGAAATTGGAGGATTGAGTATGACAAGAAATGAAGCAATGGCTAGCTGACCAACTAGGCATCAAACCAAAGATAGAGGTTAGATACATAAAGCCACAAGTTATTAAGCTTCGTTCAAGAGTTACAATGTCAAATTTTGAAATGCAATACTATTGCCGTGACAAATCTGGCATGGAGCAATTGAAGAGAAGAGCAATAGAAAGTGTGTATGATGAAATTCTTAAGGGAATGAAGGCAAATGGATTGGTTTCCATTTCGCAATATAAAGACATCTATACAAATAGCACAATTTATGAGGGGACATGTAATATTTATAAAAACAAGTAGTATATGAAGATAAGACAAGCTAAGAAAATCTTGAATATGATGGCGAAAGGAACGGACACACGTTACTTCGATTCAAAATATACATTCAAGAAAGAGAGTAGATTCATTCCTAGATTAAAGAATCTCTATCAGAAAGCAACTATCAGATGGAATAAGGTAAATATGCCGAGCGCCAACGTTAGTTTGTTTCGTTCAATTTTGAGAACTTCAAAGGAATGCGGTCGTTGTAAACATTTCAATGGTATGTTCGCAGGAAGATGTACTAAACTACATGAGTATGTTGAAAGCAGCGATTGGTGTCATGGAACGTTTTTCCATAGAAAGTGAGGTTGATATGAAAATAAGACAAGCTAAGAAGATAATGAAGCAAGTCTATAAGACTAGATATTGGGCTTATAGGCAAGGCTATTATTGTGGCAAGAAAGATGCTGGAAAGCTAGCCGGAGACCATCGTTTGTTAAAGGCTATGCGTCTTACAAAGAAGTGGAAAAGCCGCAAGATACGAAACGAAGCGAATAAAATGTTGAAGAAAAATCCGTTAAAACCGAGGGATCTTCAACGTAGTGTTTTAAGATTAATGGGATATGGATGTAGCAAAGCTTAATCGTAAAATTCTAGGTGTAGACCTAGAATACAAAAATGTTTATATTGATGCGGAGAATACGAGGATGATACGTGCCAAATTACCTGAAGGGCATTGCGATTTGGTTCGCACAGATGTGTGGAATGGTCGTGTGAATCATCCGGAAGAGCATGATATTGTAAAATATACGGCAATCTCTTGGTATAGAGAAGAATTTGTCGGTGGAGTTGATTTAGGTCGCAACTACATGCATGCTAAATATAAGTTCTTCGAGTTGGTAGTGAACAAAAAGTATATTTTGGAAATGAAACAAAAGAAAAATGGTAATAATAGATAATAAGTTAGTTCTTAATATTCCTAAAGGAATGGAAGTGGACGTTGAAAAAAGTGACTTGAAAGCGGGTATTATAGCATTTAAGAAGAAGCTCTTCAGCTATGAGGATGTTATAGCTACTTTGATAGACCGTGGTCTTAGCCCTGTCGTTGCTAATGTTACTAATAGTAATGTAAAGAAAATTGTAGCATTGGATAAGTTAATGGATATAGCTAAGTGTTATAATGAAGATTGGAAACCGGATTGGAATTCTAATGAACATAAGTATAATATCATGCGAACCAGTGAATATGATATTACTTCTAGTAGTGATTATAACGAAGGAGCAATTTACTTCAAGAACAAAGAAGATGCCCAAGCCGTTATTGATAATCCGAATTTCAGAAGCATTCTTGATGCAATCTATAAGGACTAAGGCTTATGAAGGAAATGTTCTTTAAAAGTGTAAAGTTCCGTGAAGTTCAGCATTTGGCATTCTCGGATGAATATATAACTGCATACGTATCGGTGAACCATGTTCCTAAGATACACCTAAGTGTAAATACACCTCGTGATGAATATGGGTTTGCGAAAGGTAAATCAAAGCGTTACTTTAGAGTGGGGTTTGGAAAATGGCTCACCGAACGAGCGTTTGTTAAGAAATATTTTAGTGAAGAATAAATGAATATAAAAAAGTCAGATATGGGAAATAAGATTAATGTAGCGGAAATCCTAAAGGATAAGTCGCAAGGAACTAAGTTGTACGACTTATTACGCAATATAGACGTAGAGTTAGATAAAGTCCACACAACAGACGTTGGTACTTATATAGAATGTACATCAACTAATGAAGTAGGCAGTACTCTTTTGTTTGATTATTCAAAACTAGGTACAGAAAAATGCTGGCTTGAAGGCTTACGGATTCTCCTTCCTTCTAAGAATATGCGTGACTGGGGCAAATTCGCATGGAAGAAGGGCGATGTGCTTATCAATAGTTGTGGATTTCAGTGCATTTTCAAAGAATGGGCATCTGATGATTATACAAAGTTCAACGGATGCTATTCTAATAGTAGGGATGGTTACGAAGACGTATCAAATGCAGAAACAGCTAAGTTTGACAAGTTAGATAACAATATTGCCTATGGATATGTCAGAGAGATTGAAAGAAAATTAGGTGGCATACTAAACCTTGAAACTTTGGATATTGAGAAGGCTCAGCCAGAGTTCAAGGATGGTGATATACTATGTGTAATTGAAAGTTCTAACAATTATCACTATATACTTATATACGAAGGTCAAGATGATGAACATATTTATCGCTATGTAACAATGCTTGAGAATAATTCTTTAATTATAGAAAAGGGTTCTTATTTTACAAAACCAAAAGACTATTCTATGCGCTATGCCACAGAAGAAGAGAAGCAGCAGCTCTTTGACGCTCTCGCAAAGAAAGACAAGGCTTGGGATGCTGAGAAGAAAATGATTGTTGATTTGAAGAAAAAAGTCGAGCTTAAACCTTTTGATAAGGTTGTAGTAAGATGTAGCGAAGCAGATAGATGGTCTATAGATTTCTTTAGTTATAAAGCACCTAACGGATATATATGTACAGGAGACGCTTGGTTTGGATATTGTCTTCCTTACAATGAGGAGACTGCAAAGTTAATAGGTACAACTAAAAATATGGAGGTTTAAGATATGGACGAAGCTTTTAAGAAGGAACTTATAGAGCATTGTAAAAGGCAAATGCAACGCTTTGAGAGAATGGGAAGAACAGATTCTTTCGCATATAAAGAACATGCTGTTTTACTTAGTTTTCTTGAACGTCCATATTTACCTTTTTAATATAGTAATAGTTATGATAGACATAAAGAAAAAAATCCAAGCCGCCAGAGATTACGCAAGAAAAAGCTATCGTGTAATCAGAAAGGTTAGCAAAAACGGCTTTATGGTTCAAAGAGATAAAAATGCCGATAAGCATTTCTTGGATGGCATTGATTGGGCAGAGAAAGAGATATTCAAAGATTTGATTCATAATGCTAACGAAGTTCCTCAAATTGGCAGAGGAAGGATTCTTGCATACTCAAGAGACTGCGGTTATAGAAATCTTTACAACCTATACGATATGATGTACAAGACTGATTGCGGCACATATCAAGAAATGTGGGAATTAGAAGTTAAAGCTTACTATTTGGATGGTTGGATATACGCAGATGAATTGTTTGACTTAATTATCAAAGGAGGTGATAGCAAATGACCGATGCAGAATTTAATAAGTTTGTGCTTATGCTAGAGAATGAAGCGTTTCGGTTTTCGAGAAGCTAAAACGAATTTAAGGAACATCGAGTAGTGATAGAACAGTCTTTCAAGATAGGAGGGATGTTCATCCTTCGAGAGTTGGAAAAGTATTTTAATCAAAAGAAGTAAGCGTATGATATTATATGAGAATCAATGTTTTGAGCTTTTAAAAGCTTTGTGTTATAGTGTCCCACAGAATCCAAATGTCGGTAGGTTTGAGATTGCAAACGTGATACTTGACACATTACAAAAAATAAAAGATGCGGATTAACAGCTTTCGGGCACAAATTTAAAGATAATGACAAAGGAAGAAATATTGGAAAAGGCATCTGATTTTGAGGATGAAGATGAGTTTGTGAAGTGTGATAGATTGCCGTTCACTGAAGAATTGTGGCTTTTACATCAGCTAGTGTATATCGGCTTGTCTTGCACCTATACAGGTCGTGGCTATATAATTGAGAAACTTAAAGATTAGTAAAATGGAAGCGAATGATTATTTGAAGGCTATGCAAGCTATGGACGAATTGGATAGACTTGTAACTAGTGTATATCCGGATAAGTTCAAGTTGGTCTGCAAGAAGCATGGAATAGATGAATGCGAGGCGATGAACATGTATTCGTACTTGCAAAAGATGCAAAAAGGTCAGTCTTGGTTAGTTAGATACAAGCCATTGGAATATCTAGAGCGTGTATTAACACTAGCCAAAGAAGCTTATGCGTCTTACATGAACAACGGCTTGATTCTAAGTATGGTCAATTTTGGTGATAAGTACACAAGAATACTTGTAATCTTTGAGAAAGATGGCGTGAGAAGCCAACAGGAATTTGACCTTAGAGAGCAAAGAACATATGTTGATATAGCGGACTTTATTGGAAATGGTTACTCCATCGTATCTGTTATCCGTCAGTCTGACAATGTTGACAGCGAAAAGTTTGTTGGAGAAAAGGATGAGCGAAGTCATAGTATTCCTATTTACGATGGTGATGTAATGCTTTGTTACGTGAATAAACCGGAATTTTGGAGTTCCGATTGGCGTAATAGCGGACTTTATATTTGTGAGAGTGGCTCATATCATAGATTGCTATACACCCCGAATAAGGGATATGTAAGACACGGAGAGCCTGATGTAGATGAAGACTTCACCCTTGATATTGAGGAAGAATCCTTCAGTAGTTATGTTATGACTTTAGACCAGTCTTGGTATAAGTTGGGTAATATTCATGCAGGTATAGGCTTTTTGAAGGAGAAAGAATAGAAGAGTAAAAGGAGAGGAATATCATTTCCCCTCCTTTGCATTAATTTCCAGTTCGATAGGCTTGCCACAATGAGGGCAGAAGATAGCCGGAGACTGCGGAACGGATGGCTGCTCTAGTTGAACCTTTTGCAATTGCTCATCTGTAAGAAGTTGCCAATCCTCTATATTTAATGCAATAGCAATTTGATGTAATGAATCTATACTGGGAGTTGTTTTGCCATTTACTATAAGTGAAATGGCATTAGCGGTAACTCCTATTGCATCTGCTAATGATTTAGCCTTCATTTGGCGTAAATCTAGATAATACTTAATGCGCTTACTTATATTAATAAGGTATTCGCTTTTAATGTTGCTTTTTATCATAAAGTAATATTTTGATTATTTAGGTGCAAAGATACAAAGAAATAAAGTAATAATGTGCTAAAAGCTGTAAAAAGTAAGTAATAGTTAGATAATAAAGGTTAAAAATAAAGTAATATGTTGATTTTTCTCTCAAAATATTTGGTGATTATACAAAAATTACTTACCTTTGCAATGTCTTTAAGAGATAAAGGCTTTAAAGTTTAACTATTAATTGCTGTTATGCAGCCGAGTCGGCACTCGTAAAACGGTATAGTGATTATGGCTACTACATTAAGAAATACATTGAGTGAGGTAATGAAGCTTGCTTGGCAGTTCATCAAGAAGAATGGCTACACAATGAGCGAGGCTTTAAAGGTCGCTTGGATGAACATCAAGCTGAAGGGTCAGATGAAGAAGCGCATCGTGAAGTTCTACTTTCAGAAGGTTGATGGCAGCTTGCGTGAGGCATTCGGCACATTGAGCGAGAAGGTTATCCCAGCTACACAGGGTGCAGGTCGCAAGATGAATGACACTTGCCAAGTGTACTTTGATACCGAGAAAGAAGAATGGCGTTGCTTCAAGAAGGCAAACCTTATGAGAGTTGCATAACAGATTTCTAACGATTTAAAAAGAAACTAGATATGAGCGCAAAGATTATCGTGATGCAAGGCAACATGGTTGCAACCATCGAAGAGACGAACAAGGACGCATTTATCAAGCGTGGTGAGTATAAAGAGACCGATCTGGACAGACATAAGCGTGAGGTCGATTTCTTGATTACAAGCATCGCAAACCGCTACGAAGTGACATTCAATCACAAGGTAGAGCTGAAGGAAAGCCGAAGCATCAAGAAAAGCGAATATTTCGATAACATTTACTACGTTACCGAGAATGCATTGAACAAGCTGAAAAAGCAATACTCATACGAGTGTGACTTGTAATAGATTTCGTGAGGCACACGCTAAACTGCACCGGACTTTGAATATTAAACATTAAGAGATATGAATAAGAATTTGATGGATGCTCTTTACGTTAAGCATGATGGCAAGATTGGCGTTTTAAGCTCAGATGAACGCAAGGTGGTATCACAAGTTATCGGCACGGATTTGACGATAGTGTACGACAAGAATGAGTGCAATACGTACCTTTTAATACCACTAACCCGAAACCATAAGTTCGAATGCAAAAGTAGCCACATTATCGTGGATGGCAAGCGGTTCGATTCGGACATCTTCTTCCGCAAGGATGCTTGCCAATGGATTGAGATTGACAAAGAAACGTTATCTAAGGTAGCATAATAAATAAGGAGGTTTAAGCGATGAAAGTATATGTAGTAATTTCTTCATACCAACATGGGTTGGGTGAAGCAGTGGAGGTTGATGCAGAAGTCTTCTCTACCATAGATAAGGCAAGAAAAGCGATAGAACACAAAGGGATGAACACTTTGGAGAATTACAAGCGAGTTTTAAATTGCGATGATTATCTATACAATATCTCAGATTCTTTCTTCCATATCTCAGACAGCGAAGGAGAAACGTGGGACAATTTTGACATCGTAGAACAAGAATTAAAATAATAAAGCTATGAAGATTGATTTTATCAAAAATGTTATAGAAGTTGCGAAGAAGTGTGGTTGCCTTGTGACAATTACACTTGTAAATGGGCAGGTATCTCATGTAAATTTTAGTAAGCATATAAAGAAGTTTACTACTACAGATGATGTTATCTACAACGAAGAGGAACATATTGTGACAATAATTGATACGGATGGAAGTTGTGACTACATTGATAGCGATTCCATCATTCGCATATTTAGTAAAAAAGGTGTTTAACAATTGATTAGATAAGAATATGGATGCAGGTCATGTGAATGTGATATTGGGCGAAGCCGAGAATAAAGGTCTTAGAGGAAATATCAACTTGGTAGGTGGAGCAAAGATAAGTTTCGACTTCAATAGTGTTGGTGGTGAAACCTCTTTCAATTGCAATACAAAGAACAGAACACTTATGATTGGGAGTGGAAGTACAGTAGTGTTTACACGTAAATATATTGATTGTAGCTCTATTCAGTATATTGAAGTGTTTGAACGTACAAAATAATTATAGGAGACAAGAATATGAATATACTAGACTGTTATGAGGTTGTCACCTCAAAGATTTTCAAGTTGGAAAGCATGAACGAGGGGCTTGTATTGATAGCACCGGAGCAGGAGGTAGATGGAGTCCGTTCCTTGATGGTGGGATTATATGTTCCTGAGCATGAACGATACAAGATGTACACTTTCCGTTCCTCTATGAATGAGGGTGAACTAAGTGACAAGTACAAGGCAATGGTCGGCTCAATGGATGTGCTTAAACCGGATTGGGACAGAATTAGAAAGAAAAGACGGAAGAGGATTTAACCTCTTACCGCCTTAAGGATGCAAGCTATTTCAAGATTATTTTTAGAAAACATGAAAATAAATTAGAGTTTCCTTGTATTTCTCGAAGGTTTTTGTTACCTTTGCGGATGCAAATAATAAAACAATGAGCTTATGAAAGTATTATCAATTCGTCAGCCGTATGCTTGGTTAATCGCTATCGGCTGCAAGACCATTGAAAACAGAACCTGGAATAGAAAGTTCCGTGGTCGTTTCCTTATTCATGCTAGCCAAGCCAAACCCGAAAAACTTGACGGATGGCAGGAGAGCGCAATGAAGAAATATTGCCAAGAGCATGGTATTGTTATTCCGGACTTCAAAGACTTACCAACGTCAGCCATTATCGGCAGTGTAGAATTGGATGATATTCAATTTCATGAGGCTTATCCGGATGCGTTTGCTGAAGATTTCCAATATCATTGGTTCTTGAAGAATGCTAAATTGTTCGATGAGCCGATTAGAAACGTCAAAGGCAAGTTATTCCTCTGGGATTATGAGTACAATGAAGCCGAAAAGTAAAATAACAATACTTATGTAATAAAAATACAAGTCGTTGGAAATTAGCGCAAAAGTGCTTGTGGGTCTAAGAGGTAAATAAGGAAATAATATAAACATATTGTAAAATATTGAAGTTATGAAGAAGAAATTGATTATTGCCATCATCGCAGCTATCGTTGTGCTAGGTGGCGGCATTGGTGGCTATGTGTATCATTCTAACCAAGTTAAGGCAGAAAAAATGGCTAATTACAAGAAGGCGTTGTCTGATTATCGCTTCAATAGCAACAGATTAATATATTCTTTGGATTTCGTAGTAACGGATTTTATAATCAATTGGAACTCGGCTATAACGAATAAAAAGGCTATGAACACAAAGAACGAAATCGTTCCTTGCTCCGATTTCGAGGATGCCGTTTCTTTTCGATATGCCTTCTATGATAAGTATGGCGCATATAAGATTTTAGATAGCGTATATGTCTCATTAGGAAAACATTTGGAAAAGATGCGTGTAAATGCTAATGAAGAACAGCAAAAAATCGTAGAAACCTGTAGTAATGAATACAGGGAGTTGAATAATGCTATTGTTCTTGTGAAAAAGCCTTATGGCGCATTGGTGCAATATTCTAAACAGAAAGGAGACTTATTCTTTAAACTTTATGCTTTTGATAGCGAATTGGCTAAAGTTTCTCCATTGGAAGAAGATAAGGGCGATGAGAGAACAAAAGCAATGAATATGGAATTATACGGAACGCATTTGTTTGTTACGGCAGACTTTGACAAAGAACCGCAAAAGGCAAAAAAGCAAAGTTATACGTTTAGTAACATCACTACAAATTGGATTTATTTAAAATGATGGTTCTATTTTAATATAGCGTAATCTTTAAAATAGGTTTCTAAAAAAAAATAAAGTTCAAAAGAACAAAGAAATACACTAAATAGTTTGCGTGTTTCAGAAATTATGCTTACCTTTGCAAACGAAATCAGAAATGGTTTTGTAGCTTCCATATTGCATTCTCTACATTAGCGATATTGGTAGCTACGTTTATACATAAGGCAATAGCTTTATAAGCTAGAAGTCATTAAATGAAGTGCAGTGTACAACAGAAAAGTGGTGTGAAGTGTAGTGGAGTGCGGTGAAGTCTAGTGTAGTAGGGTAAAGTGCAGTATGGTATAGTAAAGTATAGTACAGTATGGAGAGCCATCCTTTGGGGTGGCTCTTTTTGTTAATTGTGGTTAATATAACAAAAATGTTACCATAAAATTTGGTTGTATAACAAATATGTTATATCTTTGCATTGTCTTAAGGACAAAAGAGTTCTTGTAACAATGAAGAAAAGCGAATTGATTAAGAGACTGAGAGAAGCGGGATGCTTCCTGTCTCGACAAGGTTCGGGACATGAAAAATGGACTAATCCTAAAACGGGAAAGTCTCAATTCGTGCCAAGACACGCTAGAGAGGTCGCCACAGGCACCGCTCATAGTATTCTAAGAGAATTGGTTGGGGAGTAATCCCCACCTTTCTCTCTTCATTGCTTAAAGGACTCTTTTTTATTGAGAAGATAAACGAATATATATATGAAGAAGATTAAAGTTATTGTAGAACAAGCCAAGGATGGGTCTTTTTGGTGTCATACCGAAGATGGCATAGGTAAGGTTGGTTTAAACTCTTGTGGAGAAACTGTTGCCGCTGCGAAGCAAGATTTAATGGATTGTTTGGCGTTGGCAAAAGTGGATGCAAAAGAGAATGGAGAAGTGTTTCCGGACGTTGAATTTGAATACAAGTATGACTTGCAATCTTTCTTTAATTATTTCTCTTTCCTCAATGTGTCAGAGATTGCAAAACGAGCAGGTGTCAATCCTTCATTGATGCGTCAGTATAGTAAAGGCATAAAGCAAGCTGGCGAGAAAACTTATGAACGTTTGGCGCATTGCATGAATGAAATAAAAAAAGATTTGGTAGCCGCTACCTTTTAGGCGTGTGGCTTCATTGTTGCAATAGATAAAGAACTCAGAGCCTTCTGCATGTGAATGTGGAAGGCTCTTTTTTTTGTACCCAACCTTAATCTTTGCACTTAAATTTTTTGTGAAATAGCACACATTAATTCTTTCGTTATTCCTTTGAATATTAGCTAATTTTGCCAATAAAATTATAAAATATGGCAGAATTAAGATTCGATGTCAAAGCAAATTTTGAGGAGGTTACGAAACTTCGTTCCGAGTGTGAAAAGTTGAGGGCTGAGTTGTTGAAGACCAATAAGTCAACCGACCCAGCTATTGTTGCGGATTTGACGGAAAAATATGCGGATGCTAGCAATCGCTTAAAGGACTTGACACAAGCTGCTTCAAGAGCCGCTTACGTGATGTCTTCCGAGTTTAATAAGAAGATGCAAGCAGCCGCAAGGGAAGTTTATAGCTATGAACTTCAAATGCAAGCTACCAAAGACCGAATAGAGAAAATCCAACAGCAAATCACGAACAAGAGATTAACTCTAGGAGTTACAACGGATAAGTCATCCATAGATTCTTTACAGAAGAATATTGACTATTTGAAAGGCTCTTTGGCAGGTCAAACAACTCAGTTGAAGAACTTAGAAGGGGGTGCTGTCGGTGCTCGTCAGACCTTGGAGAATATGCGGAATGAGTATGTTTTGTATGCAGGTTCAGCAAATCCGGCAAAAGAGGCAACAAATATGTTGACCGATAGCATGAGCCAAATGATAGAACGTATGAAGTCCGCTCCAACTGCCGGAGAGAGCATGTCTAGCTTGTTCCAAAGGGTAACGGGTGATGCTCACATGCTTTCGGCAACATTACTTGGTGGTTTAGGATTTGAGCAACTGGCAGGTAGTATCTTTAATACTCGTTCTCAATTCCAACAACTTGAAATATCTTTCAATACCATGCTTGGTAGTGCGGATAAGTCTAAACAATTGATGGATGAACTTATCCAAACGGCAGCTCATACGCCTTTTGACATGTCCAGTATTACGAGCGGAGCAAAACAACTTTTGGCATACGGAACGGAAGCGAAAGATGTTAATAAAACTCTTGTTCAGCTAGGTGACATTGCTTCGGGCTTGAACATTCCGCTTGGAGAACTTGTTTATCTTTACGGAACGACCGTTTCGCAAGGAAGAATGTTTACAATGGATTTGCGTCAGTTCATGGGTAGAGGTGTTCCATTAGCAGAAGAATTGGGTAAAATCTTACACCAAAACACAACTGAGGTTCAAGAGTCTGTTTCTAAGGGAAAAGTCACATCAGACATCTTCAAGGAGGCTATCGCTAATATGACGCAAGCTGGCGGTCGTTTCGGAGGCTTGATGGAGCAACAATCAAAGACATTGGAGGGTCAGTGGAGTAACATTGGCGATTCCATCCAGCAAGCGTTTAACGAAATCGGCAAAAAATCCGAGGGCGTGTTCTCTAGTGGATTGTCAATTATTTCTGCTATGGTAGAGAATTGGCAAGAAGTCATTAAAGTAATTGGAGTTGCGGTCGTTGCCGTTGGCAGTTATCGTGCATCATTAATGGCGGCTGCTTCTATCCGTAAGGCAGAAGAGGCTCAGCAAGCCGATGATATGATGAAGGGAATTGATGCTGAAATTAAGCGTTTGCAAGACCTTGAGAAATCAAACTATAAGTCGTTGGGTAAGGATAAAAAGCAAGAGCGAGTAAATAAACAACAAGACTTGGCAAGTGTTGTTGGAGATACCGCTGTGTCCGATGATTTTGTAAAGGCAAGATTAGATGCTGCTGAACAAGAGGGTGTTATTACGGCAGAAATGCGTTCCCAGTTAGAGATGAAACGTGAACTCTTACAAGCTCAACAACAAGCAACAGCACAAAGCCAGATAGAACTTGATGAAGAAAAAAGAAAGACAGAGGAACTTCGTCAACAAAAAATAGAGTCTATTAAAGATGATTTGAAGACTACTACGGAGAAAATATCAAATCTTGATGATAGGGATGTAGAGTTGGCTAGACAATATACATCAGCTTTGAATGATTTACAAGATGCCCAAGATGCCTTTGCTGAGGCTCAAAAATTGGTTGAGGAAACTGCTGGTGGCGCAAACTTGGCTTTTGATGCAGAGGGTAATGCCGTGAATGCGCTAGAAGCAAAAGAACGTTTGGAAACGGCAACAAAACAAGTGAATGCTGCTCAAACAAAGATTTCGACCATTGAAAGCGAACGTAAGACGATTGCTCAAACAAAGGAGAATTTGAGTAAGCAACAGTCTACGATACAAAATAATATAAATACCATTTCTCAAACTTCTAATACCACTGCAAAGAAAGCTGGGATATTGGCGACCACAACAGCCACTATCAAAAATGCGCTTTATGCAGCAGGTACAAAATATACGACTACGGTAGTTAATCTTTTTTCTAGTGCGGTAAGAAGTAGTGGAAATGCCTTAAAGAGTTTATGGGCGGCAATGGCTGCTAATCCAATAGGTGCATTGATAACACTGGGAACAACTTTGTATTCCGTATTTTCTATGTTTGGAGACGAGACTGAAGAAATATCGGCAGATACAACACATTTTGGGGAAACAACAAGTTTGACCAGTAAAAAGGTTGAAACATTGATGAATGTGTTAAGGAATACAAATGAAAGTACTGATGCGCATAAAAAAGCAAAAGATGAACTTATTGAGGTATATGAACAATATGGAATAAAATGCGACAATGAAAAGGATAATTTGGAAACGTTGAAAAATAAGCATGACGCTTTTATTGCTTCTTTACAATTAGAAAATGCTGAACGAGAAAAAGCTAACGCTTTGATGTCTATATCTTCTCAATATGAGGAAGCAAGGAAAAACCTAGATAAGGATTTTTCTGATTCACTAGGTGGTAGTTGGCTTGATTTCGGACAACATATTGATAAAGAAGACATATCAGCTGTACAGATGATGTTTAATTCCCTTGTTTCTGATGATGTGTTGACTAAGATAGACTCTTTAAGGCAGAAAATGGATTCCGCAAAGAAAGGAACATTGGAATATGCTAATGCCGCACAAGAATACGATGCTGCTCTTCGCAACCTGTTAGTTCCTTTTGAGGAATGGGGTAAGAAGATGGGGTACAATAGTTTCGTGATGGCAAGTTTGCGAAGTTCGATATTAAAGCATATAGATAGTATAAACTCTTTGAATGAAAGTTACAAAAAGGCAGAGGACGCAATATATAAAGGAAGCACAGCGACTGTTGATTGGAATAACTCCCAAGCAAAGGCTCGTTGGATAGTAAACAAGAACAAGCAATCAATCCAAGAATTGGTAGAGCAAACTGATAATCTTATCAATTTATGGAATAAAGAATACGGGTTGAATTTAAAAATTCATTATGATGATTCGGAAATTCCAAATTGGATGAAATCTATGACAACGAAGGAGTTGCGAAATTTAATTTCAAGGAGAGAGGCGGATATTTTACAACAGGAAAATCACGAAAAGAAAACTGGGCATAAGTTGGTAACACGTTCAGGAGGTAAGTTTAGGTCAAGAACGGAAAACCAAACGGATGTCGCAATGGCGAAATCTATAATTCAATCACGTACACCAAAGAGTAGTACAACAACAAAATCAAATACAACCCATACTACTCCAAAGAAAACAGGTACAGCGGATGACCCACAAGCAAGAGCGTATGAACGCAAGAAGGCTGAGGAGGACTATTCCAAGTCTATTTCATCCTATTCGGAGAAAGCTATCCAAGATATGACTAAGAATCGCATCAATGCGATGAATGAGGGTTATAGCAAGGAATTGGCTCAGATAACAGAGAATGCCGACAAGGAGAGAAAGGCGGTAGAAGAAGGTATAGACAAATTGGTTGAGGCTAGAAAAAAACGTGACCAAGCTGTTTGGGTTAATTCCGGCAAGGGTCGTAAGGCTAATATGTGGAAACAGAGCAAAACCGATGAAGAGTATAAGAATGAGGTTTTGAATGAAACCATGAAGGATAGCAAGGGTAATCCGGTTAAAGTAAATGGCATGGAGATGACCATAGGCATGAGCGTTGCTAATCAGATGAATGCAATTCGGGATAAGGCGGTAAAGCAGAATGAGGATGTGCTTGCTAAAGAAGCGCAAAGCATGTACGATTATCTGAAGACTTATGGTACATTCCAGGAGCAGAAGTTAGCTATTGCTGCCGATTATGCTAAGAGGATTAGCGAGGTTGAAAACTCTACGGATTCGGACTCAAGCAAGCAATGGAAGATAAAGTCTTTGAAAGAAGAGCAGAAGAAAGAGACGGATTCGGTAGAGGCTAGTGCTATTATGCAGAAGATAGATTGGTATCAAGTCTTCGGAAATGTTGGTGGCATTATGAAGGATGCGCTTGTTCCTTTATTAGCAGATCTGGATAAGTTCGTAGGTACGGATAAGTTTCAAAATTTGGGAGCAGACCAGCAGAAGAGTATCGTTGATGCTATGCAGAATATCCGTAATTCGATTGGCAATACAAGTGATTTGGGTTGGAAAGACCTTGCAAGGGACGTTGTAGCTTATCAAGAGGCTCTGAAGAATGCGAAAATTGCTCAAGAGGAATATACGAAAACGGAAACCCTGCTTATACCTCGCATTAAGGATTTACAAAATCAGATAGCGAATGCGAAAAAGTCGGGCAATGTTGCAGAGCAAACAAGGCTACAAGAAGAATTGAATAAAGTTCAAGGTCAGTTAGCGGAGTCCGGAAAGAAGATTGTTACGGCTAACACAAAAGTTCGTACAAGTGGTCAGAAGTTGGCTCAAACGACACAGAATGTGACACAACCGATTTCTGCTATCCATGAGTTCCTTTCTACTTCTGGACTATCCGATTTGGCATCTCTTTGGGATAGCTTCGACCAGCTTAAAGGTGGAATTGACGGATTAAAAGCTTTGGACGAGGCTAAGAATGCAGCTGATGGTCTGAAGAATATGGGGAAGGAAGCCGGAGACGCAGCCGCAAAAGCTGGTAAGGAAGCAGGTGATGCGCTTGGCGAAGGATTGTCAAAAGCCGGACTTATAGGTCAAATTGTTGCTGCCATTTTGAAGATACTTGATGTTTTGAAGGATGGTATCGGAACATTGATTAGCAGCTTGATTGATACAGTTCTGAATGCGGTCAATGGTATATTGAAGAATATCCTAAGTGGTGATTTTATTACACAGATAGGAGGGTCTTTGGTAAGCGGTATTGGCAATATTCTCAATACAATATCGTTTGGTGGCTTCAATAGTTTGTTTGGAGTTAGTGGAAACGCAAAAGAAGTAAACCGGACTATAGATAAATTGACGGATAGAAATGAAATCTTGACGGATGCTATAGACAAGTTACGAGACTCCATAGACAAGAATAGTGGTATTAAAGCCGTAGAGGATGCTAAAAAAGCCGAAAACCTCCAAAAGGAGAAAGAACAAAATTTAAAGAGTATCATGGAGGCGCAAATGGGTTATCATGGCTCTCATCACAGTTTTAACGCTTATTTCCGAGGATTTTCGCAAGAGCAAATCAAAAAGGTGTCCGATGCAATAGGCAGACAATGGAATGGTAATCTTAACGACTTGCAATCTGCTGATGAAGCAGCTGCCATTTTGCAGAATCCAGATATGGTTGAGGCTATCAAGAATACAGGTAAGGGTGGCTATGGAGGTAGAGTTCTTGAAAAGTTGAAAGACTATGCGGCTGAGGCTGGAACATTAGAGGAAATTGCTGATGACCTTGCAGAAAGCTTGACGCAAATATCTTTTGATAGTTTGAAGAGCGAGTTTATAGATACTTTGATGGATATGAATTCCTCTGCTCAAGACTTCTCTGATAATTTCTCCAAGATGCTTATGCAAGCCGTTCTGAAAGCTAAGGTGGATGATTTGTTGGGAAATGATATGCAAGCATTCTATGACGAATGGGCGGAACGAGCTGAGGCAAATGGTGGTAAATTGTCAAAGACAGATATAACTGCCTTGAAGGGAAAGTATGATGAAATGGTTCAAGAAGGACTGAAGATTAGAGATGAAGTAGCCGAAATAACGGGCTACAAGCAATCTTACGAGCAGTCTGCTTCTTCCGGTTCTTTTGAATCAATGAGCCAAGATACTGGAGAAGAGTTGAATGGTCGTTTCACTGCGGTACAAATTGCAACAGAGGGAACGTATGAGGAAACAAAGCTCATAAATACCAAGTTGGATGCTATTGCGGCTCGTGATGGTGGCGCAGAGGGTAGCTTACTAACAGCTAGCGTGAATACTATTATGGGTAATGTAGGTAACATTTGGTTAGCTGTTGATGAGGGTAGGACTATCCTTGCACAAAGCTTAATGTACTTGCAGTCGATTGATGAGCGACAAGAGCGTTGGCATAAGCCTATGTTGCAAGCATTCAATGATATACACGAATTGAAAGATAAGATGAGTAGATTGTAAACTTAATTTGTGCCATATTAAAGTAAGAGGGGAATGCGTGATGCACTCTCCTCTTTTTTGGGGGTGAAAGTTTTTGTTTTTCACAATATAGATAAGTGTTGTTAAACTGAGTGTTAATTTTTGGTAGAGTGGAAAATAATAGTTATCTTTGTGGTCGAATTTCAAAACTTGTAAGGACATGAAGATATTGGAACCGAGATATGAAATCCTATCCCAAGGTGAGGGCATGGATGGAGTTTATAAACAGATAGAGTTGTGCGGTCGCACATGTTATGCGTCAAGTATGAAGATAGATAAAGACAGCGCAAAGCCTTTCGTTGAGCGTATGGTAAGCAGCAATCATCTTGCCATGTGTGAACATGGAACGATTTACCTCCATGTAGCCTATGAAGAAGGATTTTTTGTACCGGAGTCTTTATTGGTCAAGCACTATCGTGAGAACAAATATTCAAAGGTGATACAGATTGGCAGCGACTACTATATCACAACTAACTACAGAGTGATAGTTGAAAATAACTGGTTTGAGGATTTGGACTATATTTGCGAGCCTACGGAATGGCATGAGAAGCGAATAACCGTCCGCTTTACTACTCAGATTGCGGTAAGTAGAGAGGCTAACAGACATCGTGTAGATTCCGTAGCGGAACAAAGCACCCGATATTGCAACTATAGTAAAGATAAGTTCGGAGGCGAGATTGCTATCAACAAGCCAAAGTGGGTTAGCGTTGATGATGCGGTTAATCCATTGTCTTTTGATGGTGGAACATTTGTTGACCTATCAAAGAACATCGGTAGTTATGAGCATTGGAGTCCGATAGAAAAATGGTGGTTTGCTAATAGAGTATGCGAAATGATGTATTTGTCTTTGGTCAAGGATGATGGTCTTAAGCCACAGGATGCGAGAACGATACTTCCTCTTGATACCAACACGGAGTTGATTCATACCGCATTTGTTAGCGATTGGATGCATTTCTTCGAGCTGAGAAGTCTTGGAACTACCGGAAAACCTCATCCAGATATTGAGGTCTTAGCAACACCATTGATGAATGAGTTCAAGGAACGAGGTTTGATTTAATCGTTTATGAAGAAGAAAGCCAAGCAAATAGCCAAGGTGATGAGCAATGACTCTTTGGAGGTTGTTGCTCAGATGATTGCTGATGAGGCAAAAGGTGTGCGCTACGAGGTGTATGCCGATGGTTCTAGTAAGAAAGAAAAGTGTGGTTGTGGCTGGCTTGTTCTTCATAAGGGAGTGATTACCAAAAGTGGGAAATATACTTTTATCACAGCTAAAGTGAACGATTCGGTGAGAGCCGAAATAAGGGCGGTTATTCATGCATTGGGTGATTGCCCTCTTTCATGTTCTGTTGATGTATATGTGGATTGCCAAGTAGCTATAGAGAGAATACAGGCATGCAAGTTAGGAGATTTGCAACCTATATATAATAAGGTAGCGAAAGACAAGACGATAAGATACCATTGGGTAAAGGCTCATAGAGGTAATATGTATAACGAAATGGTGGATTCTTTGGCTTTTTCTGCTACAGAAAGTTAATTTTGCATCTAAGCGTATAATAAGCGTTAAAAGATAAAAGAAATACATTAAATAATTTGCACATTTCAAATATTCTTTGTATCTTTGCATTGTAATTAAGAAACAAGGTTACTAATTTTAAAAAGGTGAGACACACCTTAAAAACTGTGATTCGTTATGAATACTAGATTGAGTAAGAAAGAGACAATGGTTTATGGCAATATCGAAGTGATGGCTGATGTAATTGGTGGTAACAAGTACTTTACATTTGCAGAGTTGTATGATTTCGATTTGGATAATACCAAGGATGAGTTGAAAGAAATCTTATACTCTTTGACAGAGAAAGGTTACTTGAAGAGCTTTCACGATTTCTACGAAACTTATCGAGTTTTAAAGTAAGAATAACAAAGGGGATATAAAATCCCCTTACAATATAAATTTAGAGCGTGAGACACACGTAAAACTGTATTGAAACAATGAAAAAGGTATTCACAATTGAGAATGCATTAGCATTTTTGTTTGCTCTTGAAATAGTATCATTAATATTTTTTCTAGGATAGGGCTTATGCAGATTAAGTTTGGTAAGATAAAGTTTACTGCGGCTAAGTCCGAAAAAGGATGCCGCTTTGATGCTTGTTACAAAGGTGAGCATGTGGCTTTTGAGAGTGAAGATATGTCTTTGTATGATGATGTCTTTTCTGATAATAACAGAAGAGCAAAGGCTGCAAAGAGGGTGATTTACGAGAATATTAAGCACAAGTATTATGAGACCCATAGAGATTAGCGATTTCAACGCTGCCGATGAATTTGTCGTTGAGGCAATGATGCAAGATGGCAAATTCAAGGTTATCGGCAAGGTTATTATTGATAATAATCTTCTGAATGATGATGATTTGGAAACCATCTGGGATTATGCCAACTGGGAGACGAATGGCTATGAAAAGATGGTTGTCTCTAATGGAGTGTACAAAGGCTTGAAAGCGTTTAGTGATGGTCGAATGTTCTATGTAATTACGGATGATGAGGTCGGAGTGGTAAACGACAATATCATGGTACGTAAGCATTATGATGTCAACAATGGCTATTATATAAAGTCATCAAGGTTACACAAGGAGCAATCCAAGGATTTGTGGTGCTTTGGCAGCTGCGAGACCATAACTAACGAATATAAGTCAAACATTTTACATGAAGTACTTTGTGGCAAAGATGAACCATATAAAGCCTACCTTCCTTGAAGGCGGTGAAGTCTGGCATGATATTGATAAGTTCGCGTTGGACGTATGCAATAGATTTAGCTCAATGCAAGAAAGTGGAAGGATAAAATAAAATACAAATTAAGAATAAGCATATGGAAGAATCGAGAGGTGTTTACACATTACCAGTCTTGTATAATGAGCAAAGTGGTACAAACGAAGGTGTATGTGTAAGAAAAGAACTTGGAGTAGTTGTTGCAATTGACAACGAAGATGAGTTTAAAGGTGTTTTTTCAAAGGATGGTGAGGTTGATGTATTCAAGCAGTTACTATCACAAGAAGTGTATCGTTACTATACAGAGCACAACGCATTTCCTACTGGGCCTTTGGTTTCTTACAAGATGGATGGCGACATCATCTTTGATTACGTTGAAGTAACTATTGGAAAAATGTATGGCGGTTATGTTTATGTTGTTCATTACAACTTTGCAAGCACCGCATCATGATAAACAAGATTGATTATGACAGTAGTAAGAGATAGAATTAAAATTGCAGCTCAGATTGAAGTCTTGGAGGACATTGCTATTGACTATAGGGGAAAGACAATAGACAATATCATTCAACAGCTAGAAGCAAGGTTGAGTGCGTTGAAGTAAGTTCAAATTTTTGAAGTTGAAAGACTATGAGTGGTGGACGTTTTGATTATGCTCAGTATAGGATTGCTGACATATACACAAAGATAGAAGATTATGTTGATGGTCATCCATTGGATGAGGAAGATGAAAGATGCTTTCTCGAAGACCGATGGCTAGAGGAGGAAGAAGACAAGTATGTTAGAAAGCATCATCATACGATGCCTAACAGATATGGCTTATCTAAAGAGACTATCAAGGAATTCAAGAAGGGTATTGAGCTTCTGAAGAAGGCTCAGGTTTATGCCCAAAGAATAGACTGGCTTCTTTCCGGTGATGATGGAGAAGATAATTTCCATCTACGTTTGAAAGAGGATTTGGCAAATCTTAAAAGTAAGAAAGGATAGATTATGAGTTGGAATTATCGTTTAGATACACCTATGATGCAATTAGCTGAAGAGGTGAACAAGAAATATGATACCGATGCAGGTAAGATGCTTCTTTGCACTTATCTCTTTATGGTATCAAGTGAAGAGATCAAGGACAAACAAGCTTTCTTTGATTGGGTAGAAGAACTGAGTAAGTCCTGTAAGTGCGATGCGGTAAGGGAGTACGTGAAAATCAACGGCAAAGCCGATTGGCTGCATGGTGGATTCAGTAAGCCGATTTACCGACACTATAAGGGCAATTTCTATGAGTACCTTGGTGAGGTTACTGATAGCGAGACTTCTGAGGTAAAGGTTGCGTATCAAGCAGTGTGCGGACAGCATGAAGTTTGGGTGCGACCAAAGGAAATGTTCTTTGGTAATGTTGAGGTAGATGGTAAGCTAGTTCCTCGATTTGAGAAGGTAGATTTAAAAGACTTAGAGAAACAAGCCGAGATCAATGGACAGAAGAAAGATTAAGAGTTTGCTAGGTCTAGCAATCTTGCGAGTGAATGAAGTCGTACCGGATTTCGAAGACTTGAATAAGGTTCTTCCTTTGCTTAGACAGGCAATTGATGAATTAGATAAGTCTGATTCGGGTTCAGTTTAAAAAGGGTGGAAAATGGCAAATAAGCAGACGATAAAACCAAAGGTAGTTCCTTTTGAGATAGCCAAGCTTCTGAAGGAGGTTGGCTACGATGAGAAGATAGCCGAATTTTGGGCTTATGCTAGTCCTTGGACAGCAAAGGGTGGCATTCGTAAGGGTAGAAAATATAATGAGCATTATGGCAGTTATATCGCTTATTCAAATTCCGAGTGGGAGAAATCCAATATTGAGTTTTCTGCTGCCTTAAAGTTGAATAGTAAGCATCCGGCAATATCCGCTCCAAGCTATGATATGGTGTTAGATTGGCTTTTAGAGCATTTCGGTTACTGCATTTGTGTTGCAAACATTTCGAAAGGTAAGTTCTGTTGGCAAACTACATCATGGTGTGTAGAGGAAGGCTTGTGTCATACGGATGGTAAGGAATATTCCAGTAGATACGAGGCAATGGATGCCGCTTTCAAGAGTATCTTAAAGGCTCGCATTGAGAATAAAGATAACGAGGTAATCAAAAGACTTTTGGAGGAAATACAAGATGGAAAGACTTTATGATACTTTTGTACACGCAATAATGATGAAGTTAGAAGCTCGTTTATGTACTGAACTCGAATGTGTTTATAAGAATATAACAAACAAGATTGTTGAGAAGAAAGGTAAACTTACCAACGAAGACGTAATTGAGTTTCAGAAAAAACTACAAGAAGTGTACGACAGGAATGCTGCTATTCGTGAAAAGGTTACTGACATTAAAGATTCCAAGAAATGTATCTTAACTAAAGAAGCATGTGAAGAGTTAATAAAGCGACTTTGCGTGATTAATATAAAAGAAGATGAACAAGCAAAGAATGATAGAGTGGATAGCCACTTGTGATACAGGTGTCTCTTCAATGACTATGTGGAGTGCATTGATGGGGGTAAAACGAAAGAAAGATTTGGATATTCCTAAAGACAATCGTGACTTCCGTAGATGCTATGATATGGTAGAATACGGACACGTAACCTTGGATGAGCTACAAGTTGTAAAGAAGCAATATCCTTGGTTTGCTCCTGTTGTTGACAATTGGAAGGAATTGTCTCTTTTGTTTGAGGAAGAGTTGGACAAACGTTTGTATATACGAATCCGTCAGATTTGCAAAGAGTCAGATGCTATCCGGTATGAGGTAAAGGGAGGACTTTATTATGAAAGGGGTTTTGGGTATAATGTTTAATTATTTAAAAGATAGAAAGAATGAATAAAGACAAATTAAAGGTCAGCTTTGAGATTGACCGCTACAAGGTAATTGGTATGCTTTCACGTAATTGTGAGAATGCTGAAGAGTACAACGAGATTATGGATATTCTTGAAGGCAAGAATGAGTTTGTGCGTGATGCGAATGGTAACGAGGAACTTGCAAGCCGCATTTGCAATTATGCTTTAGACTCTATCTTGGTTGAGAATCCAGATTTGGCTCTCCGTAAGCGTTTGGATAAGGAACAGAAAGGCGAGGATGCTCCTGATGTTTCAAATGTTATCGAAATTAAAGGTGATGACGCAAAGAAACTTGTAGAAACCATTTGCGGTATTCTCCGCAAGGATAAGTGATGTGAAATTCATCAAAAGAATATAAATAAACACTAAAACACTTGCAAGTATAAGAAAAAATGCTTATCTTTGCATCGTGTTTGAAACAGATGGCCTTCAGAGAGGTCGCTTCTACCATAATAAGTCAAGACTTAGGAGTTTACGGCATGGTTTATAGATTACCCAGCCCAGCTAGACTATAACAAGGAAACTCTTATTAGGGTGAGAGACACTAGTTGCTGCATTAGACAAGTGGTTAAGTCGCCAGCTTTTCACGCTGGTATTCAAAGGTTCGAATCCTTTATGCAGTACTAAATTGCCCTATGGTGTAATGGCAACACTACAGTTTTTGGTTCTGTCATTAGTGGTTCGAATCCGCTTGGGGCAACAAGGTGGAATTGGTATATGTTCCACAAAAGGTGCGATATTCAAGCGGTTAAAGAAGGTAGATTGTAAATCTATTCCCATTGTGGGTTCGGTGAGTTCGAATCTCTCTTGCACCACGAGAACTTTTGTCATAATACGAGGAATGTAGCTCAGTAGTAGAGCACTTGGCTTGGTAACTAAGGGGGCGTTGGTGCAAATCCAATCATTCCTTTACGCTTTCGTAGCTCAGTGGCAGAGCATAGGATTTTTAATCCTAGGGTCGAAGGTTCGAATCCTTCCGTTGGCACAATGAAACACAAGAAGAGAGCCGTGAAGTTTGTTCTGTTGGAATCTCGGACATCTGTCAACGGGTAACGTAGGAAACAGATGGAGTGAATAAAGTTGTGAATAAGCTTATGGACTAGGGAAGCAAGCGGAATGGCCTCTTTTTTGTGATTCATTAGAGGGTTTAACGAAAAATTGAAGAATATGAAAAGTCCGTTAAGAATGGCAGTCGCTTTAGAAAAGAACAACAAGGTATATCCAAAAGATGTACGGAAGTTCTTGATGGGATTGTACGCCACGCTACATTTGACAGATAACGCAACGGCTAAAGATATGGAAAAGCTGGTATATTATGCTTTTCGGAATGGTTACCTGCTAGGTGTCAAGTCTGAAGGAGGTGATGACCAAAAAGCGTATGATAGACTACCAGATTTGGGAGTAGAAGAAGAAATTGGTGATGATTTAAAAAGATAGTCGATAAAAATTGGTAATTAGTTAGTAAAGTTTTTTAGGCTTTGGTGTGTGAACATCGAAGCCTTTTTTATATATAATAAGGTAAAATAAAAACAGGAATGTTAACAAGACTCATGTATCAGTTATGAAAGGTTAAAATACGAAAGATAAACATTAAAAAACTTGCATGTTTCAAAACTTATTCGTATCTTTGCATCGTCAATCAAGATAAGTTGGTTGATTTGCCGAGTGACAAGTTTCACTCAATAAGGTGAGAGCGACACCAAGGGGTAAGACCCGAAACAACTAGCACAATTGATTATGTCTAAGCAGACTGGTTTTTCATTCGCAAGTTCAAAGAAGTCATTAATCGAGACTATTGACGAAATCAAGAAGTCAAAGATGCCTCGCAACGAAAAGATTGTTGCATTGAAGGCTTGCGGTCTTCGTGAGAAAGAAATCTCCGATATGTTGAAGGTTTGTGTGCCAAGTGGTTCAACTTCAACGAGATTCGTTTATACATTCGGTGTTGAGATAGAATGTGTTCATGCCGAGCGCAATGCCTTGATAGAGGCAGGTCGTCAGAATGGTGTTGATATTCATTCTGAGGGCTATAACCACACCGACAACATGAGTTATTTCAAGATTGTTAGTGATTCTTCAGTTGGTGGTGATGTTGACCCTAACGAGGTTGTAAGTCCGGTATTGAATGGCAATATAAATGGTATGGAAACCTTAAAGAAGGCTATCAAGTCTTTGGATGCCGTAGGTGCAAGAGTAAATTCTACTTGTGGTCTTCACGTTCATATCGGTGCAGCAAAGTTGACAGGTGAGCAATATGTTAACGTCTTCAAGAATTATCAGAAGCTTGAAAGATTGATTGATAGCTTCATGGCTCCTTCAAGAAGAGGCAATTGCCGTTGGGCAGCCAGCTTGCTTGACAAAGATTTCTCTAATTGCCGTGGCAATTACGATATTAGACGTAATGTATTTCATGGAGACAGATATTACAAGGTCAATGCAGAGAGTTTTGCACGTCACAAGACTATCGAGTTTCGCCAGCATCAAGGTTCAACCAATTACAAAAAGATTGAAATGTGGGTTAAGTTCTGCGCAAAGCTTGTCGGTTGGTCTCGCAGTAATGTCTTTGCTAGTGAGGTTATGAATATCGAAGATATACCTTTCTTGAATAAAGAAGAGAAGGCTTTCTTCCAGAGTCGTAAGGATGCATTTGCAACCAATAACGATTAATTAATGTAGTCCTAGGGTAAAAGCCCTAGGACACAAAGAAATCAAAGTATTATTAAGAAAAAGAAAGGGTAAAGATATGTGTGTTATTATTGTATGTCCGAAAGGTGTTGCTTTGCCATCCGTAGATGAACTAAAGGCTGCGTATATGAGAAATCCCGATGGTTGCGGTTTTGTGAGCGAGTCTGACCATTACAAGAGTTTGCATTTCTCTACATTTATCCGTAGATTGATGAAGCGAGATATAAATGAGAATGTAATCATACATTTCAGATTTGCTACTCATGGCTCTGTCTGTGTCAAGAACTGCCATCCATTCTACAAGGCAGGTTATTGGTTCGCACATAATGGAGTGCTCCCGATTTGCTCCGAGCATGATAAAACAGATAGTCAAATTTGCTTTGAACGTTTCATTTATCCTACTATCAAGAAATATGGTTGGGGTTCTGATGAACATATGAAAGAAATGAACAAATGGACAGCTCATGGTTCTAAGTTTGCAATGTTGCATAATGGTGAGATTGTGAAGTCCGGTAAATTCATAGAGCGTGATGGACGGTTCTATTCTAATTTGAATCATTTGGGTTATATGAGAAATGTAATAAACTTTTAGAAGATTAATGTTTAGGTTCTTTTTATTCGACAAGCGTCAGATGTCCGTGAGGATATTTGGCGTTTTTTTTTGTTATATAAGGTGTTTTGTTTTGTGTTGCTATAAAATTATTCGTTTATGTGATAAAATAGCCTTAAATCGCTTAAAAATGCCGTTATTACTCACTTTTAAGCAAAAGTGAGATACTTGCAAATGGATTAGTGTGTTAATTATTCTTTTCGTATTATCTTTGCACTAGTTTTAACAAATATATCGAAAGAATGAAAGATAAAATTTTCCAGTTACTAAAACAAGAGTATAAGTCTCTTGGGTTAGGTGATGAAGTTCTTCAGGCACATGCCGAAATGCTTGATAAGATGGGGCTTGTTACTGATGACAACATCGAGACAGTGGTTGCTAGTCAAAAGAGTTTTTTGGAGTCCTTGCAAAAGGACAATGACCGCAGAGTTACCGATGCCAAGAAAAAGTTCGAGGAGGCACAGAAGGCTAAAGAAGATGCTGAACGCAAGGCTGCTGAAGAAGAAGCTAAGAAGAAAGCTGACGAAGAAGCCAAGAAAGCCGCTGAAGAAGCCGAAAAGAAACGCTTGGAGGAATTGGCAAAGAAAAACGAAATGCCGGATTATCTAAAAAAATACTTTGAAGAGCAGGCAGCAGAGAAGAAAGCTTCAGATGAAGCAAGAACCAAGGAACGTGAAGAGTTCAAGAAACTCGTTGAGACCTTGACTCAGAAGAACACAGACCAAGCCAAGACTTACAACGAACAGATGGAGGCGCAAAGCAAGACCATTAAGGAATTGCAAGAAACTATCCAAAAGCAAGCTGAGGAGGCTAAGGCTAAGGAAGAGGCTGCTGCAAAGGCAAAGGCAAAGGCAGACCACGATGCGAAGATTTTATCAAAGGCTAAGGAGTTGGGCATTCCCGAAAGTCGTATCAACGAGGGTTTCACCTTGAGCGATGATGCTACAGATGAAGCTATCGAAACATACCTCTCCAAGGTAGCGAACAACTACAAGGCGTTGCAACAACCACAATTCGGGGGCAGCTATCGTGCTAGCGAGGGCGAGCCAACAAAGGAGGACGTTGACAATGTAGCCGCATCATTAGTTCAGTCACTTTAAAAATTGAAAAACATGAATCAGGAATTGAAGACTACAAAAAAGCAAATTGTCTTTGGTGAGGATTCCGTCATTATCCAGAAATGGGAAGGCGACATCAAGGGCGGTCGTGCTTTGGATTGGACAGGCGTAAAAGATGAAGTTCTTTACGCAGGTCGTGTTATCGTGACAGATGGTAAGGGAACTTACAAGCCATTGCCTATTGAAACAGACAATTATAAGGCTTTGGGTACTGCCAGTGACCCATTGGAGCATTACAAGTATGCGGGTGTTCTCTATCGTTCCATTCTGAACGGTGAGCCAGCGGCAATTATGACTGCTGGACAAGTTAACAAGGTAGCAGCTAAGGCTGCAAATGGTGCAGACTATCCGGATGCGTTCCTTACAGCTATGCCAAAGATTGCTTTGGTTAGCGATGAGGATGCAAACAAGTTCGATGAGTCTGATGCAACCATAGACAAAGACTAAAAGAAGGAGGATAACAGATGGAAAAATCACTTTATTTTCAGTTGGTCAATAAATACTTCCCACAACTTGTTGCAAGTGTAGTAGAGAAGTTGAACGGCAAGAATCAGACCACATTGACCTATATGTACCGAGACCACTTGACTAACACATATAGTCAGGACGGACGCTGGGCATCAATTACTGCGGAATACACACGAGTTGCTGCTGATGTTGTATCAATGGATGCGGAACTTCCATTGAAGAGCCGTGACAAGGTTTCAACCGCTGAGGGTCAAATCCCAAAGGTTGGTATGAAGCTTTACATGACAGAGAAGCAACTTAAGGATTTGGATAACATGATTGCGCAACGTTTGCCTCAGCCACAGATTTTGCGTAACTTGTTTGCAGACCTTCCTCGTTGTATTCAGGCGGTTTACGAGCGTATTGAAGATATGTTCCTCAGTGAGCTGTCAACAGGTGTAGCTTTGGCAACTCGTTCCGGTGGTACTGGTGTCCGAGTTGATGTAGGTTTTGCCGAGAAGAATAAGTTTGGCCACGGTACTAAGGCTTGGGACGCAGAAGACGCAACTCCACTTGATGACATCCAATTGGTTTACGACAAGGCGATGGAAGACCAAAATACCATCACTACTTGTTATCTTGATGATTACACAATCAAGTTGCTTGGCAAGAACAAGCAGGTTCGTGCTCAGTTTGCATTCAATCAGGGCATTGCAATCAATAGTGATAGCAACATTCCTATTTTGAGCTTTGAGCAGATTGCGTCTATCTTTAGAAATAAGTGGCAGACCAACTTGGTACGTGTAGCCCGTACAATCAAGACCGAGATTAACGGCAAGAAGGGAACACACAACCCTTGGGCTAAGGGTCACATGACCTTTACATGCTATGATAACCTTGGTGATTTGTTCTGGACTAACGTAGCCGAAGCTACAAGACCAGTTGCAGGTGTTACTTATCAGTCAGCCGATGAGTATATCTTGGCTAGCCGTTATTCTACTAATGACCCACTCCGTGAGTTCACCAGCTCACAAGCAATGGTTGTTCCTATTTTGAATAACGTTGATGCCATCTACTCTTTGGACTCAACACAAGCGGTAGGTTAGGCTTATGAGAGGTGAGGTAATTAGTCCGTTCCGTGATAAGTTCCATTTTAACACCATCTATGAAGTTGGTGCTGTCTTGGACTTTGACGAAGAACGCATGAACTCCCTTATCGAACGTAAGCTTTGCAAGATGTTGGAGGTGCAGGATGATAACCATTCTGCACCTCTAAAAGACGATAAGGAAATTAAAGATACTCCTAAAAAGGAAGTCTTGAATGATGGAAAAGAAAATCCTATAAAGGAAGAAGAAAAGAAGTCAGAAGAGACACCTAAGAAGGAAGTCTTGAAGGAGAAAAAGGAGAGCAAGCCTAAAAAGGAGAAAACCTCAAAAAAGGATGCTGCCGAGTCAACCGAAGAGAATTCCCAAAAGGAGAATGTAGAAGAAGAACTTGACGAAAAGACTAAGAGCGAGCAGGAGGCTGCAAAGAAAATCGCTGAGGCTATGAGTCAGGCTCAGAAATAAGGATGTCACATGAAGATAAGAGAATACATTTCACAGAAGTTGCGTGCTTGGAACATTACCGATGCCCAATTGGAAGATATATCGTCAGGTATAGACCTTGACGAAGAATATACGTCTGATAATTCCCAGGTTGTGGGCAAGGCGATGATTTCCGTAATCGAGGAACTTATGCTTGCCCCATATATGAGCAATGTGAACGAAAATGGATTCTCTGTCTCTTGGGACTACTCTAGGATAGGACAATACTATATGTGGCTTTGCCGAAAATATGGTGTTGCTCCGGATAATGAAGTGGTGGCAGCTTTAGGGCTTTCCACTATCACGGATAAGTCTGATATTTGGTAAATGTCTAGGTTATGTTATATTCCCCTCATATATTAAAGAAGAAGTTCGTGAATAAGGTTGTCAACAAGTACAACGAGGTCATTAGCTCTTCTGAGGAATGGAAAGAAATGGGGCGTTGTCGGTGCGATGACAACTCTACCGAGCATTTCACTACCGAGAATGGTAGCATATATACACCGAAATATCACATTGTTTGTGACAAGTGCCAGATTTCCGAAGGTGATGAAGTCAAAGTATATTCCGATGATGGAAGTTACCGAGGAGGTGGAAAGGTCTATAATGCCCCTAAGTGCAATTATCTTGGTTATATGAGTATCTATGTCTGATGTTATAAAGGATGAGATAGACGCTTTCTTTGCGCAGGGAGAAAGGGAAGTAGATGAATTCCTTGATAGGTTAGGAAAAACTGCTGTTGAGCTTGATAAGGCTAACGGAAACTACCGAAACCGCACAGGTAATCTCAGAAGGTCTAACTATAGTAATGTACATGACCACACCTTAACCCTTGGCAACAAAGCGGAATATGCGTCTGATGTTTCCTCTAGGGGGTATGATGTTATAGATTCGGGTATTCAGTATATCAAGAAAGAAATCGAAGATATGCGATGATAACAGAAATAGATGCTGGTCATGTAATCTATGATGACTTGGAACTTATGGGATTGGAACGAAGACTGAAAGGACATCTGACAAAGGGTGGACTTGAAGGGGAAAGGCCTATGGTCGGTGAGAAGATTCCTGATGAAGGCATGATAGTAATCATTCCTAAGCGCATGAGTGCAGACAAGACATATTTCAACGATTGTACTATAGAGGTAAACATATTGCTCAAAGATATAGAGGGCGAGGCTAATCCTCAATTGAACGAGCTTTTAAAGAAGGCTATTGAAATCCTGTCCGACAATGAAGTCGGAAAAGCAGAGGATGTATGGTATCGTTATTCTATCCGCTCCCACGGCATAGAGCAAGAAAGTAAGTTGAGTTGTCATTACGCAAACATTACTATTGATTTTGAAACATTAAACGTAAGATAAGATGAAACCATTTATTGGAATCAAGAGAATTTGGTATGGTGCTCCTCTTACCGAGGCAAATACACCTGCTAAGTTGGCTACATGGTTGAAAACCGCTACAGAGGTTAAGAACAGCCATGAGGGAACATGGGGATATTCTCAGGATGACCCTAGTGTTACCGAGTACAAGAACGAGCTGAACGGACAGGTTTACTATCGTGACAAGACCGATGAGGGTGCTAAGACAATTACATTCTCTATTGGTGTCTTTTCATGGAAGAATAAGGTAGACTTGCAGGGTGGTAAGATGTACAAGGCAACTGGAGAAGAGACTACAACGGAGGCAGATGCAGTAGGTTGGTCTTCTAGCCAAGATTTGGCTAATATCAACAAGTGTATCGTTGCTCAGACCAAGACAGGGAACTACATCGTTTTCTCAAATGCGGCTATCGTTGCCAAGGGTGACCAGCAGGATAAGAATATCACTTTGGGTATTTCTGCCGTTGCTATGGAAAGCGAGACCGATGGTGTGGCTGGCGAGTACCAATGGGAAGGCTCTGCGGTTGTAGAACAAGAATAAGACATAGACAACAAATGATAGAGGGGGATGGTGTTAAAGCCGTTCCCCTTTTTTAATATTCAGAACCATGAGTAAGGCAAGTAAATTAGTTGCGGATGCAATTCTTGGAGAGGACACCGTAACGATAATCGTGAATGGAAGGGCTTATTACGTTTCACCACCTACAATTATAAAATTGGTCAAGGCGGCTAAATACCTTGATAGTTTCGAAGAGTGCAAGACCTTAGCGGAAGTCCTAGGCATGCTTAAGAATTTGGATGATGCTTGCAAGGCGTTGTCCGTATTCATACAAGGCGATGAATCCATTAGTGATGAATTATCTAAAGGAACGCTTGAAGAGGTTGTCAATGGCTTACAAACGGCTTATTCCTTAATCTCTATAAAGGATTTTCAGACGCTATCAATTTTGGCGAAGAGTGCGGCAAGGATGATAGCAAAACCACGACCATAGGTAACGATACACTCTTAGGACAGATTGCATCTTTTATGGATAGTCTGCATTTATCTTACCAAGAAGTCGTGAAAGAGATACCTTATAGAAACTTATTGCTGATGGCAAAAGACAAGCAAAGAGTAGCATGTGGTGATGTAATGTATGAGGTAACGGAAGAAGAGTTTGGAATGAACTTCAAAAAAGGATAAGTTTAAAATAATGCAAATAAAGTATTAAAAGCACTAAAACGCTTGCAAGTTAGCGAAATAATATTTATCTTTGCAAGCGCAGAACAAAAAAGGATAAAATGGCGATTTAAGAAATTGATAAGATATTAGAGACACGAAACCCGATGGACTATACCGAAAGGCAGTCCGAGTCACTATTCCTTTGACTTTGCAATCGGTAGTTTCGTGTTTTTTGTTTAAAATAAGATGCAAGATGTAAGGTTGATATTCGAGATACTGGTTTCCATGTTGCTTTGCGTTTGTCTCATATTGCTTGCTGTAAGTAGATATAGGCAAAAGAAAAAGCGTGAAGAACCGGAGCGAAAGGAAATGGACTTGATAGACTTCTTTTCTTTGGGAGGAGTTGCCTATTATTGGAACAAAGGTGGTAAGCAGCAGAAATGCTACACATACGAAGAATTTCTGAAAATCAAGGCTGACTACGTGGAGCTTTGGTTGAATCAGAATAGATATATTTTTAACTCTCAATTAGATTGCGATGATATATAAAGTATTTGTTTTGTTTCCGACAATAGTAGTATCAGATGGTATTGTTGGTATAGCTTGGCTAGGAAAGGTCTTTGGCTGGCGATATGGAAAGAACAAGAAAAAGAGCAAGAATGTGTCCTTAATGATAGGATATAACACAGGAATGTCTCTTAAGTCGAAAATAGACGATAACGCAGCGGATGATTATTTAAGACGCATTGCCGAAGAAAATAGAATCTAAATTCAAGGGTTAGAGTCCCTTTTTTACAACCATATTACTTGTGGTTATTTTTATACATCGGTTTTTATTAACGATTGTTTTTTATGGTAGATAAATGTATAAAAACGAGCACAAGTTCCCTTATAGATGGACTAAAAAAGATGCTAATTTCACAAAAGACAAAGGTAAGGTGATGTCTTGCTTTTGTTGTGGAGGTGGAAGTTCCTTTGGCTACAAACTAGCTGGCTACGATGTTGTAGCCTGTAATGAGATAGACCCAAAGGTTATGAAGATGTACTTGAAAAATCACGATGTCAAGTACGCTTTCAATTGTGATATTCGTGAGTTGATTACCAATATCAATATGGGGGGGCATATTATGAAAGAAGAGCTTCATAATTTGGATATATTGGATGCTAGTTTCCCTTGTTCGGTATTCAGTATTGCAGGTGACCGCCAAAAGGCTTGGGGAAAGGAAAAAGTATTCCGAGAAGGTCAGAAGGCGCAAAGGCTTGACGATTTGGCTTTCTACTCAATCGACCTCGCTAAAGAACTAAAGCCAAAGGTAGTAGTTTTTGAGAATGTTCAAGGTTTATTACAAGGTGAAGCCATCGAGTACGTAAAGGAGATTTATAGACAGATGAATGATGCCGGATATATCTTGCAGCATTGGCTTCTCAATGCACGTAACATGGGTGTTCCTCAAAACAGACCTAGGGTATTCTTTATTGGGTTACGTAAAGACCTTTGCGAGCCGTTTATGGTTCAAAAGGATTTGTTCGAGCGAGTGCCTAAGATAGATATGGACTTCAACGAGAAAGAAATTGTCTTGGATGAGTTCTCTGACTATTGTGGAAGGCAAATTCCTAAAGGAATGATGAAGTATTGGGAGCATAGAAATGAGAAAGATAATTCTATCGGTGATATTGTCAAGCGGATGGATAATCGTCTTTCTATGTTCAATAATATGTTTCTTAAAAAGAATAAGGTATGCAATACCATATCAGCAATGGAGGATAGACTTGTGTATTATGATAATCCAAGTTATCTTTCAGCACATGATACGATTTTAGCATCAACATTTCCGATGGATTATGACTTTAATGGCATGAAACCTTGGTTTGCTTGCGGAATGTGTGTTCCTCCTGTTATGATGGCTAATGTAGCTACAAGAATCTGGGATTGTTGGTTGTCAAAGATTAAAAAGGAGGAATGCGCATGATAACAGCAAGTATGACTTCGGGTGAGATGCGTAGAGTACGAAACTTAGATGAAACAAGAATCTATGAGTTTCAGATGCGAAAAGCTAATGAGCTTAAACGTGAAATGAGAAAGCAGAACGTACGACAAATAACAAAGACCTTTGAGCTTGCTACACCGAATGCCGATTATCTCATCGTTGTAGGTGTAAAACATGGCGATGTATTTGCTTCCGGTTTGTTCATTTATCTGAAGGAAACCAACGAGTATATTCCTATGAGTAGAAACGAGGGGTATAGCGAAGATTGTTTTGCTATGAGCGTTCATTTTCTGAAGAGATTTGCAGAAAGGTTTTTGAAAAAAGACTTACCGATTGCCAAGATATTGCAAAAGATATATACATCGTTTACAGGTGCAGTTCAGCTCTATAGTGATGACAAGACAAGAAGAGTGGTATTTGCTATTCCGGAAGGGCTTATACTCACAGAATACGAGCAAGAAAAGCATATCATCCACTACAAAACCTTTGTAAGCATGGATATGCTAAAGAAGACACAGAAGCGAAGTTACGAGAAGATAAGTGCATTTCTCATGGAATCTTGTCAGCAAATAGCTAAAGCAAGAGACACCGGAAATGACGAAAGGCTGTGCGTTGTGTACAGAAGGTTTTACAATGATATTGATTTGCTAGATACAAAGGAGGCGCAAGCCATATATTCAAGTTTCTTTGAAAAAGGAGGTAACAATGAAAGATAAAAGTATAACAAGGTTTCTTGGTGATATAAAGCCTATAAAGAATTACGAAAGGTATTATGTTAGCAAGCTGGGACATGTTTTTACTATTGGGAGAACGTCTCAATTAAAGGAAATCGCACCTTGCAAGACACCAAAAGGTTATCTGAAGGTATGGCTTTACAAGAACGGAAAGCGCAAGATGTTTTATATACATCGTTTGGTAGCTCAGGCTTTCTTGGAAAATCCAGAAGCGTTTCCAATGGTGAATCATAAGGATTTCGATAAGACGAATAACGATGTAGACAACTTGGAGTATTGCACCGCAAGATACAATGTGATTTATTCTGCTATAGCAAAGAAAACCTCTTCCGAATACTTGGGTGTGACTTGGAATAAGAGTGTAAGAAAATGGCAAGCGCAGTATCAGATAGGTAAAAAGAAAATATATATAGGTTGCTTTGATACGCAAGAAGAGGCTCATGAAGCTTATGTTAACGCTATAAAAGAGATTTGATATGCTTGAATTTGATAGAATATACAATTCCGACTGCATAGAAGGAATGAAACAAATAGAGAGCGGGAAAGTAGATTTAATTGTTACTGACCCACCATATTGTATCTCCTATAAGACCGGATGGAGAGCAGACGACCATCGTTTCTCTAAGGAAATACTCAATGACGATAATGAGCAATTGATTATTGATTATATGAGCGAATGCTACCGAATTTTGAAGGATGATAGTGCTGCTTATATCTTCTGTAGTGCCAAGACCTTGGACTTTTTTATGCAACAAGCGAGGCACGCAGGGTTTACCATTAAGAATGTGCTCATTTGGCGAAAGAACAACCATACGGCTGGAGATTTAGAGGCGCAATATGGTCAATGTTACGAGCCAATCTTGTATTTGAATAAAGGCAGACGAACCATAAATGGCAAGCGTTTGGAGGACGTATGGGACTTTGATAGAGTTCCATCAGATAAATTGGTACATCAGAACGAGAAGCCAATCCCCTTGCTTATGCAATGCCTTTTGAAATCATCGGACGAAGGCGACTTGGTGTTTGATGGTTTTATTGGTTCAGCAAGTACAGCTTTGGCGTGTTTGAGAACGAACAGGAAGTTCATCGGTTTTGAATTGGATGTTGATTATTTCAAGGTGGCGCAAAGAAGAATTAAGGAAGAAATGTTTAATCAAAAAGATATGTTTGGATATGATGGAACTGAATAATATATACCAAGGAGATTGTCGAAAGCTTTTGAAACTGATTGATAGCGATAGCATAGACCTCGTATGTTCCGATGTGGCTTATCCGGTTCAGTCTAGGGGTGGCTCAGGGAGTATGGGAGGATATTGGACGGAATCTCAAACAAGAAAGGGCAAGATATTCAAGAATAACGATATTGATATTTCGGACTACATCAATGATTTGTACCGGATATTAAAGGACAGGTCGCATTGCTATCTGATGTGTAATGATTATAATTTAATGCACTTTCTTGATGTGGTCGGAAAAAGTGAGTTCCATTTTACCAAATGCTTAATATGGGATAAGTGCGCAAAAATATGTGGCCGCTATTATATGGCACAGAAAGAGTATATCATCATGCTACGCAAAGGTGGTGATAGACCGATAAATGAATGTGGTACATCTGATATTCTGAGTGTTCCTATTCCAACGAACAAGCGCAAGGATAAGGATGGTTTGATTAATCAGACTGAAAAACCAGTAAAGTTGATGGAGATACTAATCAGAAACTCGACAAATGTTGATGATGTTGTTCTAGACCCATTCATGGGGAGCGGTACAACGGCAAGAGCTTGCGTAAACCTTGAAAGAAAGTATATAGGCTTTGAAATAGACCAGCGTCAAGTAGATTTTGCCAATAACGAATTAAAGAATATGAGTAGGCAGTTAAGTCTGTTTTGAAACTATGGATATGTGCAAGGTGTTTTGTTGCAATCCTGTTGTAAGAAATGGGAATAAAGAAACAACGGATGCTCTTATAAGAGCTATGAGAGACGAAGCCTTAAAACGAGGGTTGGTACGTGATGAATTGATAGATTTTTGCAACCAATTCATAAGAGAGGGCGAAATCAAAGCTTGTATAGAGCATTTGCTAGATAATTTCAAACGTTATTTTTGGAGGTATCATTGATATGAGAAGAAGAAAGTTGAACAAGTCTCCAGTGCTAGGCTTCTGCGGATTTGTTATCGGTTACGAATGCAAGGAAAAGGGAATAAAGCTGATGGAGTGCGATAAGGCGCAAGCAGATGCAATCATAGTTCCTCATCACTTTTCACACAAGGTAACGAAGAATAGTTGCTTGAATCTTTTGGTATTGTATAAGGATAAGATAAGGGGTGCAATGCAAATAGGGTATGGAATCCGACCGCACATCAAGACTGAAAAGGGCGAAGTGTTGGATTACCATCAAGTGAGGGAATTTGACAGAATGTGGCTGTCTGATGATATGCCAAAGTTTAGCGAGACGATTTGCCTATCTCTCTTGCATAAGTATATTAGGGCAACACATAAGGAAATCAAGTACCTTATATCTTATGCCGATACGTCCATAGGTAATAAGGGAACTATATATAAAGCTGCAAACTATGAGCATATTGATACCATTAAGGCAGATTTCTATGTATTACCAAGTGGTGAGCGTGTGCATCCGGTTACTATGTGGCATCGGCACAAGACAAGAGCATGGGAGGTTCTAAAGGAACTATACCCAGGAATAAAAAAGGCAGAAGGGTTTCAACTTAAATTTCTGAAGAAGTTATGAAGAAAAGAAATAAATGTATTCCTTGTCATTTGCATCCAGATCCTGAGCATTGGTTTAGAAAAGGTCAATCTTGGAAGGCGAAGGTCGCTTATGAAAGCGAGGATGATGCTTGGGAGTTTCTGAATCAGAATCCGAAGTTACGGGCACAAGGTATGGCGGTGTATCGGTGTAGGATATGCAACAAATATCATATAGGGCACAAGAACAACAAATAAAAAATATAAACAGCAATGATAGTAATAAAAATCAAAACATGGAAAGACTGGAAGAAGGACTTTCTTGATTGGGTGCAAGAACCTCGACGCAAAACTTGCAAGGATTTTGTAGACTATATGGAGGCTTTGCAAAATCGTGTTCTCTACAAAATAATAGCCGATACTTGCGATAAATACGGCAATATGCGTGAGGGGCAAATCCAAGACATCACAGAAGCAGTCGAAAAATGCGTGGCTGAGTGTACTAAAGAAGCACGCAAGTTAATCGATGAATGTCAGCCCGTAAAATTCTTCTAAGGCTGTAACTCTCATTACAAGCAACACAAACTCTACACAACAAGCGCAGTCAGCGTTATTTTAAAACATAAATAGTTGAAAATATGAAAAAAGAAGATAGACTTAAAATATATCGCAAATACGATGGTCATTGTGCTTATTGCGGCAAGAGTATAGAGTATAAGGATATGCAGGTTGACCATCTTGTTCCGAAGAATCGAGGGTGTTACTCTCGGTGGAGCGACAAGGCGGGAAAGTTTGTCGTATCCCATGGCGATGATTCCATGGAGAACTATATGCCATCTTGCAGGTCTTGTAATCTTCGTAAGCGTGATATGAGTTTGGAACAATTTCGCTCAGAGATTACTAAACAGGCTAAAGGATTGCTTAATGGTAAGGCTTCTTTCCAAGTAAAGATGTCGCTTGCTTATGGGTTAATCGAAGAGCACTTTGATAGACAAATTGAGTTCTACTTTGAGAAATTTAAATAGTTGAGAATATGAAGAAGTTTAAGAAGTCGATAGAGATTAGCACTGAGAATATTTCAGACGTTCTTCAAGTGCCAATTGTTACAAGTTTATACAAGACTAAGAATTTTAAAAATCCTTGTCTTGAAGGTCGTAGCGTTCCTTATGATACTATAGCATTGATGTATGTTCATATCGAAGGCTTTGATAGCGATTTTTGTATTGACCAAGGCAACATTCTCGCTCTTGATATTTGCGATACTTGGTATGCTTTTTCGAGGCGTGGATGGGATAAACATAAAAACGATGAGGTATGAAGAAAAAAGGATATTACGAATACGACCAGCCCATTTACCCACACTTATTGTGTGTTGGGGTTGGGTTGCAGTTTGAGGATGCAAAGAAAGCATTCTTGAATAATGATGGTACGGATATTGAAAAGTACGATTTTTTTAATGGTGATGGATTTACTTATTACGGACTTCACATAAGAGAAACAGGAAGAAAGTGCGTTCTTGTTTTATTCAGTAGCAGTAAGGCTATGCGTATGAATGTAATTTGTCATGAGGCTAGTCACGCTTGTGATGCTATCGAGGGTAATATTGAAATGAAACATGGTGGAGAACCATCTGCCTATCTGATAGGTTGGATAGCATCATGTATCAATAAGGCTCGTTTGGGAATTGGAGATTTCGTTGAAATCGTAGATAAGGAAGAAAAATAGCCCAAAGGCAAAATACCCTTTGGGGGTTACCCCATCACTATATATAATAATGTAGTGGTGGGGATTTTTTTGTTAACGTCAGCAAATTATTTGTTCGTATTGTTATAGAGTGTTAGAAGATATAAGAAACACATTAAATAACTTGCATGTTTCAAATATTATTTGTATCTTTGCATCGTAATTAAGAAATAAAGGTTACTAATTAAAAATGGTGAGACACACCTTAAAAACTGTAATAAGAAAATGAAAAAGTTTTTTGAAAACTTATCTGAAAAGCTTAATGATGCGGCTTTTGAGGCGCAACTTGATGATTTTACTTGCGAGTTTGATGCTATTAACAAACCTGCTGAAATCGTGGTGTCTGTTAAGAGTAGAAAGGTTATCCATTCATATGGAAATATTTCTTCTTATCCATATTACAATGTAGATAAGATTAATATCTATGATGAAGACGGAGAAGACGTTTCTTCAAAATATCCTTTGTTCTGCCAAAGAGTTAAGGATTGCGTGCCTTCTTATAAAGATGTAGAGAATGACTTGACGGAGGCAAATATGAGCGATACCGAGCTTTATTTCGGCTCAGAGGCTAATTATTTGCATTACAAGTATGGTAACTAAATGGTTTGGATATGGAGTACGAAAATAAGTTTGTAGGTCTTTCATCTGTAACGAGTCACGACCTTAAAATATTAAGGTATGAACTAGAGTATGGATGGAAATTGGCTCTTATGCCAAATGATGTATGGTACAACTAATTACGTTTAAAATTTCAAATTATGGCATATTATAAAGTTAGTGTAGATGTATCGGATTTATTCGATGATATGCTCGTCCAAGCACAGAAGAGTTTTCTTATTGACAAGTTTTGCTCTTTAGCAACAGACCAGCAGATTGAGGTAGTAAGCGAAATGCTGGAGAACCTTAATGGCGACCAAGTAGCTAAAGTTATAGAAGACGCTTTCGATAACTTGCATGAGCAAGGTCAAGAGCAAGTAATCAACTATGTGAACGAATAAGGCTATGATGTCCGATAAACAATATAGAGTTGCTCGCAAGGGTGTTGTCGAGCAACTTAAATTAGCTCAGAGACTTCATTGCAAGCACATGGAGCAGAAGTATAAAGTGGCTTTGGAGAAGTTAGAGAAACGCTTCTTAAAGCCGGATGCTGTGGGCTGCTTCGATTTGGGCGCAAGGGTATCAAATAGTTATTATCATCTTTAAATGGTTAAGATTATGGAAAAGAAAGAATATTCTGTTGTTGAATTTATTCAATATCTCAAAGACAAGCCATATATTAAGCTTTATAAAGCTGCTCGTTTAGCTGAGATTGATATAAGAAGAGAAATGAGAATATTGCGATATTCCCCGTTTTATTTAGATAGAGAATAAATGTATAACATATAAAAAATAATGATGGAAATAAAGGTTATGGGAACAAAAGTAGAAGTAAGAACTATTCCTTTGCATGGATTGTTCGTCCATCGTAAACAAGTTTGGCGGTCACTCGGTAAGCTGAGAGCAGAAAGCCATGTTACATCAGCACAGAAAGTGTTTATTAATGAGCATAATACCGAGGTATATACCGAGAATGCCGATTTTATAGATGGATTGAAAGTCACTCCTTATTATGGGGAGTTGCCAAAAACATCAAAAGATACTTTTAATAGTATGAGCCATTACCAACATTGTTTAATGCAAAAGTCGATTTAATTATGGATGCAAAGATTAATATAGCAAAAATTTTGAAGGATAAGCCAGAAGGTACGAAACTCTGGACTGATATGTTTGGAAGTGTTACGTTATATGTCGTTACTGATGCATGTGATGCTTTTCAAGTTAAGCATCATAATAAAGAACCATGGTTCGATAAAGACGGTAAATTGTACAAGGAAGGAGTTTTGTGCATCTATCCTAGCAAATCAATGCGTGATTGGGAAAAATTCTCTTGGAAGAAAGGCGATGTATTAGTAAGTAATGATGGTAAAGAAAGAGTAATCTTTGAAAAATTTCAAGACAATAGATACTTACGTTTCTTTGGTAAGTTCTTTTCACAGAGAAAAGAGGACGGTGATATAGATTATAAATTCGCTCTTGATGCACCTACAAACAATTATACCCTTGAAGACAAGGATGTTGCTCAGATCTACATCAATACTATCGAGGAACGTCTTGGCGGAAAGCTCAATCGTCAGACCCTTGAAGTAGAGAAGGCTCTACCAGAGTTCAAGGATGGGGATATAGTTTTTGCTGATTTTGGTAACACACAAGATATATTTATAGTATCAGGTAAAACAAATTTATCAGAAGGTTATTACTCGTTCATTGTTTTAAATTTAAACTCTACTAAAGCTTTGAGTCTAGGATATAAAACAAGTTTCTTTAAAGAGAATCTTAATACTATTCGCCTTGCAACAGAAGAAGAGAAAAAACAGCTCTTTGATGCTCTCGAAAAGGAAGGCAAAGCTTGGGATGCTGAGAAGAAGCAGATTGTTGACTTGAAGCCAAATATTGAACTAAAGCCATTTGATAAAGTGCTGGTAAGAGACTTTAGTAGAGATAAATGGAGTATAAGTTTCTTTAGTTTTAAAAAGGAAGACTGCTACGTATGCATAAATCATTGTAGTTGGAATCAATGCATTCCTTACATCGGCAATGAATCATTGTTAGGTACAACTAAAGACGTGGAGGGCTAGATATGATTAGAGACGATGCAAAGATAATTGTAACACCAACTGGTGTATCACTTAAAGAGGTGTTGACTAAAGAAGTAGTTAAGGCACTCAATAAAGAAGCTTCCAACTATATGAATTATGAAATCCCAGAAGTAAAGCTTGGTGGTAATCCTCCTAGTGGCAAGGAAAGCCGCAGAACTAGAAGGATGTTGGAACTCAGAGAAAGAAAGGGTAGATTATGAATGATGAAAGCATAGATGTTAACATTAGTTTTATCAATACTGATTATTTCTCAGTATCTGTAAGGGATGGGGCTATTTCAGTTATTGGTAGAATAACCAAGTTAGAGATGGAAAAATTTATAAAGGCTCAATATTTCGAGATTAAAGAGGTATTGGATAAAAATAGTAAGAAAGGAATATAATTATGATAGACGATAAGAAAATAGAAGCTGCCAAGGAAGAAATCTATGAAGATAGATTTCTGTTAAATGGCGAAGAGATAGTCTTCAACAATGATGAAAAGGAAGAAATGTTCTATGAGGGGGACATCAAAGAAGCTATTGGACTAGGTGCTAAGTGGGCTATCAATGAGTTCTTGAACGATTTGAATAAATTGCTTCATCCTGCTAGCGAAGTTCCTAGAAATGATAACGGAAAGATTCTCGCATTCTCAAAAGTGAATAGTAATATAAAGCTCTACGATATGAACGCTATGTTAAATGAAACTGCTTGTGACACATATCAAGAAATGTGGAAAATTAGAGTTAGAGCATATACTTTTACTGATTGGGTATTTGTGGAAGAACTACTTGATTTAATTGTCAAAGGAGGTGAGTAATGAAAGAGCTTAAAGATTTAGTTGAGGGCGATGAAGTACTAGTTACAGGTATGTTTCATAGACATATCGCCAAGGTTGATAAAGTGACAAAGACTCAAATTATTGTTAATAACGCTAGATTCAGAAGAGATTCTGGCTGGCAATGCGGTAGTGATAGATGGAATGTTAGAAGAATATCTGTTCCTACAGAAAAGGAAATATCAGATGTTAAAGAAGAGAATCTTCGTAAGACTCTCGTCTACGCTATCAGTTCTTTTGATTTCAAACGCTTATCAACAGATGAGTTAAAACAAGTGTACAATATTTTAAAAGGTAAAGAAAATGAAAAAGAATAAACACTCATTAAAGATAAGTCGTAGCTTCTTTGGCGATACTACCCTTGATGGTTATCCAATAGCTACATATTCGAATGATGAATTGAAGATTCTAAAGAACCTGCTAAAACAGGTTTTGGGTGAAGTAAATGAATATATAAAAGACTAAGCGTATGAAAGAGTTTAAAGTTGGAGAAAGAGTAGTCTTGGAGATTACTGAAACCGAGGAAGAAACTTGCTATGGTTGTTTCTTTTTTGGCAATAGTGCTTGTGAAGTTTGGAGGAAATACCCATGCGATTCTAAACTACGTAAGGATAATAAGAATGTAATCTTTGAAGAAGTTAAGGAGTAAAGCGTATGAAAGAGAAGTTGAAAATGATATGGCGAATCCTCCGTGACAGACAGGTTGTAGTAATAACCGAAGACCACGGAAAAATGTACTATAATTGGAGAACTAGAAGTATATCAGACGTACTTCAAATGTGTCACAAGGTGTGTGAAATGGCTCTTATAATGAATAATAAAGAATAAAACATATGAATAAATTAAGATACATTCCAGGAGACTTGGTTTATCAAAAAGATGATGAAGGGCATTGGAATATTAGGTCTTTATCTGCACTTAATTTAGCTCTTATAAATTACAAAGATATTAAGCCAATTTCTCTTACTTCAGAAATTCTAGAAAAGAATGGTTGGAGAAAGACTAAAATATATTATAAACTTGATTTAAATAATCATCAAGAAGTATGGGCTTATGAAAATCATGACTATACTTACGATATTTTAGTAGGGTTTAAAAAAGATGATATTTTAAGTACTATTAAAGAAGGTTTAAAGTATGTGTCTGAATTACAAAACATTCTTTTTGGTCTAGACCTTAATCACGGAATGGAGGTGTAGGTATGGCTAAGTGTCCTTTTAATAAATATAAAGAGTGTCAAGAATCAGATTCGAGATATTGTTATTGTACTCTTCCATGTGATGTGTATAATAATTATAAGAATAAAAGTATAGAGATATGAAATTAGGAGAACTCAGAAAAATCATAGCAGATATAGACACAGTATATGATAATTGTGATGTAACTTGTTATGAGAGCAATGGTAATTTAGGATATGCAAGTATTGCAACTACTGCTTATCTTGGTAAGACGTATGTAAATCAAGGCTATCCTATACGTAGAACATTTCAAATTCAATTTGAATTACCAGATAAATGAAAAATAATTATTTAAAGTAACTAACCGCCTTCAGGCATAAATAATAGCAGTATGGATAAAAATGTTGTATTATCAAACGAAGAGTTAGAATTACTAATAACAGGCTTACATTGTGTAGATGAACGTAGTTATAATTTTTATACCACAACCTATACACCTTGGAGTGAGGCAAAAGAGTTAAAAGAGAAATTACGAATAAAACTCAAAAGAGTATTGTTGAATGTTTAATACCTTTTGAGTATAAATAAATATGTAGATATGACAAAAAGAATTGTTGGAAAGTTACATCCAGTACGGTACGTAGTTCAAGACAATATGCTATTCGGTTGTATTCCATTCATCTATGTGGCACGAAAGGTGTTTAATACTATAGACGAAGCAAGAGAATATGTTGGAGAGCCTTGTGACGAGTATTTGTTTTATTAACCACCTTCGGGCATAAATAGATAGAATATGACAGTAGAAGAATTGATTAATGAATTATCAAAAGTTGAGGATAAGACTATGGAAGTTTGCTTTCCTTATTCTCATGGAACACAAGAAAACGGAGATCCTTTAAGTATATCTGAAGTATCTGTGTACAATGATTGTGTTATGATTTATGATTAACCATCCTGCAAAGGATATAAATAGATAGTAATATGGAAATAATACCAGCTTGTATCAACTGTAAGCATATAAAACGACAATATGGCGTCTTATATTGTGATGTTGATAAGTCAAGAGTAGAAGAATCTGATTGTTGCGATGGTGATAATTGGAATTTTGAAAGTATATTTAAATAAACTAACCACCCTCTACTTGGCAACAGGGAGGGGGGAAGAAGAGAAAATGGAAGTATGGATAAGAAAGAGAAATCAATCAATAGTCATATTGGTAAGGCTATAGGCTATTCAGATAAAGCTCATTACGAGTTGCAAACCGCTCTAAATATTGCTTTGGAAGGAAAAGGGCTTAGTGACGAGGAAAAGGAACTTCTAAGCGTTGACTTTGCAACAGGGCCAGAAGAAGCCGTAGAGCGTGTTGCTGATGGTAGTTGTAATGATGAACATACCAGTGCCTGGGATAGCTCAATTAGAGACTGCCGAATATCTGAGGTATATCGCATGACAGGTGAGCAGATACGTGAATATTTTAATTTGTAACTATGGATAAGAAGAAAGTTAAAGAGCTGATAGAAGAAGCAAAACATTTAGCAATTTTACGCAAATATGAAAATAGACAGACATATTTGAATAATTGCATTTGTTGTTTGAAAGAAGCTTTGGAAGAACTCTCCAAGTCAGACTGGGTATCTGTTGAGGATGGGTCGCCTCCTTACGATGAAAGCGTTTTGGTAACAAATAAAGAAACTCCTAAAATTGTATTGAAGACAAGTAGAACTAAATGCAAAGGTTGGAATACAGATGAAAATGGATTTCTTTGTGCTATTGCGTTCAATATCACTCATTGGAAACCTATTGAAAAATTGGAGGATTAGCCTATGATTATAGAAGATATAATCAACGAAAAGTGTGTAACCTTTATGACTGAAGAGCCTATGGATAATATCCAATCTGCTGAGTACTTCAAGGAAAATATCCTACCAAATGAAGTAGAGATTACACACGATGATGGTAACTATTTTGAGGTTTCTGTTAATTGTAAATCATATAGTTGTGACGTATATGGCAATGGTGATTTTTATCACTCTATTGCCGAGTTTAAATTATTGGAGGATTGATTATGACAAAATTTAAAGTAGTTAGATATTGGGATACATATCCCGATAGAGTTATTGCAACTTGCGATACAGAGGAAGAGGCAGAAAAGATATGTAATGAATATCGTAGAAACCGCAAGCCTATGTATGACTATTTAGTTAGAAAGGAAAATGAGTAATGACTAGAGAAGAGTTAAGAAATAATTATGGAAATGAAATCTGTGAGTTATGCCACCGAGAGTATTATACTAGCAGGGTACTCCCAGAATCACTTTGCGAAGGTCAATTTTTCGAAGAGGCAGAAGATAGTTTCGCAGAAGAACACAATATAGAGTTGGAGGACTAAATTATGGACAGAAATCAAGCTAAAGAATTTTATCCTATTCTGCAAGCATTTGCAGAAGGAAAGGTAATTGAGTGTAGAACCAAACCAAGTGCCATAGAAGGTACAGATGTTCCGAATGATTGGACGGAAATGAAAGAGATTAAGTTTTGGAATAATACAGAGTATCGTATCAAGCCAGAGCCTACCTACCGCCCTTTTGCCAATGTAGAAGAATGTTGGACTGAGATGAAGAAGCATCAGCCGTTCGGGTGGGTAAAAAGAAAGGGAAATGAACATTATTCATTAATCACGGATGTTGATGATATTAAATATGGAATATCATTAAACGAAAGAAGTGGATTTGATACGAATTATGTGCTGGTTAATTACATCTTTGCCGATGGGACTCCATTCGGTGTAAAAGTGGAGGAATAGTTATGGTTGGAGATTGTCAACTTTGCAAATTAAGTGATATTTGCAAGTATATATACGCAGAGTGTTGTCCTTATATGAAAACGGAGGAATAGTTATGGGAGTATCAAGGAGAGCCTATCAAGAATTGATAGACGGAGATATAGAATGGCTTCTTAGACAGCCTAGAGACCTCGAAAGAGACCATATAGAGGCAGTGCTAAGAAAGAGTGTTGAACTTTTATATGGGAAGGAAGAATAGAATATGAGTGATAATGTTAAATATTTATGGCTTGCTTGTGATAAAGATGGCGAGCTAGTGTTGTTCAAAGAAAAACCGTTCCGTGATGATTGGTATGGCTTTTGGAGTAAGTGGGAAAGTGGTATTAAGTATAATTGTAATGATGAGATAACAGTTAGAGACCATAGGAACAACAGATTTACTATTCCAAGAAACAATATAGATTTGTCATGGGAGGATGAGCCAATTAAAGTAAAACTAGTTTTTGAAAAGATAGGTGAGTAATGTGTAGAACTTAAAAAACAGCGTATGAAGAAACAAATAATCTTAGACGAGCAAGATATTAAAGAGTTCCACGAGGATGCTGAGCATCTACGTTGGCTGTATAATAGAATGGTGAGTGAGCATGGTGAAAGCGTAAACTTTGATTACATGCACCGCTTTGCCAAGATATTCAATAAATTAAAGCAATTATAGCATATGAGAATAGAAAATATAAAGTTTAAGGCTAAACGTCTTGATAACGGGGAATGGGTAGAGGGTTCACTTACATACTCTCAGGGAATAGCGTATATTCATCGTAAAGAAAGTGATAAAGATGATAGATGTTATTTAACTCCTTACGAAGTAATTCCAGAAACAGTCTGTCAGTTCACAGGAATGATGGACGAAGACTGCAATGAAATTTGGGAAGGCGATATAGTGCATGATAGCTATGACTTATTATGTATAGACAATCTCTATGAGGTAGTTTATATTGAAAAAGAAGGAACATTTGCCTTCAAGAGTTTAGATAAAGTTGACAATTACGAGCCATTTGTTAATTTATTTGAAGTTTATGTTGTTGGCAATAAATTCGATAAGAAGTAAGATAAAGCTATGGTAGATGTAAGTAATCAGCACTGGAACGAAGATGGAAGCATTACTATTATATTGAATAGTATAGAAGAAGTCGAAGAGTTCGTTGAGTGTATGAATATATGGAATAATAGAATGTATGAAGAATAAGATTTTAAACTTAATCAAGTCAGCCGTTTGGTTTGTCTTGTGTTTGTTTGTAGGAGCATTGATTTTTGAGGGCATTCGCTCTTTGGCTAATAGCAATGAACCTGCAAAGAAGATTGGTATGTCAGTATTCACTGAGGAAGGACACGATTATCTGGTTGTGGACACGAAACATGGTGTTTGCGTTGTTCACGCAGAAAGTTGCCCTTGTCGTAAAAAGAAGTAGCTTATGAAAAAGAATATGTTTGAAGATATTGTTGCCGAAGGCAATATAGTTGTGATAGATAATTATTGGATTGTGTTATGTAAGCGTTGGAGACCAGAGTGTCACAATCTCTTCTGTTATCTTTATCTTCACAAGGAAGCTAAGAATTTAATGGTAGGCTCTCATTTTACAATGACCGAGGATAAAAAGAAATCTACTCGGTTGGCTACCAACGAGGAACGTCTTATGCTTTTTGAGGAAATGTTTAAGTATGGAATTGCTTTCGATAAGCACGTCCATCATTTGGTTGGAATGTTGGTTGGTGTATGAAGATTAGGTTGGCAAAGAAGATAATGAAGCAAGCTCGTCATCTAAGTACGGCAAGTGATTATTGGTACAGAAGATTAAGAGATTTTGAGTACAAAATATGCTATGGTTTTGTTGGTAAAAAAGACCATAGAATCACCAAGGCGATAAGTTTAACAAGTAAAAAGAAATGAGATATGAATGAGTTTACAAAGGTCTTTGCAAAGACAATAGAAGATGAAGCTATCAAGCAGATAGAAGTTCTATCCAATAGCGATGCTTACTCTGGTTGTGAAATAAGAATAATGCCAGATTGCCATGCAGGTAAAGGATGCACTATTGGCACGGTAATAGAGCTTGATAACAGAGTAGTTCCTAACACTGTTGGAGTAGATATAGGCTGCGGCATGAAAGTCGTAAGACTTGGTAAAGTTGATATTGACTTGCAGAAATTTGATGAAGCAGTCAATAAGTTGATTCCGTCTGGTTTTAATGTCAACGAGGGAGAAGTATCAGCCTACATAAACGGATTGGTTGATGGTTGTATGTTTGGCAAATTCCGTGCTTGGGATTGTCTTGACAGCATGGAAATAGTATATCGTTCTGTTGGAAGTCTTGGCGGTGGCAATCACTTTATTGAGTTAGATGCAAATGAAGAAGGAGAGAAGTTTCTTGTGATACATACAGGAAGTAGAAACCTTGGTGTTAGGGTATGCAACTATTACCAAAACCTTGCTTACCCGTATTGCCACAAGAAGGCTGCCGATAAGTCGGAGGTTATTGCCAAGCTAAAAAGCGAAGGCAGAGAAAATGAGATACAGAGTGTTATCAAGTCATTAGGTACTAAAAATATAAGCAAGGAACTTTCTTACTTGGAAGGTGATTTGCTCAATGACTACCTCAATGATATGCGCATAGTTCAAAAATATGCTGAACAAAACAGAATGATTATCGCCAACAGACTTGTAAATGCTTTAGGTGTGGATATTGACCCAAATTCAGACAAGCATTCTTTTACAACCATTCACAACTATATAGATACAGACAAGGGTATATTGCGAAAGGGAGCTATCAGTGCAAAAAAGGATGAGGTAGTCATTATCCCAATGAATATGCGTGATGGTTCTCTTATCTGCAAGGGAAAAGGTAACAAAGATTGGCTATGCTCTGCCCCTCATGGCGCAGGTAGATTAATGTCTCGTACACAGGCAAAGAAAGAGTTATCTATGGATTCTTACAAGAATGAAATGAAAGGTATTTATTCCACATCAGTTTGTGAAGAAACCATTGATGAAGCACCTATGGCATACAAGCCAACCGAAGAGATTGTTGAGTTAATCAAACCTACGGTTGATGTCATTGATGTTATTAAACCAATTTACAACTTTAAAGCAAAATTATAATGAGCAAGGAAATATTTGACTTCTCGGAGGCTCTGAGAAGAATGAAGGAGGGAAAGAAAGTGAGAAGAAACGGCTGTTATTTTAGTTTGTCTATAAACAAGTATAAAGAAATATCCATCTTGTACCAACAAAGTTCCATAGAATCATTCACCCATGTTGTACCACATTATTGGCATTTCTTCTCCTTGGATGATATTCTTGCAACAGACTGGGAGGAGGTGGAAGAATGAAAAAGAAAGTATTGACCCTCACCGTCAGCAAGCAGTGGTTCGATAAAATCGTATCAGGTGAGAAGACAGAAGAGTATCGGGAGATAAAGCCGTATTGGGTAGCACGATTATTTCAAAATAATAGCAATATCGTTGATGTGCGGTATTTAGCTTCGGGTTTGGCAGGGCGAACGGATTTACTTAAAAAATATATTGACGCACAGAGAATTGTGTTAAAACAATATACCCACGTCCTCTTCATTAACGGCTATCGCAAGGATAGTCCACGTATCGAAAAGGAGATTGAGAGTATCACCATCGGCAAACCTAAGAAAGGATTATGCCCCGACAAGTGGCTTGATACCGAGTTTTTTATCATTAAATTCAAGTGATATGAATTACATACAATGTGATGAATGTAAATATAGATTAGTCTGTAACGGAGAGCCACTTACTAGTGGAAGTACAGGAAGTTGCGACCATCGTGTTATCAGCAATACTCCTATATTTCCAAAGATTAAAACACCACCAGATGAAAGATACGCTGACATTTGGAATTGGTAAATATTCATAAATTAAGTTTAAGGGATATGAAAATAAAGAATTTACCTAAGAAGATTTATCTCAATATCTGTAGCAATGAAGATGAGGTAGATTACAATGAGCTGAACGGGGTAACGTTCAGTACAGAAAAGATTGGTGTTACTGA